AATCTCCTTTATATTCTGGTCTTGTTTTAGATTTAAAAAATGAAGATAAAACAAGTGATAGAACAAAACAAGTTAATTATTTAGAAGATCCAAACTTTGAATTCTTTGTTAAGAGAGTAGGGGAATATGGTTTTAAAGTAGACAAGAATATACCTTGGCGTATTGTATTTGATATTGAATCAATTAACGCAAGAAAGTATTTAGAACCATATGGATTAACAAACGTAAAACAATTTTTTGAAAAGTTCTATCAAAAAACAATTAATTTAGAATTACGATTAATACAAGAAGAAATCATAAGAAGTTATAATGATTTTGTTAAATATAATCCAAAATACATAGAAGTAGTTAATTGCGAAGATATAGTAAAATATAGATTACCTTTAATAATAGAACAAGTAAATATAGATGCTTATGAGTTAAGATGGAATAAATTTCATATGTTCTTAAAATTAAAAGAATTAAATATGATTAATAGTGAAGAAGAATACACTAAACATATGAATAATCTTTCTCAAATATATTTTAGTGATAAAACAAGATTAACAGAATATGTTGAGAAAGAAACTAAATTTCTTAAAGCAAATGGATCAAATCCAAAACTTTCTGCTGATTTTGGCTTGACCAGTTCCAAGGTTGATAGTAAACTCTACATCAAGTTCTAAGGATACTAAATGCTTGTTGAACCGCTCGATAATAAGAATGAGTGCGTTGGCTTTTATTGCGAAGGACAAATTGTAAAAGAACCACCAAGTTTTACTGAGACTTGGAGTTATCACCCAGCATTTGAAAGTGATAGTGAATATGCTTATTTGTATTGTAAAGACGACATTAATAAGTTTTGTCCCGAACTATACAAAAAAGATTGGAAGTATGTAAACGAACATATGAAGGCTTATTTCAAGTCATTCATCGCTGCTAAAATTAATCTCGATCATAATTGTATTTTTGATATGATCCCTCATGAATTTCTAATTGAATATTATGAAGTAAAAACACAAATTGTAAGTCATATTCTTTCTAACTTTCCAAAACCAAAAGATTATGATTATCTTGTTGCTTTGTCCGAAGTTCTTTGGGATATTAAGTCTCGTCCTTTGAATGTAGATACAACTTCTTTAACAGAGAAGAAACACATTCAAAAGTATAATGATTTAAACCCTTATGTAAAATATGATATCTTTGGAACTAAAACAGGTAGACTATCAACTCAACCAAAGTCATTCCCTATTCTTCAGCTTGATAAAACACATCGTTCTATACTTCATCCTACAAATGATTGGTTTGTTGAACTTGATTACAACGGAGCAGAAGTAAGAACTTTCTTGGCTCTTGCTGGTGTTGAGCAACCAGAAATAGATATTCACCAATGGAACGCAGATCACATTTATAATGGATCAAAAGATCGTGAAGAAGCCAAACTTTCTTTTCTTGCTTGGTTATATGGAGAAACTAAAAATGAAAAAGCTGAAGTCATTTACAATAAGCAGAAAGTTATTCAAGAATATTGGGACGGACAGAAAATTACTACATTCTACGGCATGGAAATACCTGCTGATAGTAAGCACGCTGTTAATTATCTTATCCAATCTACTTTCGCTCAGTTATCTCTTCGCCAAATGATTAAAGTGTTTGACTTTCTAAGAAGTCGTAAGTCTTATATTGCTTTTACGGTTCACGATAATATTGTAATTGATTTGGCCCAAGAAGATAAAAAAGATCTAAAGCAAATAATTGATATTTATTCTAATACTGATCTTGGGAAGTTCAAAGTAAACCTAAAAGCAGGGACAAATTACGGAGAATTAAAGAAGTTTTAACTATTTAAGTATGACAGGAGTTAAAAATGGATCAAATTGTAATGCAGCTTATCCAGATGGAACAACAAATGCGTATATTCCACTGGCAAACAAAATCACATGCTCGTCATAAAGCGTTTGGTAAAGTATACTCAAACCTTGGAGATCTTATAGATACATTTGCAGAAGCTTGGATGGGAAGAAATGGAAGAGTACGAGTTACTGGACCAATTGAACTTCAAGATATTGGTGGAGACGTAGAAGGTATTGTAGATGGGTATATAGATACTCTTGTTGGCTTTACCGATATACTTGATCCACAAAAAGATACAGACCTTTTAAACATTCGTGATGAAATTTTAGGAGAGTTCAATAAACTTAAATACCTTCTAACCCTCAAATAATGGATAACAAATAAATGAAAAATACTATACTTCTTAAAGAAGGCAAAAATTATGCAGAGCTTACACTTCATTTTCCAGAAATGAAGGAACTTCAAAAATTAATTGATCCACAAGATTTAGCTCCAAATGGTTTTGAAACTGAACCACATATAACTTTATTATATGGCTTTGATGATAGTGTAGTACCAGAAGATGTACAGAAAATATTAGATAAAGTAAAGATATCATCGCTTAAAACAGATAAAATATCTTATTTTCCAGATTTTGGATCTGGAGAACCTTTAAAATTTGATATAACTGATCCAGAAATAATGAATTTAAATAAACTATTACAAGCATTACCCCACCCAAGTACAACACACGAATATCGCCCTCATGTTACTATTGCTTACCTTAAAGCGGGTAGTGCTAAAAAATATGTTGAAGATCCAAGATTTAATTCATTAACGTTTGATTTAAAACCAAAAGAAGCAAAATACTCAAAAAATAAAGTAAAAACTAAATTAAATTTAAATGAACAAAATAATACCCTAGTAATGGATAAAATACTTCAAAATTGGGATAAGTTCCTAAATGAGCAAACAGAGCCTTATCAAAGAAAGATGAAGGCAGGGCATAGTCGTAAAAAGAAAAGAGTTATAGGTCACGGAGGTCAAAAAGCTGGTCCTCCATATACCAAAAAACCTTCTATGGAACGTTCTAAATCTGCTCCTCCTATGGGAGAGGGTATATTAGATTTCTTTAAAAAAAAAGAAGAACCAATCACTATTCCTCCTTACACAGATTATAATGAAATAGGAAACACAGGAATATATGTTGGTAGATTTCCTATGGCTAAAGATAGTAAAGAAAATAGAGTATTCCAACCAGATGTATTAAAATTTGATAAAGTATATTTGGTTGCTGGTGAAGAAGTAGATTTCTTAAATGTAAGACAACCAAATGTTTTGAAAGAAAATGAAGGTAAAATAATTACTGGTAATTTTGATGATACTGCTACGCCAAAGTTAAACCAACTCCAAGAGATGGAAACTATGGCACAAGATATAGAAAAAGCAGAAGGACAAAAGATATTAGTTGCTTGTAGTGCTGGTAAAAATCGTTCATCAGCGGTAGCAGCAAGAGCAATAGTATTAAGAGAAGGTGGAATTAAAAGCGATCAAGACTTAGATCATATTGTTAATATGATAAGAAGCGCAAGAGGTCCAAGTGCCTTAGCTTATACTCACATGCATAAAACAGGTGCTGCAATTGATAAAAACAAACCACCTCAGCATGATGCCTTTATAAACTTTATTAAGAATGGTCCATCTGCTCCCCTTGAAGAAGCCCTAAGAAGAGTTATAAGAAGATTGATTAGAGAGCAACATGGAAGAAAATGATACACCTAATTCAGTATTGGTTATAGTTCAAAAAGGCAAAAAAATTCTTGTAGTAGAAAGATCCAAAACAGATGCTTGGATGCCTCTTCATTGGTCTTATCCGGGTGGTCATATTCAAAAGAATGAAACGCCTTATTATGCTGCGAAAAGAGAACTTGAAGAAGAAACTGGTATTAAAGCAAAGCATGTTGTATATACTGGAATTCGTAATACAGCTAACGGCAAAATGTATATCTATCTTTGTGATGAATTTGATAATGAAGTAAAATTAAACTTTGAACATTCAGATCACAAATGGATTACTTATGATGAAATTGAAGACTTAAACAAGAAAACACCATTTATGAAACAAATTGCTGCTACTGCTCTTGAAATTCCTATGGGATACTAATGAATATAATTGGACTTGGTAAAACAGGTTGTGTGATAGCAGAGAAATTTAGTAAGTATCCACAATATAAAGTATTTAAGTTATCAATAGAAGAGGGAAACATTGAAGAACAAACAACTCCAGAAGAATATGAGAGTAAAACAAGCCATGCTCCTTTTACTCTGGACGGTCCTATTGATTTTATTTTAAGTGGTGACGAAATTGTAATTGCTTCTTCCTTAAAAATATTGGAGGGTTATAAAAATCATGAGATCAGAATTATATATATTAGACCTTCTCAACGCTTCACTACTGGATCTCAAAGAGCAACAGATAAGATTGTATTTAATGTATTACAAGAGTATACACGTTCTAACAAGTTTGTCTCTTTCTATGTAATCAGTTATGAGATGGTAGCAAAAATGGTTGGTAAGATCCCGATTATTGGATATTATGATAAACTAAATACGGTTATAGCAGATACAATCCATATGCTTAATTATCTCGATCATATTGAAGGTTCTATGGATACCTTTATGGATATGCCTACAACTTATTGTATGAAAACGATTGGTTTAATGGATATTGATACAGGAGTAGAAAACTTATTTTATGATCTTGACGAAGTAAGAGACAAGAGATACTATTACTCCATCAACGAAGAGCAGTTAAACAATGATGGTGATTTGTTTGATAGTATAAACCAACAAGTAGAAGAAAGCATAACAGACCTTACCAAAGCGATGTTCGGTGTTTATCCTTCTCAATACAAAGAAAATTATTGTTATGTTGTTTACTCTTCTCCACATATTCAAGGAATAAAATGAAAGCGTATACAGGTATATTTATGAAGAAAGATGGAAGTTCAAGGTCTATGAGTTTTGTTAAGGTAAAGGACTTGCCAGAAGCTTTCTTTGATGGTAAGATTAAAGGGACAGGGAAGCCAAGAACTCTGGCGGAAGGGTCCGAAATGGTTTATGATTTAGATGCTAAAGATTTTCGTGTCTTTAATCATAATACGGTCGTTGGCAACATTCTTGAAATAGAGCTTGACGATGATTTGCTAGTAGGATAGAATAACAATACGGCAGTTGAAGAGATTTGTTCAACTGATCTTAAAACAAACAACAAGGGGTATTAAAATGGCACTAGATATGAGCAAGATGAAGAACAAGCTTGATAAGCTTGCTAACAATGGTAAAGAGGCTTCTACATCAGTAAGGTGGAAGCTGGAAGAGGGTCAACACTCTGTTCGTATTATTCCTACTGAAGATGGTGATCCATTCAAGGAACTTTACTTCCACTACAAGGTTGGTGGTAAGACCGTTCTTTGTCCCAAGAAGAACTTTAATGATGAATGTCCTGTGTGTAATTTTGCTACACAGCTTTGGAAGGAAGGAACCGCTAGTGAAGATAAGTCAAGCCAGAAAATGGCTAAGGAACTATTCCCCAAACAACGTTTTATGTCTCCTGTTCTAGTTCGTGGGGAAGAGGCTAAGGGTGTTCAAGTATGGGAATATGGCAAGCGTGCTTATGAAACTATGGTTGGACTTGTTCTCAATCCAGAGTATGGTGATATTACTGATCCACAAGATGGTCTTGACCTTGTAATTGATTATTCCAAACCTCCAATTGGAGCCAAAGATCAATTCCCAGAGACAAAGATTACTCCTCGTCGTAAGTCTTCAGCACTTTGTTCACCAGAATATGGTGGTCCAGCTAAGTGTAAAGAACTTCTGGATACTATCCCAGATTTCAGTAAGCTCTATCCTCGTCAAACCACACAAGAAGTCCAGAAGATTCTTGATGCTGCTTTAGCAACTGACGATAGCGCGGAAGATAGTAGCCGTGAAGTAATTCGCGAAGGTAAGTCAAAAAAGACAACTACAGGTGCAGAGTCAGTTGATTCTGCCTTTCAAGAATTCGCCAGCTAATATACACTAACTAAGCGGGTATATCTTTCGGGGTATGCCCGCTTTTTTCATAAACAAAGGAACAAAATGGCTAGAAAATCTACAACTCAAACAACGACAAATGGTAAGCTATCAATAGCTCAGTTAAGAGAGGCAATTAATAAGAAAGCGGGAATTGAAGTATCTTTTGATCTTTTAGAACAAAACCCCTCGGAAGTAGTTGAATGGATACCAACAGGATCAGATGTTCTAGACTCAATTATTTGTAGAGGTAAAAAAGCTGGTATACCTGTTGGACGTATTACAGAATTGGCTGGTATTGAATCATCTGGTAAATCTTATTTTGCCGCACAAATAGCAGCTAATGCACAAAAAATGGGAATGACGGTAGTATATTTTGATTCGGAGTCAGCATTAGATCCTGCCTTTCTTTCAAAAGCAGGTTGTAATGTTGGAGAAATCATTTACACTCAAGCGATGAACATAGAGTTTGTTCTTGAAACTATCGAACAACTTCTTGGAGAAGGAGAACATTTCTTATTTATTCTTGACTCATTTGCTTTTACTCCTTCTCTTGCCGATCTTGAAGGAGATTTTAATCCACAATCTTCTATGGCTGTAAAACCAAGAATTATGGCTAAGGGTCTTGCTAAACTTATTCAACCAATCGCAAATAAGAAAAGTTCGTTTCTTGTTCTTAATCAATTAAAACAAAACATTGTAATGGGACCAACCGCTCATGTAGAAATGATGATAAACCCATACATTACTCCGGGTGGAAAAGCATTATCTTATTCATATTCTCTTAGAATTTGGCTTACACCTAAGAAAAGCAAAGCAAGTTTTGTTGTATCGCCAACTGGTTTTAGAATTGGATCAGAAACAAAATGTGTGTTAAAGAAATCAAGGTTTGGTACAGAAGGAAGAGAATGTTCGCTTAAACTTTTGTGGGGTGGAGAAAAGATTGAAGTATCCGATCATGAAGCTTGGCTTGATGTTCTTTCTAAATCCGATAGAGCCACAAGTGGAGCATGGTGGAAACTTACTCTTCTTGATGGAACTACCAAGCAATTTAGATCAGCAGACTTTTCTAATGAACTTCAAAACCAAGATTTTAGAAATGCTGTTTTAAGTATTGTAGAAGAAGAACTTATTACTAAATTTGATAAACAAACGGGTAATGCTTCTAACTATTATAATATAGAAACAGAAGATTAAAACAAAGGCTCTCTAAGGGTTGACTCTCTTAGGGAGCCTTGTTATTATCTTGGTGTTGGAGAGAAGAACATCATGGAGCCAGACCCGAAGCTGTCTAAGAAGAAGCAGCGTTATATTGAACTTGCAGCGCGTATTGCCCAGCAAACTGAATTCAAGGAGTATAAGCATGGTGCTATCCTTGTTCGTGCTGGTGCCGTAATCAATACTTCCTGTAATAAGAATAAGTATAAGGCTTGGGCTAATCAGTTTCGTAAGAAGCAACATGGTCACGCTACTATTCATGCTGAGATTGGAGCTATTCTTGGTCTTGATCGTTCTCTAACAGAGGGCTCGACCATTTATGTTGTTCGCGTTGGTAAGTGTGGTGATTTGAAGAACTCTAAGCCTTGTCCTATGTGCGAAGCTGCTATGCAGTATGTGGGTATCAAGAAGGTTGTTTATTCCTCCGAAGATGGTAAGATTGAAACTATGAGGATTTACAATGAATAAGTATACTCCAAGCAAGTATGACCCTCACTCTTATCGTAATCCTTGGGAAACAGCCAAAGAGGGTTGCTGGGTTGTTAGAAAGAAAGATAATATAACTTCTACTCGCTACCTTAAAGATGAAGAAATGATAGACGGCATGGAACAAATCCATTATGCTATGGCTGTTAGTAGTGATATAATGATGAACAAGATGTTAGATCTTCAAAATAGTGGTCGCTCTTTGTCTATTAGTGATATAGTGCTTGAAACTATCAATGAGATTGGAAAAGAAATCAACAGGAGGAAAAATGAGTTCAACGTGGGAAACTGAAATTACCGACAAGTATCCAAAGACATTTGCCCGACTTAGGTATTTTGAATGTTCTGGTGGTTGGAAAGATCTTATTGCTGAAATCGCAGAAGTAAGCGAGAGACATAATAATACCCAGCAAAATAGTGATTATCATATTACAGCAGCACAAGTTAAGGAAAAGTTCGGAGGTCTTAGGTTTTATATTGATAGTGGAGAAGTATGCCCGGAAGAAGTTTATCTGGAAATCTCTAATGTTATTACCGAAGTAGAAGGTAGGTCTTATAAAACTTGTGAGGTTTGTGGAGAGCCAGCTATTAAAAGGAGAGAAAGGTCTTGGGTAAAAACACTTTGCGATAAGCATGTTTGAAAAAGGTAATTTAGTATGGATTAATAAATATAGTCCATCATTTACTTCACATCTATTAGCGGATACTCCAATAGGGCAACAAACCTTATTTAAGGAGTATTCGCTTTTAGGTGTTATTATGGAAGTATACCCAGATATGTGTTATGTTTATACTACCGAAACTCAAAAATATAAATATATATATAAGGAGGATATTATTAAATGCCAAGACTAATGATCGTAGATGGATTAAATATGTTTATACGGGCTTATATAACAAATCCTTCATTATCTCCAAACGGACAACCAGTTGGAGGAGTTATTGGAACAATTAATATTATCCAAAAACTTATTAAGCAAACTCAACCAGATCAAATTGTTATTTGTTGGGATGGTGAGAATGGTTCACAAAAACGTAAAAGTATGAATAAAGATTATAAAGAAGGTCGTAATCCTATTCGTCTTAATCGTGATGTAAGAAACTTAGACGAAAACCAAGAAATTGAAAATAGGATTTGGCAGCAAACAAGAATAGCGCAATACTTTAATAATTTTCCTATTATTCAGTTTATGTATCCCAACATTGAAGCAGATGATTTAATTTCTTATGTTGCTACTCATTCTCATTATAGAGATTGGCAGAAAGTAATTGTATCCTCAGACAAAGATTTTATACAACTTGTTAATGATAAAACTATTTTGTTTAGACCAATTCAAGAGCAAATTTTAACTACTAAGAAGATATTAACAGAATTTGGTGTTCATCCAAATAACTTTGCTTTGGCTAGGGCTGTTTCTGGTGATGCCTCCGACAATCTTAAAGGAGTTGGAGGGGTAGGAATGAAAACTCTTGCCAAGCGTGTTCCAATTCTTCAATCAAGTGAATTCTGCACGATAGATAAACTTGTTGAGTATTGTGCTAACCAAGATCAAAAGATTAAATGCTTTACCTCAATCGCATCAAACCGTGAGGCGATTAGCGACAACTATCGCATCATGCAGTTAGCTTCTCCTCAAGTTTCATATCAAGTTAAAAGTCATATGAATGAAACGTTAGATACTTTTGAACCATTATTAAATCAATTAGAATATAAAAAAATGTCTATTCAAGATGGATTTGGAACGGTAGATCATACATTACTTATTACAACTATGAAGAGATTTGTGGCAAATGGAACTATATAATGTATGAACCAAAAATTAATATTAGAGAACTGGCGTAAATTTCTTAAAGAAGAATTAACCACAACACAACCAAGCGTATCAACAGCAAATGTTATTGATAACAGTCAACAACAAGAAGAAGAAAAAATAGTAAGTGTCACGGCTGCAATAAATTCTAGTATAGAAACTGCTTTAAAATCACAAGAAGAAGTGATAAAAACAATACCTAATAAACAAGCTGTAAAAGATTCTATTAAAAATTTAATAGATAAAATTCAACTAAGAGAAGAAAAGAATAAGAAAAATGCTGATGCCCAGCAACTTGATGTAAGAAATCCTAATTCAATACTTCCATTAATGAAAAAGTATTCTAAAATGCCTTCTGGTAGTCCCGGCCCAGATCAGATAACAAAGCAAAATTTAGCAAAAGACGAAACAAAAAAATTAATAGCTTCTTTACCTAGTACAAAAACAAATCCAACGCAAGCATTTATATCTTTGTTTAATATTTTTAATTCAGTTTTGTCTGAGGAAGATAAAGCTGAGGTTGCACAAGCATTAGAAAGATTACAACAAGCAGCATCCGAAACAACATCACAAGTTAAAGAAAATCTTGGAGTAAAAGCTTATCTTACGTTCCAAGATACTTTAAGTAAAATTGGAGGTGGTAGCGAAGCAAAAGGTATTGCTAAATTTGGTAACGGAGCTTTGATAATGGCTATAACTGCTGGTATATTTTGTTTTATGAACGGTGATGCAGGCACAGCGGGCGGGATAGTAGCAGCAATACCTAAATTAATCTCCTCTTCAAAATCATCTGATATACTTGGAATTATAGGTGCTGGTGCTGAAGCAGTTCAAGAAGCAAAGAAATCTAAATCTGGTGACCGCTGCACAAGAATAGCAAAACGTAAATATGATGTTTGGCCCTCTGCTTATGCTTCTGGAGCCGTTGTAAGGTGTCGTCAAGGAAAGATTTGGAAAGGCGTAAGCGAAAATGCCTCCAATCAAGAAATTGACGACGCTTTATTATTAGAAGAAATAGAAGTAATAGAAGAAGCAAAAAAAAAAGCTTATAAACCAAACTTCTCAAAAGAAAAAGAACAAGGTCTTCACGGATGGTTTGCGAGAAATGATGGAAAAGGTTGGGTAAATTGTAGAACTGGTGGTCCTTGTGGAAGAGATAATGCTGATAAAGGTGGCAAATATCCAGCTTGCAGACCAACAAAAGCACAATGTAAATCTGCTGGTAAAGGCCCATTAAGAAAAAAGAAATCTTCTTCTCCAATATCGTGGACAAAAAAGAAAAAGGACTAATTATAATATGACTAAATTTTCATCATTCAAAGAACAACAATTATTAACAGAAAGTTGGAGAAGATACAATAATATATTGGAAGAACAGGGCGAACCAGTTAAACCAAGCACTTATAACTCTAATAATAACGAAGATGAAGAAGAAGAAATATCTAAACCAGCGCAAAAAGATTTAAAAGCTTTCCAAGATAGACAACCTCAAATAAGCAATTTTACTCCACAAATAATATCCCAAAAAATAATTGAATTTTTAAAAACATTAAAAGGATTTGATTTACAAAAAAATAATGCTGTTGTTTTGAACTCATTAAGAATACTAACAAATGAATTCACAAATGTATCTTCAAATCAAACAAAAAAACCAGTAGACAAACAAGCAATAAAACAACAATACTCACTACAACCAGCAAAACCAGCATTAGAAGAATCAATTTATGACAATGCTACATTAGAAGATGGAACTCTTGCTTGCCCTGCTTGCTTGGAGGAGTTACTTGAAAGTGATAGAACCCTTATTCAAGAAGCTAAATATCAAGGTAAAACCGTTACGCTTAATAAACCAATGAAAGGTGATGTTAAGAAATCAAAAGTTTATGTAAAGAACGGAAAAGGTAATGTTGTAAAAGTAAACTTTGGCGACAAGAATATGACAATTAAAAAGAATATACCAGCAAGACGTAAATCTTTTAGAGCCAGACATAAGTGTGATCAAAAGAAAGATAAAACTTCCGCTGGTTACTGGTCTTGTAAAGCTTGGTAGTTGACTTTCTTCCTTAGCCGTATTACTCTCTAATTCCCAATAAGGTGTCTTATGACAACAACAATCGAAAGAAACGATTTCAGTCGTTTTGGCCGCGCTTTTCAAGAAAATCTGGTTCAACTGATTTTGCTTGATCGTCCTTTTAGCGATCAAATTCGTGAAGTATTCTCAACAGAATTTCTTGAACTTAAATATCTACAATCTTTTGTAAATATTATCTTTAGTTATAAAGATAAATACAAGATCCATCCTACGTTTGATATTATGACTACGCTTGTTCGTACAGGTCTTGAAGATCAAAACGAAACAGTCCAAAAGCAAGTTCGTGACTTCTTTGCTCGTATTCACGATAAGGAACCAGAGGGTGCCCAATTTATCAAAGAAACTTCACTTGATTTCTGTAAAAAACAGAAGTTGAAGGAAGCTATGTTGAAATCTGTTAAACTTCTTCAAACTGCTTCTTTTGATGAAATCTCAAAGACAATTAACGAAGCTCTAAAACTTGGCACTACCTCCGATTTTGGTTACGATTATCTTGTTGACTTTGAGAAAAGATTTCAACTTAAATCTCGTAATCCTCTATCAATGGGTTGGGCTGAGATTGATGAAATTTGTAAGGGTGGTCTTGGTTCTGGTGAGCTTGGAGTTGTAATTGCTCCTACAGGTGCTGGTAAATCAATGGTTCTTGTTCATCTTGGAACAGAAGCTATTAAAGCTGGTAAAACCGTTATTCATTATACCTTAGAACTTGCTGACTCTGTTGTGGCTTCTCGCTATGATAGTTGCCTTACAGGTATTGAATTGAAAGATCTATTTTCATTCAAGGAACAAATTTTTCAATCAGTTCAAAATCTTGAAGGTAAATTGATTGTTAAGGAATATCCTACAAAATCAGCTTCTACCAATACTATCAAAATTCATCTTGAAAAGTTAAAGATGAAGGGCATTAAGCCCGATATGATTATTGTTGACTACGGAGATCTTCTTCGTCCAATTTCAAACCAAAAAGAAAAAAGACAAGAACTTGAATCTATTTATGAAGAGTTGAGAGGATTAGCACAAGAAAATAGTTGCCCTGTTTGGACCGCATCACAAACAAATCGTTCTGGTCTAAACGCAGAAGTTATTACTATGGAAAGCATTAGCGAAGCATTTAATAAGTGCTTTGTAGCAGACTTTATTTGTTCTGTATCTCGCACAATAGAAGATAAGGCATCTAATACCGGTCGTATCTTTATTGCTAAAAATCGTAATGGACCAGATGGAATTGTTTATCCAATCTTCATGGATACTTCTAATGTTAAGATTAAGATTTTACCATCGACAGGTGAGACACCATCGAGTATATTGGTAAAGAATTCAAAAGAACAAGAAGACAACTTGAAGAAGAAGTATTCAAAGTATAAGAAAAAATCTAAAACAGAAGGAGTAGAAGATGTTTAACAGAGAACAAGTAAACGCAGATAGCTTGTCATATTTTAATGGTGACGAACTTGCTGCTAATGTATTTACCACCAAATATGCTTTAAAAGCAAAAAATGGTAAGTATTTAGAATCAAATCCAAATCAAATGCACCAACGTATAGCCAAAGAATTTGCTCGTATTGAAGAAAAGTTTGGTGGCGATACTCAACTTGATTATGATACAATTTACAATGATATTAAAAACTTTGGTTTTATCGTTCCACAAGGTTCGCCTATGTATGGAATTGGTAATAATGAGACGGTAGCATCACTATCAAATTGTGTTGTAGTTGCTTCACCAGAAGATAATGTTTCATCAATTATGGATTCTGGTAAGTATCTTGCTAATTTGTTTAAACGTCGTTGTGGAGTAGGTGTTGATATTTCAAACCTACGCCCAGAAGGAATGATTGTAAATAATTCAGCAGGCACCACAACAGGTGCTTGGTCTTTTGCTGACTTCTATTCTTATGTTTGTAGAATGATCGGACAAAATGGTCGTCGTGGTGCTCTTATGATTTCTATTGATGTAAGACACCCAGATGTATTTAAATTCGTTAAGATGAAACAAGACTTAACAAAGGTAACAGGCGCAAATGTTTCAATTAAAATCTCAGACGACTTTATGGAAGCGGTGGAGCAAGATCAAGATTTTACTTTGCGATTTCCTGTTGATTCCATTACTCCTACTTATTCTACGACTATTAGAGCCAGAGAGTTATGGAAGGATATTGTTGATTCCGCGACAAAAACAGCAGAACCCGGACTCTTAATGTGGGGAAATATTGAGAAATATCTTCCAGCAGAAAGTTATAAAGATCATGGATTTAAAACACTTACAACTAATCCTTGTGGTGAAATCCCTCTTTCTGCTTATGACTCTTGCCGACTTATCTCAATAAATCTTAAATCATTTGTAGTAAATTCGTTCGATGATAATGCTTATTTTGATTTTGCTAAATTTGAAGTAGTTTCTAAACGTGCTATGCGCCTTTCGGACGATCTTATTGAACTTGAAATTGAAAAACTTACAAAGATTTTAAATGCTTGCGATACACCAGACGAAAAAGAACTTTGGACTAACTTACTTAAAGCTTGTGTTAATGGACGTAGAACAGGTCTTGGAACACACGGATTAGCTGATGCCTTGGCTTGTATGAATATGCCTTATGATTCAGCAGAAGCACTTGTAATGATTGATAATATTTATCGCACTCTTAAAGAAACTGCTTATGAAGAGTCAGCTTCACTTGCTAAAGAACGTGGTTCCTTCCCTGTATTTGATTGGGAGCTTGAAAAAGATAATGCTTTTATTAAATCTCTCCCAATTCATATTCAAAATGGAATTAAGACATTTGGACGTAGAAATATCAGCATCCTAACAAATGCTCCAACTGGTTCTGTTTCAATTATGTCTCAAACTTCTTCTGGACTTGAACCAGTATTCCGTAATTTCTATATTCGTCGTCGTAAACTTTCTCATAACGAGCAAGATCAAATGGCAGCGTTTGTAGATGCTATGGGAGATAAATGGACTGAATATAAAGTTTATCATCATAACGTCCAACAATACTTAAAGAACTTTGATACACAAAATATACCAGCATTTTTTACGGAGTCCGATGGTATTGATTGGAAACGTCGTGTTGAAATTCAAAGTGTAATTCAAAAACATATCGATCACTCAATTTCTTCTACAATCAATCTTCCAAAAGGAACAAGTCCAGATGTAGTGTCGGAACTTTATCGTCTTGGATGGAAACTTGGACTTAAAGGGGTTACCGTATATGTTGATGGTTCACGCGATGGTGTATTGATTACAGAAACAAAGAAAGAAGATTTCCCACAGCACAATGCTCCAAAACGTCCTCAAACACTTGAAACTGATATTCACAATGTCACGGTAAAAGGCGAGAAGTGGACTATTCTTGTTGGTTTAATGAACGACAAGCCTTATGAAGTTCTTGGAGGATCAAATAAAATTGTAGACCTTCCAAAGAACGCAAAGAAAGGAGAACTTGTAAAAGTATCTACTGGTAAAAATCAAGCTCGTTATGATTTGGTAGTTGATGATTTAACTATTAAAGATGTATCCAAAGTCTTTGATAATCCAAATCATTCAGCCTTTACACGTTTGCTTTCTCTTTCACTTCGTCATGGTGCTCCAATCAATTATGTTGTAGAACAAATGCAGAAAGAGCAAGATGCTGATATGTTCTCATTTGCTCGTTCAATCGCAAGAGTTCTAAAACACTATGTTCCAGACGGTACAAAAGCCACAGGAAGCAAAACTTGTGGAGAATGTAATTCAACCAATTTAATTTATCAAGATGGTTGTGTTTCATGCTCGGATTGTGGAAATAGTAAATGCGGATAGTTTAAAAACTTGACGATAGCCTCCATGTTGGTTATTTTAATAGTAATCAATATGGAGGTTATTTTTATGTCTATCAAATGCAATCATTTAGTTCCAAATGGAGAACAATATGAAAAATGTAATGTTGGAGAACCAAATAGTAAAACACATTACTGGATACCAACAGGAAATATAGAAGCTAAATTTAATAACACAATTAAAATTGATTTTATTTGTAAATATTGTGATAAAAGAACTACAAGTTTTTTAAATAAAGAAGAATATGAATTAAACAAAAGAATAATAGGTGCATAATGTATTATCTATCCCCACGAAACAACTACTTGCTAATAGAACCCTTAGAGGTTATAGAAGAGAAACCCCAGCAAGCTTTCCTTCTTCCAACTGATTACAAGCAAAAGGAAAGCCCATATAAAGTAATGCGGGTTATTGAAGATGCTAATGATAAATACGGACCAGAAAGTTTAATTTTGGTTCCTTCGCATATGATTGAGGAAGTTGAAATAGAAAGCCAAAAGCACTACCTCATCCCACAGAATTATGTTATTGCTACCGTCACCAAGGAGTAGGAATGTCACAACAAGTCGTAATGTCAAAAGAAGATAATATTGGAAGTTATATCCGTCAGCTTGCTGCTATTGAAGAGTGTATCACCCCATTTAAGGAACAAGCAAAAGACCTTCGTAAAGATTATGTAGAAAAGGGTTGGCTTACCAAAGACGATATTAAATCAGCAGTTCGCGCTTTTAGACTTTCCAAAGCAAAGATCAATATGGATCAACTTGTAGAAAGTCATAATACACTTGTAAGTAAGAACCTTATTAGCGAGGAATAAATGAAATCGATTGATATTTATGGTGATGGAATTGGTAAAGTTGAACTTGTAGAAAGTATGGGTTCAGATCTTACCATTGTTAATTCAGCGCGTGTAAGTTTTGGAAAGCACAAAGAAGAGTTAGATGATAAGGATGAAAAACTTATTGATTATCTTATTCGCCATAAACATACTTCTGTATTGGAACATTGTCTTGTAACTTTTAGATTTAAGGTTCCTTTATTTATTCGTTCTCAACATCACAGGCATCGCACTTGGTCTTACAATGAGATTTCCAGACGATATACTGAAGAAAACTTACAATTCTATGAGCCAAAAGAATTTAGAACACAGCATAAATCAAATCGACAAGCAAGCAATACTGAACTAATTAATCCTTGGGTAGAAGAACCAGATCAATGGATACAAGGTCGTAGAGTTGATGATGCTGTTAAAGACCACCATCAAGAAAGTGTTAACCTTTATAACAAGTTGATGGAACTTGGTGTTTGTCGTGAACAAGCAAGAGGTGTTCTTCCTCAAAATCTTTATACGGAATACTACGGAACAGCAAATTTAGGTAATCTACTTAAATTTATTGACCTTAGAACGCATGAAGGAGCACAATGGGAAATTCAAGTTGTAGCACAGGCTTGTTTAGAGATTATAAGTGATCTCTATCCAAAAACCGTAGCAGCTTATCGTCGCGTTCTTGATGAAAAAAGAAACACTTAAATACGATAAAATAGTAATAGGTTCAACCCTTGAAGGTTTGCTTTATGCTTATCTTCATGGGTTGCCTTTATTTTATGCGGTTGCTAAAACTCCTACTGATTTTGAGACTTTGGATATTGATGATAATTTTTGGGGTTCCTTAAACCATGAAAATATATCAACAACAATTAAAACCAATAAAGGTGAGATTACAATAGGTTCCAGCAAGTTAGAAGTATGGAATAAATTATTCTTTTCTTTATCTATGGCTGGTTTAATTCCATGCACAAACGTTCAATCTTTAAGAATAGATGATGAATTAGTAAAAATAACTACAAAAAATAATAGATTAATTAAAATACAACCAAAAAACATTTTGTTATTTGATGATGAAGGTGTAGAAGGTTTAACAAGAGCTTATAAAACGAATAAAAGGCTTATTGTTTATGATTGGATAATATTTCACCATTTTATGCTTAACTTTGATTTTACTATGGTTCAAACAGAATGGGATTATTGTAATAAACTTTGGTTTCTAAATCCATTAGACGCACATAGACCTTGTGATGCTTGTTTAGTATCTTATGTAAGCGGTCAAACAGAATTACAAAATGACTTGACCGATTACATATTACGGTTTACATTAAAAAATATCTTTAAAGAACACAATATGAAAGGTTCTCTTAATGGTTTTCGTCCAAATGGAGCACAAAATTATAGACCCGTAAGTTATGAATTTGTAGCAAGACAAGTTGTAAAAGAAAAACCACACTTATATTATGATTGGGATAACGTTAAGTCTATGACCCATCTAACTATCGAAGATATACTTAAAGATAAAAATAATACCAACTATGTGATGTATAAAACATGCTCGAAATTGACACAGAAAACAGGACAAATAAAGGAAGTTTTCATCTCGCAGGTATAGTTCCTGTATCTGGTGAAGCCTTAGATTTTAAAATGCCTTGGCACGATAGTATGATGCCTATTGGACCAGATTATACGATGGTTGAAAGAGCAATATTAGAATGTGCTTGGGCTGGTTGTGAAACAATATGGGTTGTTTGTTATCCAGATGTTATGCCTCTTTTAAAACATAAAATAGGCAACTTTGTATATGAACCAGTAAATTCTTTTTATACAGGATATAACCCAGCAATAGGAGTTGTTAGATCGGTTGAAAGGGTGCCTATCTTCTATGTGTCGGTTATGTCTAAGCATATCGGTAGAAGAGATAGTTTAGGCTTCTCAGCCTTACAGGGAGCTTACCACGCCTTTTATATTGGTTGGGTAATGTCTCGTTGGTATATCCCTCATATGTATTATGTTGCTTTCCCCTACGGTGTTTATCATCCAAAGCAATTAAAATATCACAGAAAAGATCTTTCTGTAATTGATAAAAACTATTTAGTCACTTCCCCAGAAGGTAAAACCGTAATGGATGGAGAATATTTAGGATTTACATTTTCCAGAAGTCAATTTAAATTATTTAGAGATAGAATAAAACGTAAAATACCGGGACCAGATCCAAGAACTTATACCCTTGACGATATTTTTGTAAGTGATATCATTACTGAACACGAACCAATACCCATCAAGAGTTACCACAATGTAGGAAGTTGGAAAACATATTGTGAGTATATGGGATCGGACCAAAGTAAATTCTATACTGCTGACGTTATAAAAAAGTATTTTAAAGATTTTAAACACACTATAATTGGAGAAACTGATGGGAATGTATGATACCGTTGAGATTGTTGAAAATATTGAAAATGGGCCTCTTGTTGGAGAATATCAAACTAAATCTCTTGAAAATTCCCTATATACCTATTATATCAAGGATAATAGGCTTATCCTAAAAATGTATAAGTATGAAACCGTACCAGAGGAAGAACGAACACATCCTATTTTTGGTATACTTCGTAGTGTATATATTGGTGATAAAGACACAAATTATCATGGATGGATTGATATTTATGGTGTTGATGAAACTTGGAAACTTAAATTTACTGATGGAGAATTAATGAAAAGCGAATTTGTAGAAGCACATACCAGAGATCCAGATAATTCAACTATCGGATCTTTAGGAGAGAATAGTCAAGATCAAGAAGTTGAATACTGGACGGGTGAAGGTTATGTAGTGGAAGACGATAACGACAACTACGAGGGTTAAAATGCTTTTGATGCCTTTGCTTACTATTTATATATAAGTGGAGGCATCGAAATGAAAAAATTTAGTATTGATAATCAAATTGTAGACAAAGTTGGAGAATTTAAACTTACTAAAAGGTTTAATGATAAAACTGGATTTACTAATGGTTATTTGGTTGTTAAAGAATTAGCAGGTAGGAACAAACATTCGCAAGTAATTTGGAAATGTATGTGTAATGCTTGCGGCAGAGAAGATGTTTATGTTGTGAGTGGTGATTTAAAAAGAAATATTAGTTGTGGATGTTCAAGAAACAATACTAATAAACTTTCTACTAATCCACATCATCAATCAAACCAACAAAGTCCATATTGGAAAGGATATGGAGAGATTTCTGGTTATAAATTTTCTAAAATTATTCATACAGCATCAAGAAGAAACATAGAATTCAATATAACAATTGAAGAAATATGGGAACTTTTCTTAAAGCAAAACAGAACTTGCACCCTATCTGGCGTTAAGTTATACTTTGGAGCGAAAGGAAACGAGCTTGGCACGGCTTCCCTAGACAGAATAGATAGTAATAAAGGTTATCTATCTGGTAATATTCAGTGGGTTCATAAACATATTAACTCTATGAAGTTAGATCTCCAACAAGATCACTTCATAGAGTTATGTTGTATGGTAGCAAATACTAAAAGGAGTTTATTGGAATGACGACTAGCACTATCCCGTTTGTAGGTCTACACGCTCATACTGGAATTGGAAGCATTTTTGATGGACTAGGAAAGCCAGAAGAGCATTTTGATTTTGCTTATTCTAACGGTGCAGATGCTATGGCTATCACAGAGCATGGTAATTGTAATTCCTTACCTTATGCTGTTGCTCACGTTAAGAAAATGCGTAAAGAAGGCAAAAACTTCAAATACATTATGGGTGTTGAAGCTTACTTTATTCCTTCTATTACCGATTGGCGGGTAGAATATGAAAAGAACAAGCTTGAAAAGAAAGCAGTAAAAGATGATGAAGCAGTTTCTGGTGCTACCGTTGAAGATGAAAATGCTTCCAAGAAAGAAATTAAATCACTTCTAAATCGCCGTCGTCACCTTGTTCTTTTGGCTCAAAATCAAAAGGGTCTTAATAATATCTTCAAGCTTATTTCGGAGAGTTATAAGACTGAAAACTATTATCGTTATCCTCGTATGGATTTCGATATGTTGGAGAAGTATAACGAAGGTGTAATTGCGCTTTCTGCTTGCCTTGGTGGCGTTTATGCTGGTTGTTATTGGGAGAATAAGGACAAGGGTGAAGAAGCTATCCTTGATGCTTTCCGTAATACAACTAAGCGTATGAATTCGATCTTTGGTGATCGTTGGTATGGTGAACTACAATGGAATAATGTTCCAGAACAACATATTCTAAATAAGTATATTATAAAAATGCAGGAAGAGTTTGGTATTGGGCTTGTTTCTACTTGTGATAGCCATTACCCAAATCCTAATGCTTGGAAGGACCGTGAGCTTTATAAACGTCTTGGTTGGTTAGGAAAAGGTAAACCAGAGTGGGCCGAGGGTAATTCCGAGCTTCCTGCTGGTGTTGATGAAATTGGTTACGAGCTTTATCCAAAGAACGGCGATCAAATGTTTCAATCTTACCAAAAGTATTCTAAGGAATGTAATACAAATTATCAGCAAAGTTTAGTTCTTGAAAGTATTACAAATACTTATAAGATCGCACACGAACGTATTGAAAACTTCATGCCAGATACAACGGTTCGTCTTCCAGAATTTGTTGTTCCTGCTGGTTTTACTGCTGGTGAAGCACTTAAAGAATATTCCCTTGAAGGTCTTCGTAAACTAAATCTTATGAAGCCAGATTATATTAAGCAATTAGAACAAGAACTTGAAGTTATTGAAGGTCGTGGTTTTAGTAAGTATTTCCTTACTATGAAAGCGATTAGTGATAAAGCACAAGGAATTCAATTAGTTGGTCCCGGTCGTGGTTCTGCTGCTGGTTCACTTGTTTCTTATGCTCTTGGAATTACACAAGTAGATCCAATTAAGCATGGGCTTCTATTTGAGCGATTTATGACGAAGAACCAAGAAGGTTTCCCAGATATCGATTATGACGTAAGTGATCCTATGATACTTAAAGATCTTCTAATTAAGGAATGGGGTGATACTACCGTAGTTCCAATTTCTAACTGGAATACACTTCAACTAAAATCTCTTGTTAAGGATATTAGTAAGTTCTATAATATTGAGTTCAAGGAAGTAAACGAAGTTACATCTAAAATGATGATTGAAGCAACACCTCTTGCCAAGAAAGAACATGGTATTAAGTCTGGTGTTTATACGCCTACATTTGAGGAAGTAAAGAAATATTCAGCAACTCTACAAACATTCTTGAAGAAGTATCCAAATATCGCAGAACACGTTAATGCTCTTTACGGACAAGTTCGTTCTTGTTCTCGTCATGCTGGTGGTGTTGTAGTTGGTGAAAACTTAGACAAATACATGCCACTCATTAACTCCGATGGTGTACGTCAAACTCCTTGGTCCGAAGGTCAAAACGTTCGTCATTTAGAGCCTATGGGTTTTATTAAATTCGATATTCTTGGTATTGCTTCTTTGCGAATGATTGAAGGTTCTATTCGTCATATTCTAAAACGTCATAAGGGTATTAAAAACCCAACTTTTGATGATGTAAAGACTTTCTATAATGAAAACCTCCATCCAGACGTTATTGATATGAACGACGCAAAGGTTTACAAGAATGTATTTGATGATGGTAATTTTGCTGGAGTATTTCAATTTACAGAGCGTCCCGTTCAAGAATTTGCGAGAAAGGTAAAGCCACGCAATATTATCGATTTATCAGCAATTACTTCTATTTATCGTCCCGGTCCTCTTGGAGCAGACGTAGATAAAGATTATATTAAAGCAGTTGAAGAACCAGAAAGCATTAAATATATTCATCCAATCGCAAAAGAAGTTACAAAGCAAACTCATGGCTTTTTGATCTTCCAAGAGCAAATTGCTATTTTGGCTCACAAACTTGGTAAAGATGTTGATCTTGATGAAGGAAATAAACTTCGCAAACTTCTAACCAAGAAAGGAACAGGTAAAGGATTTGAAGAAAAGGACAAAATTCATGCTAAGTTTATCGAAGGTTGTACTGAAAAAGGTGTTGCCAAGCTTGAGGCACAGAGAATGTGGGAAACCTTTGAATATTTTTCGGGCTACGGTTTCAATAAATCTCATGCCGTTTGTTATTCGATCCTTTCATATCAATGTGCTTGGCTACTGACTTATTATAAAGCAGAATGGTTTGCTGCTTTCTTGGATAAAGAAGATGCGAAGAACAAAGAATATGCTATCAATCTTGCTAAATCTATGGGTTTCAAAATTGAAAAACTAAACGTCAATACTTCTGGTTTGGTATGGGAAATTGGTGATGATGGAGAAACCCTAATTCAACCACTTTCTTCTATTAAAGGACTTGGTGATGTAGCAGTTCAGCAAATCTTTAATAATCGTCCATTTAAAACAATTGAGGAGTTTTTGTTTAACGAGAATATTACATACAGCAAACTAAACAAGAAATCTATTGATGTTCTTGTTCGTTCTGGGGCTATGGATACATTAGTCGATAATCGATTTACAGGTGTTAAACATTTCTGGTCAGCGGTAGCAGTAGATCGCCCTCGTAAACTTAAAAACTTAATTGATAATATTGAACTTTACAAACCAGAGGGAGATTTTAGCCAAGAAGAGAAGATCCAGTATTTAACAGAACTTACAGGTGTTTATCCAGTAAATCTTGTAGTTCCTGTTGAAATTATGATTAGGCTTGAAGAAAAGTTTGTTCCACCTCTTTCGGAGTACGATCATGAACTTGGACTTGCTTGGTTTATTGTTCGCGAGATTGTAAAGAAGAAAACTGCTAATGGTAAAGATTATTGGGTATTAAATGGTATTGATAGCACAAATACAGAAACCCAAGTTAAATGTTGGGGTATTAGAGAAAAAGATGTTGTGTTTCTAAATCGTCCTTACATGATTAAACCAAATCACGATGAATGGGGATTTAGTATTAACAATATAGCAAAGCAACTTAAATTGTTAGCATAAAGAAAGGTTCCTTACTATTTATTTGGTAAGGAACCATTTTTATTATGAGAATAACAGAAGCACAATTAAGAAAAATCATTAGACAAAAAATACAAGAAGTTATAAAACCCTATAGTAATGATCCTAATCCACCAAAAACATTTTCAGGTTCAGGAAGACAAGAAGCACAACCATTAGCTACATTTAAACTTGGAGAAATTTTAAAAGCTGTTATTCCAACTAACGATAAACATAAAGAAGAATTATCATCTTTTATAGCTTCATTAACTCAAGAACTTCAAAGATTAGGTGCAAAAAGTGCCCAAGAAGCTGTTAACATAATAAAAACAAATAAAGATACTGATGCAACTATAATAGAAAAAGGAGGCAAATATTATGTTAAAGCTCCAAAATTTAATAATATTTTTATTGGGGATAAAAAACAAATTGTAGATTTTGCCAGAGTAACTGGTATTCAAGTTAAAAATTTACCAAAAGAAACTAAAGTTTATTCTGGATTACCACCAAAATCAAATGAGATGGGAGCACTTACAAATAAAATTCAAGGTGGAACCTACGGATTAGGAAAAGGGGTTAGAGAAAACAAAAGAAAGTAAGATATCCAGTTGACTTCTCAGCCCTCCTTGGATAATCTGTCCTTGGAGGGTTTCTCTTGTCTACTAACCTTGGTTACGCCTGCATCAACATGCGTCTTTCTGAGCGTCCTGCTAAGCTTCGTGTGACTACCAATCGCACCATGATCCGCAAGACCTTTGACGAGCGTGGTATCAATTATGCCGCTCAGCTTGCTTACCAGAATATTTGTGACCTTTATACCATCCTTGTTTGGAATACTGCTAACAATATCAAGTTTTATCGTATGTCGTCCGATATGATCCCTTGGGCTTCCGAATATGGTGTTCGCAATCTTCCTAATATCGAACAAGTTGCTGCTATGCTTCGCAAGTGTGGTGATTATGCTACGTCTGTTGGTCAGCGTCTTACTTTTCATCCCGGTCCTTTCAACAAGCTTACTTCCTCCAATCCTTCTGTGACTTCTAATACTATTAGGGATCTTACTATTCACGCAGATATTCTTGATCTTATGGGTCTTTCTAATACTCATTACAACAAGATCAATATTCATGTTGGTGCGACCTACAAGGATAAGCCTATGGCTATTGCTCAATTCCTTAATAATTGGGATCTTGTTCCCGACAATGTTAAGTCCCGCTTTACTTTGGAGAACGATGATAAGCCCTCTCTCTACACTACTGAAGAGCTTTATAATCTCATTCACAAGCACACCAACATTCCAATTGTATTTGATCACCATCATCATTCACTTCACAATGATGGTATGTCTTCTGCTGATGCACTTGCTATTGCCGTTTCTACTTGGGGTAATGTAAAGCCTGTTGTTCACTATTCACAATCGCGAGCAGTAGAACAAAATATCAAGTGCCCAGCACAAGCTCACTCCGATAGTTATTGGGAAACTATGGATATTCACGGGCATGATGTAGATATTATGCTTGAGGCTAAGTTCAAGGAAATCGCACTATTTAAGTATCGCGATCTTCTTACTATTTAGTATATGGAAATAATACCTCTTATAATACTTGCTGCTGTGCCTATAATCATGTTAATATATATTGCTAGAAACGAAACAATAAGGAGCGATATGAGCACCAAAGTAAGTTTAAACTATGGTAAGCAACATCATCTTTACCAAGAAGTATTTGATGAGAAGCATGTATATTTAAAAGTTTATGGATGCGACTTTGAAGTATCCAAAGATAATGCTATGATCCAAATTCCTATTGAGTTATGGGAAAAGTTAGTAGCAGAATGGCCCGAATCTAAAAAGCGATGGATAGAAGATAATTCACATGAAGATTTTAGTGATGTATCTTGGTTAGAATTTGGGTCTAATGCTAAATCAAGTGACGAAACAACTATTTTTGAGAGGAAAAATGAGCCTAAATCTTAAAGTTATTAAAATGAATGGATTTGTTAATTTCAAGAACAGAGATAATGGTAATGCTGGATTTGATTTATATGCTACCGAAGAAGGTTCTATTGCGCCAAACGAAAGAATGATGGTTCCTGTGGGTATTTGTACTTCATTTGATCCAGAGTATTATATGCGTGTTGCTCCTCGTTCTGGATTAGCAGTAAAGAGTGGTATTAATGTTCTTGCTGGTGTTATTGATGCAAGTTACAGAGGAGAATGGAAGGTCATTCTTCATAATACAAGCACTACTTATTTTCATTTTGAAATTGGAGATAGAATTGCTCAAGCTATTCCAGAGAAGATTAGTACCGAAGAATTTACATTTGTGGAGAGGTTAAGTGAAACAAAACGTGCAGATGGTGGGTTTGGTTCAACAGGAACTTAAATGCGGTGATCTGGTTCAATATCGTTTTTACGACCACCAGCCTTATATAGAAAATGGTATTTTTCTTCGTAAATTTTATGACACCAGAAGAGTAGGCGAAGAATTTGAAGAAGAACCAGTAGAAATGCATGAAGTTTATCTTTTTAATAGTGCTACATGCGAGAATGTTTTTTCCTTTGAATTGGAAGGGGTACTTAATGAATAAAATTGTATGGTCTGCTGATAAAGATGAGTGGGCTACAAGTCAAGATTTTTATGATGGACTAAATGCTAAATATAATTTTACATTAGATCCATGTGCCGATATTATAAATGCGAAATGTCCCAAGTTTTACAATACGAATGATGATGGACTTTCTAAGGATTGGGGAGGAGAAATTGTATTTTGTAATCCTCCTTACTCAAAAGTTAAAGAATGGACGCATAAAGCACTTGAAGAAAGTAAAAAACCAAATACAAAAGTTGTTTTGTTAGTAGCAGCAAGAACAGATACTAAATTCTTTCATGATTATTGCATGAAAGCCAATGAAATCCTTTTTGTTAAAGGAAGACTTAAATTTGGTGGCTCTACTAATTCAGCACCATTTCCATCTATGATTGTTGTTTTTGACTCTTCACGATTTGGTCTTATGTTTGGACAGATGGATACCAAAGGAAAGGTAATTAGATGAAATCAGTTAAAAATGTTGATATTGTTTATGGTGCTTCTTGGGGCGATGAAGGCAAGGGTAAGATTACTCATGTTTTAGCATCAAAGAAAACTCATACGAGAAAAAACTATTATAATTTTGTTTGTAGGTTTCAAGGTGGTTCAAACGCGGGCCACACAATTTATCACGATGGTAAAAAGTATTCTACTCACATTGTTCCTGCTGGTGTATTTTACGGTATTACATCAGTTATCGGTCCTAATTGCGTTGTAAATATTGATGCTTTTTATAAAGAAGTTGAAGAGTTAAAAACTGGTGGAATTGATACTTCACTTATTAAAATTCATCCTTTAGCACATATCGTAACAAACGATCATATTGCTGAAGATAAAGCTACATTAGGGCACCTTGGCACAACTTCACAAGGTATTGCACCAGCATATCGAGACAAAGCCGCCAGAAAGGGTTTACTTGCCAAAGACAGCACAATAGATAAAAGTTATATCTTAACCGAAAAACTATATGGTAATATCTTATGCGAAGGGGCACAAGGATACCATCTTGACATAAATTATGGAAATTATCCATTTGTAACTTCAAGTGAATGTTTACCATACGGAGCTTGTTCATTAGGATTTGCACCACAGAGGATCAAAAGTATATATGCTTGTGCTAAGATTTATGACACAAGATCCGGTGAAGATCCTTTATTTCCAGCAACTTTACTTGAAGATCAAACCTTAAAATTTATTGGTGATTTAGGACAAGAATATGGAGTTACCACAGGACGTAGACGTAAAGTAAATTGGCTTAATCTTGATAAGTTAATTGAAGCAGTTGAAGTAGGTGGTGCTACTGATCTAATCGTTAATAAATGTGATATTTTACAGAAAGTTGGGGTATATCGCTTATTCCACAACTCTAATCTTGTAGAATTTGAGAGCCTTGAACAAATGAAAGAATATATACAAATTTACTTATTTAAATCAAGCACTTTACTTAAAAGAGTGTTATTTAGTGGTAATCCAGAACTAATAGAAGGATTTGACCCATGAGTTCACCAGCAAAAAAGATTAAAAAACAAAATCAACTTATCCAAGATAAAGTTATGTTATTTGATGCCCTACCAAATAAGTGTAATGGTTGTCAAGAAGACTATAATAAACTTAATAAAGAGCAAGCCACAAATTGGTCTGTAATGGTGTTTAATGAAAGCAAGACCGTTAGATTATACTGCCCAACATGCTATAAAAATGTTCAAGCTTGGGCAGAGGATTTTGTTAAGGAGACGGAAAATGAGTAACTATGATTACAGAGTTCCACCAGAAATGGTAGATCATCCAAAGCATTATAACGCTGGCACTATTGAAGCTATTGCTCTAATCGAAGATCAAGGCTTAGGTGAAGCTTTTTGTGCTGGTAATGTTATGAAATATATTATGCGGTATAAACTTAAAGGAACTCCACTTGAAGACCTTAAAAAAGTTAAATGGTATACAGAAAGGTTAATTAGTTATTATGAAAACAAATAAATCAGTTAAAGAGCTTAGTTATGAAGATTTTAATGAGATTACAAAATCAGACAAACCATATGTAATTAAATTTACAAATCCAACTTGTCACCTTTGTAAAGCTTTAGATCCAATCTTCAATGATATAGCAGAAGAATATAATGATAAATTTAAATTTGGGAACATTAATTCAAAAGCACAAAGAAAACTATTTCAACTATTTGGGATTGATGGTGTCCCAGAAATCTTCATTATTGATGGTGATGATTTATACCATGTTGAATACCCAGACGATAATCCAGATCCAAAGTCGGGATATTCAAGAGATTATATTACTGAACACTTGGAAGGATATTTAAATGAACAATCTTGATAGAGCAGATATAAGAGAAGAAATCCTTTATTTCTTGGAGAAGGCATGGGTTAAAAATCCACATTTAAGGATTATGCAACTTCTTGGTAATGGTTTTACAGAAGGAGATAATTACTACGTTGACGATCAAGCAGTATTAGATTATCTTGTAAAGGTTGCTAACGAAGTGGAGGATTAATGTTTCGTGAAGCCGTAACTTATGATGATGTATTAATGGTTCCTCAATTCAGTGATATTCAAAGTCGTAAAGAAGTAAACATCGGTAATTGGTTAGATGAAGAAAGAGGTTTATGGTTTAGCCTTCCTATTATATCTTCTCCTATGGATACGGTCACAGAAGACCAAATGGCTATTTTACTTAGTGGAATGGGTGGTCTTGGAATTATCCATCGGTATAATACTATCCAAAGACAATGCGAAATAGTAAAAATAGTTTCTAATGAAATTGTTGCTAATCAATTTGGTTGTGCTATTGGAATTACAGGAGATTATATTGAAAGAGCAGAAGCATTATATAAAGAAGGTGTTAAAATTCTTTGCTTAGATGTTGCTCATGGTGACCATATTTTAATGAAAAAAGCCCTAATTACTCTTAGGGAGAGATTAGGCGATGGACCGCACCTTATGGCAGGAAATGTTGCGACGATTGATGGATTTAACAATCTCGCTTCTTGGGGTGCTAATTCAATTCGTGTCGGTATTGGTGGTGGTAGCATTTGTTCTACTCGTATTCAAACTGGTCACGGGGTTCCTTCTTTGGATTCTGTTATAGATTGTGCGAGGACGCCTTATAATGTTACGATTATTGCAGACGGTGGTATTAGAAATTCTGGTGATATGGTTAAAGCTCTTGGTGTGGGTGCTGATTTTTGTATGTTGGGTTCAGTTCTCGCTGGAAGCTCTAAAACTCCGGGTGAAATATATAATAACTCAATAACAGGAGAAGCTACTAAAATTTATCGTGGTATGGCTTCAAAAGACGCACAAATGGATTGGAGAGGTAAAACATCTTCACTTGAAGGGATCTCTACAATTATTAAATATAAAGGTGAGACAAATGCTATTATTAAACAAGTTGAAAATGGTATTCGCTCTGGCTTTTCTTATAGCGGAGCAAGAACTATTAACGAACTATGGGCTAAAGCTCGTTTTGTTAGACAAACCTCCTCTGGCGCGAGAGAAAGTGACACTCATATTTTAGCGAGAGCTTAATGGAAGTAGTTAAACGACCAAGAACAGAAGTAGATAAATCTATTTTCAAAATAATTGCTTTTTATGAGAGAATAGAAAATTCTGTTGAATTACTTGTTCGTCTTAAAAATGATGGCTTCAATGGTGCTCAATTTTTTCGTAGTATTATTGAAGCTTATTTATCACATGACCCTAAATTTATGGAATGGTTTAACACAAAACGTAAAACTCCTAAAAATAGAATTAAAAAAGTTCAAAAATTAGCAGAAGAAGGTAAAAGATTAGAAAGTGAATACTACTTATCTATTGAAGAAGTTGAAAATATTTTTGATATTATAGAAAATATTGAAGATATTGAATACTAAAATAGGATTTTTGTAATTTAGATACTATTTAATTTTGTTAGGAGCAAAACAACATGAGCAGAAAGCCTTTATTATCCGAGAGTCAAGTAGCAAAGTGGATGAAACTTGCTAATATTGATAAGAATGCAACAAAGAATTTTCTTAATGAATCTAAATCAAATAAAAAAGTATTGAAAGAAAACTATGGTTCAATGGGTGCCCGTGAAGACGACGGTATGGGCATGGAAGATGGAATGGGCGAAGAAGAAGAAGGTGGAATGGATATTGGCGACGGATCTATGGATGAAGATCCCTCCGTTGTCGGTGACGAAGAAATGGATATGGATATGGAAGCCGGAGGAGACGAAGGCGAAGTAGAATTTGATTCAGTTGATGATCTTAAAACAGTCATTAAAGATGCCGTTAAATCAGCCCTAGAAGAATTAGGTCTTGCCGATGATATGGGTGGCGACGAAGAGCCCGAAATGGATATGGAACAACCAGCAGAAGAAGAGGACAGCATGGAGGGAGGCGATGAAGGGGGTGATGAACCTGCCGAACCCGCTGAAGACGAGGAACAACTCGCAGAAGGTCTAGAAAACCTTGAAATCCTCACGGATAATGAAATAATTAACGAAGTATTGAAAAGAGTTATACGCAGATTAGTTTGATAATTGTCTCCTAGATAAAAAAATAAAGGTTGCTCTTTTGGCTACGCAGGATTATAATGATCCTGCGTAGTTTTTTTATTTGGAGTATTAATGTATCTCTCATGGATTTTATTTTTCGTAGCAGGTATTCTATTCTCAAAGATATTTTCTGGTTTTTTAGATATTGGAATTACAACTCAATTTTCAAGATTAATGTTAGATCGTATTTTAATTCCCTTGATTATGATAGCACAGGAGTTAGAATACCTACGAGAGCTTAAGAAAGAAGTTCTCAAAGAAAAAGGTCTTGATGAACAACAGATACAATTTCAATTATCTTTGTTTGATAAGTGGTTTACAAACTGGAAGGAATCGATTATAGTATCATTCATCATCGAAGCCCCACAACCAATCAAGGAGGATTTACCTTTTCATGATTGGGCTTCCACAACGAAGTATGTAGAAAAATTAATTAAACAAAAACGCATCTAGGAGACAACATGCTATTCAATAAAGGCAAGAAAGTTAACGACGACCACGAGCACGAAGATGAAGCAGAAGACGCAGAAGAAGAAAAGGGTAAGAAGCAATCTGCTTTCTCCCTTATTATGCCTTCGTCTGCTGGGGATAAACCAGATAGTCGCACAATTGGATTATTTGGAGAAGTAGAAGAAGGTAAAATTGCTCTTATTATTAGTGCTATGATTGGATTGGCAGAAGACGCAGAAGTAGAAAATCCAATTAATCCAGATGATCCAGAAAGTGAAGTAGAAGTAATTAATCAACCAATTGAACTTCTACTAAATACTCCCGGTGGATCAGCCGACGATATGTTTGCTCTGTATGATATTATGCGAGTAATTAAGAATAAATGTGATATTGAAACCTTTGGTATTGGTAAAGTAATGTCTGCTGGAGTTCTTATTTTGGCAGCAGGAACAAAGGGTAAACGTAAGATTGGAAAGAATTGTCGTGTAATGATCCATTCTGTTATTGGTGGAAATGTTGGACCTCTTCACAATCTTGAAAACGAAATGAACGAGATTAGATATGTTCAAACTGCTTATCTTAAAGCCTTAGCAGACGAAACCAATATGACTTATCAGCAACTACGCAGAATGATTAATCGTAAAGTAAATGTTTATCTTTCAGCAGAAGAAGCAGTTAAGCTTGGTATTGCTGATATTGTCATTTAATACTATTTATTATCATGAATAATCATAATGAATTAGACCAAATTGTAGAAAGCTTTTTAAGCCCTGCTCCTGTAAAAAAGAGTATGGGTCTTAAAGAGCTTTTTGCTCTATTTGAAGAAGTTGAAAGATTAAATGAAATACAAATAGGTGGTATGTTCCCAACCACTCCCGCAGACGAAAAACAATACGAAAAAGAGCCTCAAGCCATAACAGATTTTTATGAAATATTACAAAAAGTTCTTGGAGATGTAATAAACGTATCGTCCGCAGAAAGAGCTGAGACTAAAATAATTAAATTAATTGATTATGTTAAACAGTTAAAAACTAAACGTATTAGTGGTGAAGAATTTTCTAAATCATTTGCTACAATTTTATTCGTTACTTCATTACACAAAATGATTGAAAATATGTTCCCAGATACTCCATCAGTAGCTGGCTTTTCTTATGAAAAATTTATTTCCTTTGTTTTATCTGGTAATACTTCTATTTCTAACAAAGAGGATAGACACCCAATTTTTGATGTTTATCTACCCTCAACAAATGAATATTTATCTTTAAAGTTAAAAGCTAGAATAGAATTAGAAGGTTCTATTTCTAATCTATATAAATTTTTTACAGATACAAAATCTTATACTGTTATAAATCTTAACTCAAATAACGAAATCATTGATAGTGATGGAAAAATTTTAAGTTCTTCTAAAAAAATTACTTATATTGTTAGTATAAAACAACCAAATGAAGTTCTATATTATTCATATACTTTTGGTTTAAAAGAATTTATAAATATGTTAGGTAAAGAAAAAATAGAAGATTATAATTATCAAATTGAAAGACCCCAGCTTATTAAAAGGCTCAAAAATGAATATGACAACGCAACAAGAAAAATAATTTCACTTGAGGCAACAACCCCAATAGATCAAGAAAAAATAAATACGCAAAAAGATTTACAACTTCAAATATTAGGACAAATGAATAGAGTTTCAAAAGAAGGAGCATTACAATTTAGATTTGGTTCAACCGTATTAAACAATACCGAAGGTATTGAGAAAATATTAAAAGGTAATATTTTATCAATATCAGCCGAAGATAAAGATAAAATTGTTGAAAATAATCAAAATATTTTCAATATAAACATTAAAAATATTATCGAACAATCAAATTTAGTATATTATAAAGTAAATAATTTCTTACTTACTCAAGGTGCAGAAACAGAAGCTAAGGATGCTTATAGTTCTGTTAAAATTTTAGAAACCAGCTTATTGAATTATTTACCTAAGAGAAAAGAAAATATTAAACCTTCTTGACTTTTCCTAAAACAATATTATAATACCCATATACGGAGTTTTTATGAGTAAGCAATACTGCGATGGTCGCTCTTTAAGTGAAGCAATCCTAAAAGGCGCAAATATATTAGCAGATAACGTTTCTTCTACATTAGGACCAAGAGGAAGAACGGTTATTCTACATGAAAAAGGAAAAACACCAATCATTACGAAAGATGGTGTCACGGTAAGCAATTATGTTGAACTTTCAGATCCATTTGAGAATTTGGGAGCACAAGTAATTAAACAAGCTTCTCAACAAACTGCTACTCTTGCTGGTGATGGAACAACAACATCAGTCGTTCTTTCACGCGCAATTCTTCGTGAAGCACAGAAATATCTAATTGCTGGTGTTTCTCCTACCGAATTAAAAAGAGGAATAGATTTAGCCGTTGACGCTTTGGTAATTAGAATTGGAGAAATAGCACAACCAATTTCGTCCGAAGAAGAAATCGAACATATTGCTTCTATCTCTGCTAATAACGATAGAACAATTGGTAAATTAATTGCTACTGCGGTAGATAAGGTAGGTAAGGATGGTTCTATCACTATTGAAGAAGCACGGTCAGTCGATACTTCTCTTGATATTGTTGAAGGCTTTCGTTTCGATGCGGGATACCTTGCAGGAGCGTTCATCAACGACGAGAGACGAGGGGTAGTAAAATATGAAGACCCTTATATTCTTGTAACAGATCATAAATTTGACTCCGTTCAAGATATGTTGCCTGTTCTTGAATTAATCGCAAGAGAAGGAAAACCATTTGTAATTGTAGCAGATGAAATTGAAGGTCAAGCTCTTGCTGCTCTTATTATGAACGCTATGAGAGGCACAATGAAAGTTGCAGCCGTTAAAGCTCCTCGTTATGGTGAAGAGCGTAAAAACATTCTTAAAGACCTTGCTATTTCAGTAGGAGCAACTTTTGTTTCTCTTGAAAATAGTATGAAGATTGGCGATGTAAAACTCAAAGATTTTGGTCGTTCAAAGAAAATTGAAATTGCTAAAAACCTTACCACTATCGTAGGTGGAAAAGGTGATATGGAACAAGTTGACCAAAGAATTGAAACAATTAAAGCTGAACTTCAACAAACTGAATCAATTTACGAGTGTGAACGTCTACAAGAAAGAATTACTCGTCTTGCTTCTGGTATTGCGATTATTCGTGTAGGTGCTCCAACTGAAATTGAAATGATTGAGAAGAAGCACCGTATTGAAGATGCCTTAGAAGCCGTCCGTAGTGCCCAACAGGAAGGTATAGTTGCTGGGGGTGGCGTAGCCCTCCTTAGAGCAGCAGAAGGGATTGTAGACCCAACAGGGAACGAAGAACAAGCACTTGGTTTCAAGATCATAATGAAGGCTATTGAAGAGCCTGTAAGACAAATGGCCCTAAATTCTGGTGAGTCGCCAGACATTATTATTAGTATGATTAAAACAGAACATTCTAATTTTGGTTATGATTTCTTGGGTCGTTCTATGATTAATATGGTTGAGAAGGGCATTATTGATCCAGCAAAGGTTACAAGATGTGCTCTTCAAAATGCAGCTTCAGCAGCAGGAACTCTAATCACAACTAACTATGCTATTGTCCAAATTTGATACTAATTAAAGTATACAAATTTACTTTGTGATGGAGGGTCTTATCTATGGCTACAGGTTCCGAACTTAACGAGCTAAAAGAAGCCATAACGGCACTTGATAAAAAAGTAGATAGAATGATGAGTTCTATTGAAAATCTTAAAGAAAAGCAAGATGATGTAGCCAAAGACATAAGCAAAATAAAAGAAGCGGTATACCATCCAGATGAAGGTTTATACGCAAGAATAAAGATATTAGAAACGTGGAAAGAAACCCAATCAAAGGTTAGTTGGATTGCTATAACTACCGTATTTGGTTTAGCAGTTAAGCAATTATGGGATATACTAACAAATTAATAGAGGTGTTAATTGAAAGTAAAAATTTCTTATACAGTAGAACTTGATGAAGTCCCCAATCAAGTTTATAAGTATTTGTTTAACCAAAGTGATATGTCTTTGGATAAAACGTTAGAAGGTGTATTAAAATTAATCCGTGAAGGTAATGTTGAAAGTGCCTTGGAAGATATAGATCTTTTTAGAAAAGATCTTGCTAAATTAGATCTTAAGTTAGACGACGCACAATCGATCCTTGACGGCTACATGAAGACGCGCTATGGTAATAACGTAGCAGAGAGCCCCGATGAACAACACAAAGTATGAAATAGGACAGCCAATAACTGTTCTGGCTTCATGCGATCTGTTTTACCCAACCATTAAAAACCCCAATAATTATAAAAAGTCCGAAGCTCCTTTGCTTGGATGGTTTGTTGAGGGTAATGATACAACCGTGACTATTATGACGGTTGATGATGGACGATATTGGCAAACTCAGTTAGATAGTATTAGAAACTACATGGAGACAAAATGATTCAACTTACAGAAGTAATTGAGAACACAGCAGGTAAGTATATGGTTAGATCAGTTTATATTAATCCTACCCAAGTTGTTATGGTTCGTGAAGACGTTAGATTGGGATCTATTATGGCCGAAGGTAAACTTGATCTTGGGTTTACTCCAAATATGCGTTTTTCTCGCATTACGGTAAGAGGCGGAACAAGTAATTATGATGTTGTTGTTGCTGGTGACCCTACAATAGTATATGAGAAGGTAAATACTTCTAAAACTCTGCTAAAGGGTTAAACCATGCACATAGCTTATTATCATATTCATGCTCTTGGAGATTGTGAATATTGCCTTGATGCACTTAAACTTCTTCAAGATAATGGTTATCAATATGTTTTAACTCTTTATGATAAATCACCAGAAGCTTTGAATTTCATTAAATATACTATGGATCATCCAACGGTTCCAATTATTTATGAGTATCGAAAAGATAAAAGTATTAGGAAAATTGGTGGTTATACAGAGTTGAAGAAGGAGCTTGACAGCCTCCACGAACAGGAATAGAATACTAAACAAAGGTAGGAGATAGCATGGGTCGCCCAAAGGGTTCTAAGAACAAGCCTAAGAATGTTGAAGTTGAGGTTGAAACTAAGCAAGAAGAGGTTAAGGTAGTGGCAAGCGAAGAGCCAAAGAAGGAACGCAAGCCAAGGATCACCAAGAGGGTTAAGAATGAAGAAGAAGACGATGGTAATACTATCGTTGATGAAGGGGCCGCTCAAGCTCGTAAGAACCTTGATGATAGAACACTTGATCCTTTTGCGATGCTTACACTTGAAAAGTTTGAATGTGAATTTGTTGCCCTCACAGAGCGTCTAACTCCTGTTGAGGAAAATAGTGAGATTAAGAATGGCCGCTATTCAAGTTCTTATTACCCTATTAAGAATTGTAATTACACCGTTTGGCCTGTTTTGGCTTATATCAATGTTGACGTTGACGCGCTAAGAACAAAGGGTTATGTTGATAAGGTAATCTACGCTGGTTGTATTAATCACCTTTCTTCCCAAATGAATGGTAAGAAGCGCAAGTATGGTAATCTTTTCCCATTTAGTTTTGCTTTTAAGGAAGATAAGATTATTGCTACTTTCATTACAGACGACCGAAAGAATAAGAACTTTTGGGGAGAAGGCGTAGGTTCTTAGATTATAGAAAGTAAAGATAAAATCATTTTATAAGGAGAAATAAATGAAATGCGTTAAAGAGCACATAGTAGCCCCTTGGGGTTGGCAAGAAATCATCCAAAAGAATGATAAATATGTTATGAAGCAAATTCATATTAATCCGGGTAAGCGTTTGTCTCTCCAATACCATGAGAACAAAACAGAAACGATTTTCTGTATGTCCGACGAAGCAATCGTGTGGACGAAACGCTCAGCAGAGGATACAGAAACAAAGAAGATAACGCTTAAGTATGGCGAAGCCTTCCACGTTCAAGCCGGACAAATTCATCGCTTTACGGCAGGATTTAAAGCAGTTGATTTGATTGAAGTATCTACACCAGAACTTGATGATATAGTTCGTCTTGAAGATGATTATAACCGTATTTCTACAACCACCACAACACAGGAGTAATTAATGACTTTCGCACACACCGCTATCCAGACCACCGATATTGAGAATAATATTGATGTAGACGTTAATCGTTCTTATTCTACATTTGACGTTCGCATTGTTCGTAATTCAGTTAGTAAGCGTAAGTTCTCTAATCGCCTTAGTGTGACTATTCCCGATGGACGTAGTGAAAGCACTTTCCATCTTACTATTCGTGAGGCAAATGCTCTTCGTAAGTTTTTGAATGAAAATCTTGATGAAGGTGTTAATGGTTCTGCTATGGTTTCCATGAGTATGCGTGAGGCAAGCTGAAATGACAACACCACAAGGAGAAACCTATATGAATATCGCACAAGCAATTGATCGTCTTTATGCTGATACTTTCCCTCTTGCTTCTTATCCTCCACCAAGGGCTACACTTAGTAATGTAGACTTTGTATATAACGAAAAGAGCAGGGTTTATACAGCCACTATTGATGCAGCGGGAGCAGATAAGACAAAGTTTAATGTAAGTATTTCTAATAGAACACTTACCGTTTCTTATCGTGCTACCGAAGGGTTCCGTTGTCGTTCCTTTAACTATTCCTTCAGCCTTGGACGAGATATCAACGTCTCGGAGTCAGTTGGAGAGTATAAGGATGGGGTTTTGAGAGTTGACGTTCATACAACCACAGAACGTAATGATACAGTCAACGTCACCATTCATTAAGTAATTATATAATTAAGCCGTCAAAGGGTTCGCCTTTTGGCGGTTTTCTTGTATTTAAAACTAATTAATTGGTAAGGAAAAGTATAAATGTCAAACTTTAATAATCTTTGGAATAACTGGTATAGTACAAAAGTTTTAACTGAGATGAAGAAGAGAACAAGAGATAGAGTTGTAGCAATATCTAAAAAAATAAAAGAAGAAGCTGGATTAGAAGGACTTAATGATAGTTATACAAGAATGGCAGCTTTTCCAGAGATATTTGGTGATAAATTAAGAATAGTTGTTGAATCTCAAGATAGTGAACTTGTAATTATGTCTAAATATCTTGGCAGTCTTCAACAATTAGTTGCCGCCAGTTTAAAAGATAAAAAAGAAAAGGGTTTTTTAAAACCACCTTACTTTGGAAGTTCTTTTATTACCGATCAAACAATTGCTAAAGAAACTAAAAGAAGATTACAAGAAGATGGTGGTGGAACATACGAAATTGACGTTGTATATTACCAACCAACTTTAATAATTCAATATGTTAACATGCAAGAACAACAAAAGAAAGAAATTTTTTCTCTTCTTAAAGCGTTTAACAAATTTAAAATGAAAGAAGCAGCAGATTATTGGGGTAAAATTCAATCTAAATATACAAAAGATAAAGATTTTATAAATAATTTAACAACACAATGGTTTGCAATTAATAAAAGCGATCAAGAACGAAAAATGAAATACGGAGGTGAAAGAAAAGCTATTGTTTATTCCCGTGCTCCTATTGACGTTTTAAGAATGTCTGACCATCCCATGATTTCTTCTTGTCACTCCCAAGGTGGAGGTTACTTTCAATGCGCTGTTCAAGAAGCGATTAGAGGAGGTGCTATTGCTTATTCAGTTAATCAAGAAGACATACAAAAAATTATTGATGAAGATAGATTACAAGACATAGAAATATTTGAAGATAATGAAAGAGGGGTAAAAGGTATTAATCCAGATGGTAGAATTAGAATTAGAAGAATGTTTGATACTGATACCAAACAAGAGTATGCCTTACCAGAGATAAGAATATACGGTACTCCACCTGCTTCTTTCCAAAATAGTGTTTTAAGTTGGTCAGCAGAAAATCAAAAATCTAAATTTACAAATTTAGAAACTGGTGAATTTCAATTACCAGAGATTAAAAATGCTATAAGAGTTGGTGGTTCTTATGAAGATAATTACGCACCAGATCTTTATAATAGATTAGCTAAGAAAGTTGCTAATTCTTTTGGAATTAAAGATGAAGATGTTCCAAATTCCAATGTTTATATTCAAAGTGTCACCGTTGATGAAGGCTTGGATTTAATGAGTAATTGCGAAAGAATTTCAAGAAATATACGAAACGAAATGGTAACTTTTGATATGACAAGACTAGCAGATTATAAAATTATATGTAAAAATAATGGTAAGACAGGTATCGCATTTACAAGAGAAGGTCGTACAGAAGAATTTAATGATGAATTCAATGATGAATTTGTTGCGATAGAATTTAATTTCAAATATGAAATACATCAAAATAATATTAAAGGAAAACTTAAAACTGAATTAAACAACGATATAATAAAACAAATAATTAATAAAGGTGGTGAGATATCACCGGATTTTTATTTCTATAAATTATATAAATTACTAAATTTAGAAGGAACAGAATTCAAACCACGCAGAAACGGTCCACACTTGGTTTTTGAAGCAGATGCAAATTTAACCTTTAAAACCGTAGAAGAATTACGAACATTAAAAAATGAAATATTTAATTACGATAATGATGATAATAATTATCGTAATTTTGAAAGAACTGGTATAGCATTAGATTTTATAGAAATGCAGCCATTTGACACAGCATACGCTAAACGTTTATTTAGAGATGTAAAAAATAGTGATTATATGTTCTATTATGAGAGTTCTTATGGTTCTTATAATGGTTCTACGGTATTATTGGCTCCACCAAGCGAATCTTCACGATCTGAAAGAACAAAAGCATATGATCGTGGTAATCTTAAACAAACAGATATGTTCCCTACAATATATAATGGTTTTCTTGAAGGTATAGTGGAATATTTTTATGTTTATTCAATTCCAAAAGAAGCTTTAAGAGCTTCTTTAAAATATCCTACAAAAGAAAGACACCCAGATGGAGTAGTTTATCGCGCTTTGAAAATAGAGGCTAATCGAAAGAAAGAAGAAATAATGAGAGATATTCAAAAAGTTGTTTATGATATGCCAGACAAAATTATTAATAGTTTTGGTAGATTAGCACAATCAATTATAGAATTTGGCCCAACGGTAAGAAACCCAGAAGTTATAATCAACAATGAAACTGGTGAAGCTGATATTGAGAGAGATATTCAAATTGCCTTTACCCTTAAAATAAATCTTTCCACAAGCCTTAGTTCTGATCAACAAGAACAAGCTTTAAAACTTGTTGAATATTTTTACAATAACTTTTATAAATTTAGAGACAATTTAGAAGAACAATTAATTAATGATCTAAAACAAAAGGGTAGTCAGTTAGTAAAAAGTCTTATGTCCGATGCTTATCTCAAAGGTATAAAGGGTGAAAAACCTTTAGCAGACCCAATAGCAGAGATAAGACAATTAGACATACCAAACATAATGAAACAATTAGAACAACCAGTTATCCAACAAGCAAGAGAAAGTTGGGAAAATTCAAATGGGATAACTACTGATTTAAAAGTTCCTTTTTTTGCTACGACTACAGACGAACAAATGATAAGAGTTTATTATTCTTCTACCACTAACTACAAAAAAGTAAATCCATTAGAAGAAAACCTTTTTTATCTGGATTTTAAAATAGAGTATTTTAAATCAGGTACTAGCACTTATTTAATGATTAAATGTCCTATGATATTTCAACATACTTCTATAAGTGATATGAATGTTCAAGCTCTAACTATGGAAGAAATAATAGCTGATTTAGCATCGTCTATAGTGACTACTAATTATCGTGCTAAGGCTTCTAAAACAACTTACCAAGAACAAGAAAAGTATTTAGCTGGTAAAGAAAGCCAGATGGTATTTGATATAAGTAAGGAAACAAAAGAATTAATACAAACAAGACAAAAAGCAAAGGCAACAAAGGCAGATAAAGATGCGGCTATTGCTGCAACCACAGAAGACGAAAAACAAATGAAAATGTTTGAACGTAAGATGAATAAGAAACTAATTAAGGAAAGACTTATTAAGTGGTATAAAAGGAATTCATAATGAACGATAAAAAAGATTACCAAGTATTATGGGAAGGCTTTATTTCCAATAAAAAAATGTTATTGAATGAAATGGAAGGGCAGTATATGAATTTAATTTCTAATGCTACTGCCTATGCCGAAAGCCACCCAGAATTACTACCATTCAAAGAAGTGTTTGGTAATGATTTAAGAAAAGTTATTCCATTCCAACAAAAGAATGTAGATAAAATTGCTTATCTTTTAAGTATATTTAAATTATTTTCAAGAACAACAGAAGGGAAGCAATATTTAGTACCACAAGTTCAACCAACCACCGTAAAAGTTAAAAGACAACGCCAAGGTGGTGGTGAAACTTACGAACAAGAACAAACCTTAAATCAACTTGTAGCGGTACATACCTTTATAGATCAAATGGGTAATTCAAAAACAAGAAATTTGACGATTGTTAATAGTCTAAAATTATTAAATGGTGCTTATAAAAAGTATTTAGAAAAGTCAAATCAAGATCCAAATTCTGTAAATGTCTCCCAATTTACTATATTAAAAGTATTAGATACTATACCAAGAATGATAGATTGGTGGCAGAAAAATCAATCAAAAATTAATCAAGATCCAGAAATAGCACAATTATCAAAAGATCTTTCTGACGATATGAGCCAAGAAGCTTGGAAAATGTTTGATACGATTGATGAAAATGAAGGTGCTGGCGAGATAACTTCTAAATATTCTATTGTTCTTTCAAGAGTTCCTGTTGATGTGTTAAGAATGTCGGACCATGAAGGGATTAGTTCATGCCATTCTCAACCAAAGAACTATGGATCAAATGGATACTTTTATTGTGCTATAGCAGAAGCACAAAATCAAGGTGCTATTGCTTATGTTGTTAATACAGAAGATTTGGAGAATATAGATTTAAAATCAAAGGAAATCTTTGTAGACCGTGAAAGATCAATAGGAGGAATTAGACCATTATCTCGTATTCGTCTTAGAACTTTAAAAGATACTTCCACAGATCAAACTATTGCTGTTCCAGAACAAAAGATATATGGTTTATTAATTAATGGTTTTCAAGAATTTATAGATAAATATACGGCTCAATCTCAAAAAGAAATGTTTGTAGAGCAAGACGAAGATGGAACAAAACAATTAAAACTTCCAATACAAAGAAATCTTACTTATGTTGGTGGTTCTTGGCAAGATAGTCAAATAGGTAGAAACTTTAAAAGAATGTTAGATTATATAACTGGTTTAGGTGAAGTTAAACCAACCGAAGAACAAAAATTATTGATTAATGATTTTGCTGCGATAAGTGTTAGATACTCTGGAAATGATACTCAATACGAAGATGATGATGAAGATTATGATGAAGACAATAATGATGAAGACGATCAAAGAGAAGCAGCAGAACAAGAATATTACGATCAAATAAGACGAGGAGCTTTTAATACAGATAATTCTTTTATATTTAGAAGTTCTAATTTTAATTGGGTTTGGGGTGAGGGAGTTGAACTAAAACTTGTAGCATATACAAAAATTCCAATAGAAACATCTTCATTAAGTAAGAAATATTTTGTTAACGGAGAAGTAGATACAGAAACATTATGTAGTGATATTTTATCCGCAATAGTAGATAAAGCAGATAAATCTGAAGTAAAAGTTCAACTTGATTACCCAGACGTTGCTATTGATGAAAGTGAAACATATATACAAGGCGATAAAGATGATAAATATTTAACACTTAATTTATTTTATATTGAAGATGATATATCAGATATAGGAACATTTGGTTCTCACATATCGGACTTTATCCAATTTTATAATTCAATAGATAGTTTAGAAGATATATTAAAAGTCTATTTAATAGATAATGGTATTATTAGTGATGGAACATTTAGTATAAGTCAAAGAATAGCAAACTTAAAAAATTCTTTTGATCGTGATAAACAAAGAAACTTTACTTATATTGGTGGTGATAAATTTGAGTTTCGTCCTATAACTAATACACAACTTGTTGATAGTTCTAAAACTGGAGTATTGTTAACAAAAATTAATGTAGAAGATTATAGAGATATTCGTCATAATTTTGATAGTAGTTTTAATGAAGATATAGTAAGATCTTTTGTTAGGGAACAAGAGAAAACACTATCAAGTGCCTATAATAGTTTACAACGAAATTTATTCGATAATATACCAGCTAATTATTTATCTGAATTTACAGAACAGGAAAAATTTTCTTTCCTTGGTATTACTGGTGCTTTTAGTGTTGAACTTAAATTTGTTTATATGACCGAAGATATGAAAACAGCAATAGTAATGAAAGATAGCGAAGAAGCTAAAATAGTTGGTATTTATGCGGTTCCTGTTATAACAATTGATAGTAAGAAATCACCAGAAGCATTATTGGGACTTATAAATTATATGTATATGGTTGATGAAGACCCAGAACAATTTATAGATTTATTATACCTCTCATTTAAGATAGCAGCAAGTCAATATTCTGATCTTAATAATGCTATTTCTAAATTGACTGAAAGAAGAAAAAGAGTTATTAAAGAAAGGCTGAAGAATTGGTATAGAAAGAATAAAGGAATTATTTAATGTCGAAGAACACTCATCATTATAACTGGAATTTGTGGTCAAGCAAGAACAAAAAGTTAACAGAAAGAAAGAAAGTTTTGTTAAAAGAGATGGACGAGCAGTTTATTGATATGATAGAACCAGCTATTATTGCTGCTGGTTCGGGAGCAAATAAAAACTTTGCTCCTTATTTTAATAACAAGAATAGACTTGTAATTAATTATGATGAATCAAAAGTTAATTATATTGCTACATTAGGCGCATTATGTAGTAATTACATTAAAGAAACAATAGCAAGACAATCCAAATCTTATCAAGCTACTGATGTTTATAAACAAGATAGACAACAAGTAGATGATATATTAGCAAAAGTAAGAGAGGATGATCCCCACTCTCATTACAGAGAAGAAAGGTTATTTGGTTATGTGAGATATCCAGTATTAGATTCTATTAACTTTAATATATCACAAAAAGAAACTATACAAACTGGTGTGGGCGTTGGTGGTGTTGGAACAATAGAGAAAAAAATAACTATATATGAACCTGTTCTTGAATATAAAGTCACTAAACCAATATTAATTGGAAGTGAAAAGTATTCAGATCTAAATAGACAAAGCACTACTACTTTTGTTTCTACTTTTGGAGAAATTCTTAACAGGAATAAAGAAAAAGAATTGTTTAATGAATGGAATGGAGCAAAAGGTATAAGTTCACTTAGAGAAAGTATTTGTCAAGATGGTGAGGTTGTTAAACAAGCTAAAAAAGAATTTCTTAAAATAAATGAAAGTACAGAAACTTTAAAATTATCATTAAGTAAAAGTTTAGAAGCAAAAGCAAGTGAATATTCTATTGTTATTTCAAGAGCACCTATCGATGTTTTAAGAATGTCCGACTTTGTTGGTATGGAGTCATGCCATTCTACTGGTCGTGAATATTTTTATTGTGCTCTTGCTGAATCAAGAAATCAAGGGGCTGTTGCTTATCTTGTAAAGACAGAAGATCTTAAAAAAGTAAATCTAAATGATGAAGAAATATTTAATGACCGTCAAAGAAGGGTAGGAGGTATAAATCCAATATCAAGAGTTAGACTTAGAAGAATTTATGATGAAGCATTGAAAAGCGATTATATGGTTGTAGAAGACGCAATTTATGGTTCCAGAAAAGCTTTCTTTGTTGATACAATAAAAAAATGGGCTTCAAATATTCAAAAAGATGTGTTTGCTTTGGGAAACACACCAGAAGATATTTATATTCCAGATCCAGATGATATAACTTTAAAGGGTGGAAGTTATACTGACTTGGACCAAAGTGGTTTAGCAAAAGAAATAAGAGATATTATTTCTAATTCTATTAAATTAAAATTTGGAAATGAGGTATTAGAACAATATAAAACACAAATTGAATCAATTCGATATATTCAATATACAGGTCAAGAAAATGAAAATGAATTAAGTACAGATTGTAGTGATGCTGAAAACCTTAAAGATAGTTGGGAAGACACGGTAAGTAGAGTAGGATATGTTAGTAGTGTTGCGTTTGATGTAATTTGTAATGGTAGTGGTTTAGATCGTATAGAAATGAATATTGAATTAGAAAGTATTGTAATTGGTAATGGTGAAGAATATAATAATAAGAAACGTCGTTTTAATATGACGAAAGTAAAAGAATTATTACAAGGTGGTCATTACCATACTTCATATAGAACCGATGCGATGTTAACAGAAAAGTTGGAAAAATACTTTAATAAAATTCCTCACTTTAAAGATCTGGTAGGATATGATGTTGAAGGAAATGTTGTTATAAGTGATGATAGAATAGAGTATACAATAAAATTTATAGGTAATTATCCAACCTCAAGTGAAGCAGAATATTTATCCGGTAGATTTTATAATGTATTAAAGAAATATGATCTTTATGAATTTGAAGAAGTTTGTTTAGAATTTGCTGAAGAAATGGGATTGCTTGAAGACCAACCATTTGATATAGCAAACGAATATTCCTTAGAAAAATTTGCTGAAGATCTTTTTAAATCAAGAAATCATTTTAGATATAATGAAGGAGAAAGTGAAGAAGGTACAAAAGACGTATATTCTTTAATGGGAAATCCAGAAGGACAAGGACCATCTACAAACAATTCTCCAATAATAGGAATTATTCCATTTGAATATGAACTTAGAGAGAAGTTTATGGAACTATTCCAATATGGCTCTACTAACTTTCAAGTTTCTTTTAGAAATAAATTTAGTAATAAAATGTATAAATTAAATTCTTCTGTTGATGAACTTGCTTTACCAAGAGAATATAGTAGTAGACAATATCAAATTCCTATGGGTAAACAAGGAGACTACGGAAAAGCACTAAGAGCCGTAGCACCATCAGCAAGGATGCCGGATGATGAAAGCTTAAGCATTGTTTTAACTGCTGGAGAAGAAAATACATTCCAACAAGCACGAAATACAAAACAAATTGAAGTTAAATTATTGTTAGACATACACATAAATGAAGAAATGCAGTCCGAAAACGAAATTATGAGTACCATGAACTTTATGGATATATATGGTGGCGAGAAGTATGATGAACTTATAGGCTTAGCCACAGAAGCATTTAAAGAAGCTTGGAAACAATTTGGATTTGAGATGGATAGACTTATTTCTAAATTAAGTGAACCAAAACAAAAGAAACCAGATGATTTTTCTTCATTAGAAGCTGGTGTTCAAACAGGTAATCTTCCGCTTTATACTATGAAGTCTGTTGAACAACCAGAAGATAAGAACGAAGCAAAGAAGAATAAGAAACTACTTATTAATGAAAGATTTAAGCGTTTGCTAAGGAACATGAAAAAATGATAATGGAAAGCATATTAAATAATTGGAAAGGCTTTCTCAAAGAAGGCTTTACAGAAGAAGGAACCCCAGACCTTAAATACTATGCTTTCGATTGGGATGATAATATAGCCTTTATGCCTACCAAAATTATTCTTCTTGATACAGAGGGTAATGAAGTAGGGATGGCTACCGATCATTTTGCGGAGTATAGAACAGAGATAGGTAAGAAAGAGTTTGAATATGAGGGGCACACAATAAAAGACTTTGCTCCATTCCCATTTAGAAATTTTAGAGTTGAAGGTGATACTCAATTCTTACAAGACGTTATGACTGCTAAATTAGGACCATCATTTCCAGACTTTAAAGAATGTGTTGAAGGTGCTTCTATATTTGCTATAATTACAGCAAGAGGTCATAATCCAGAAACTCTTAAAGAAGCTTGTAAAAAGTATATTCTTTCTGGTTATGGTGGAATTAATACAGAACAAGTTATATCAAATATTAAAAAATATAATGAATTGTATAAATCTTCTGGCTCAACAGATAATTCTAAATTAGTAGATGATTATTTACAAATTTGTAAATTTCATCCTGTAACGTTTGGAGAAGGAAGCGCAGCAAACCCAGAGCAATTAAAAGTAGTTGCTTTAAATAACTTTATTCAATATGTTAATACAGAAGTAAAGAAAGTTAAAAAACACGCTCAAAAAGGTTCTAAAATTAAAATAGGTTTCTCCGACGATGATTTCAAGAATATTGAAGCGATGATATCTCACTTTGGGTCAAGAGACGAAAAAGGTAAATTTAAAGCTGGACGACCACAATCATTAAAGATAAAGTATACAGGCAAACCCCGTGGATAAGGATAAGCAAATCCAATTACTTCAAAATAAAATAAAGTTGTTAGAGGATTTGCTTACTGAGTCAAATGAAGAATGTAAATTACTTTGGGATTATTTGGATGAAGTAAGGGAAAATGAAAAAGCCCTTATGAAAGAAATACAAATTGCCGTAGATCACTATATTGTGACTAAAATGAAACCTGTTGGTGACGCTTAAATAACTTTGTCTAACTTTGTCTATGCTTTTACCCTCTTATCAAAACTAATTACTTTCCTATGGGGGTAATATGAATTGTCTAAACATAAGAAAAGAGGTATACAGGTAGGTGACCCTGTAAAACTAAAAATAAGCAGATCATCAAGACCACCAAGAAGAGTGGAAACCCCAGAAGAATTAGGGATAGGAACCGTTGTTGAAAAACTAACAGGACTTTTTCTATATCCTCACGAAAAAAATATTATATTTGAATATGATAGCGAATTAGATCCTAATTATATTAGTTATAAAAGTTCCAAAGAAAAAGAAGTAGAACAAACTTCAATATGTAAAGTTTATTGGTTTGGAATAGATAAAGACAAATGGGAATATGAAAAAGATTTAGAAGTCTTGACGGATAACTGAAAGGGGTTAAAGTGTGGCTATGGAAAAGACTACAAGAAGCACTCAAAAGGGCTCTGCTCGTCGGGAACACTTTAAGAGGGGCAATACCCCATCTATGTGGAGAGGTTCAGCCAAGACCTTTACAGATAGGCGCAAGCAGGATAATAGAAACAAGTGTCGTCGCAGAGGCCAAGAAAGAAATGAAGATATTTAGAACAGGTGATCTTGTAAGAACAATAGGTCATTGGGATGGTTGGGTTACCCTTGGAATTGCTTATAGTTATGAAGATTGGTTAGAAGCTTCAAAAGAACAAGACAGCGAACACAATAGGCGTTATGTGTATATACAAACCATTTCGGGCAAGCAAGTAGAAAAACACCCAGAGTCCGGTTATGAATTAGGTGGGTTTTACCCAGATAATCTTGAAAGAATTTCCACAACGGAGTAAAAATGGAAAAGAAGATGCGCGGATCTTATGTAGATGGTTCTTATGTTCCAGCACAAGAGGAGCAGGTAGTTGTTAAGGTTATTAGTCTTAAAAATCCAAAGACGCTTGACAATAAAGATAAGAAGTAATAAGAGGGATTGATGGAAAGAGAAGAATGGAAAAGTAATTTCACAGAAGAAATGAGAGAATATTTTTATCGTGCTCTCTTTTTCCATAAGAAGGACCATAGAAATAAGAAGAATTCACTTAACAGAATTGTATATAAATATATAATTCCTAAACATGAATTAGAAAACATAGAATATTATAGTATAATCCCAACTGAAGGCGAATATAAAAGAGTAATAACAAATCGTAATTTTGTTAAATACTGCGAAAGAAGAAACAAAAGATTTAATGTTGGCGATTTGGTTTGGTATATGTTACACTATGGTCCAAGTAAAGAACGTGTCGCTATCGTTACAAATATACGAGATTATTCAAGTGGTTGGATATACACCATTAAATATATTGCTAATGGTGATGAAGTATCAGTATCCTCCGATGGAGTTATAGGTGTTGAAGCCAGAAATCTTGATAAAGAAAATGACTATTAGAAACTCCTTGACTTTGTTAATAAAAGTGTTATATATAATTGTTGGCTATTTGATAGGTTTGGCTTATAGAGGTTTTGTGGGTTAGGGATTAGATAGACTTTAAATATATATTTGTTTAGGTTGTAGGCTACTATCAACCTTGTTACCTCCAAACACTAGGTTTAAATCTAAGGGATTACCTATTAATTCCTGTTTGACGATTTAAACTGAAGTTGGGTTTGTGTGGAAGGGCAGTAACGTAAATTAGAATGTAGCTAGTCCGAGAGTAACAAAGATACTCTTACTTTTATCTAATCCCTAATCCATTTTACTACATGAGGTTTAAATGCTGGAAGTTATTTGTGGTGGAATGTTTGCCGGTAAATCCGAACTTCTTATCCAAAGACTAAATCGAGCTGGATATGCGAAGAAGAATATTATTGCTTTTAAGCCAGCAATAGATAATCGATATTCAATAACCGAAATTGCTTCTCATTCGGGACATACCTATAAATCAGTAGCAGTTAAATCGGCTACTGATATTACCGATTACATTACAAATGATATTGATGTAATTGGAATTGATGAAGCACAATTCTTTGATGATTATATTATTGAACTTGTTGAGATATTATCCAGCAAAGTTGATATTTATGTAGCAGGATTAGATTTAGATAGTGCTGGTAAGCCGTTTGGTAGTATGCCTTACTTGCTTGCTATCGCTGATAAGGTTACTAAGGTATCTGCCGTCTGTATGAAGTGTGGTGCTGATGCTACACGTTCTCAAAGACTTGTTGATAGTAAAGAACAGGTTATGGTAGGAGCAAATGGAACCTATGAAGCAAGATGCCGAAAGTGTTGGACCCCCTAAATATTCTCTTGGTCAAATAGTTGTAGCAGATCTTTCACTTGATAAGGTTATTGGTTATGTTATTGAAGTCCAAGAAGATAACTTTGGAAACTTTAATGGATGGTATAAAATATATGATCTTTATGCTGGAACATTTCCTCCACAATTTGAAGCAAAAGAGGATTGGATAGAAACCTATGAAGAATTTTCAGATCGGAGACATTCTAAAATATAATAAGGGAGAGTATATTATTAATTACTTTCTTGTTGTTAATAGAACAGAAATCAAATCTAATCTTCATCATGCTGGATATCTTGTCGAGTATAAGATAAAGAACATGGAAACAGATGGAATTAATATTATATTTAGTGATGATAAAGTTATAAGCAGATTTGTGAGGCAAAATGAATAATCAAATTAAACTTGGTGATATCGTTCATGTTGCGATGAACCCGGATATTATGGCTTACGTCACAGATATTCGTAGTCAAAAAGATACACAAGAAGCATTTAAAAATCTATACTATGTTGAGTTTTTTAGTGGTCCCCTTACAGAAGGAAAGCATGTAACTTATTATTATGCTCACGAAATTAGAAAGGTTACTTAATGCGCTGGAGATATGGAATAATTAAAGATACAAAAAAGCATAAATCAAAAGAATACACAGAATATTTTATTGGTGAAGTATATTATACTGATGATCCAAATAAAGCAACAATGTGTTCCGGTGAAGGATATTTCCCCAGCATTGAAGAAGAAGCAATACCTCAAACAGAAGAACAAATTATTGAAGGATTTAAGAAAGAAATCCAAAAGATTTTAAATGATATTGAAGGCAACAAAATAATTGATGCTGATGGTCCATTTGATAGATTGAAGAAGAAAGAAAGACCTTGACGATCTCTCTAAACTGATTAAGTAGAAGAAGAAGGAGAAAGAAAATGACCATTGACCTTGAGGATATCGAGTCACGCATCAAGCACACTTCCGAGAACGACTATGCGTGGTTGCTGGGCACGCACGGGGGGGCTGCGCTCGTCGCGGAGGTGGAGCGTCTACGTCTTGACCTTGCTGATATTGAGCACGCCTATAAATTTGCTTGCGATAAGGCAAAGTTGCTGGAGCGTCAAGCCGTGGTGGCGTGGCTGCGGGAGGAAGGTTCGATCAACAGTATACTATCACCGCTGAAAGGTGCAGCCGACGAGATCGAACGCGGCGACCACCTTAGAGAGAATGAAAAATGAACATCGACAACACCGAACAGATTGGGGCTGATCGTGAACGTCAAGCAATTGTAATATTTCTGCGAGCAAGTGCGAAAAGCCGTGCAACAGGATCAGAAATAAGATTACTTCAAGATCAAGCAACGCGAATTGAACGAGGAGAACACCAAAATGAAAGTTAAAGCAACTCTATATATTCAAAAGATAATTTGGATTGAACATCAAGTAGAAGTAGAAGCATATAATAAAGATGAAATCAATAATGTAATTGAAGATGCTTTTGGTGATTGGTCCGATAAACAAGAAGATAATAATGATCCAGCAGTATCTTATGAACTTGATGATTATGGTTGGGAAGACCTTGACGAGAACTTCAGCAAGGGATAAGATAGAAACATGAAGGAGAGAAGATGCTGATCCTAATGATGTTTGCTTGTCTTATCCAAGATCGTTATATAAATCACGATACAACAGAATTTGAGGATACCGCGACTGAATAAAGAAAGTTAAAGAAACCCTTGACGAGAGACAACGAAGAGGGTACATTGAAAGGGTGAGGAGAAGAAATGACCGCTATCCAAATCGCAGACCTAATTGACCTTGTTGTTGAAACTTCTGTTGATGGTGCTAAATGGACTGATACTGAAATTCAACGATTTTCAAATCTTAATCGTGCTCTATGGGATTTAGCGCATAAAAATAATATTAAGAAAGAGGTTGATTTTATTTTATATGAACGCTCTGTGCTTAAAGTGATAAAATCTCTTGACGCTCCTTGATAGAGTGGTTAAGATAGAGAAGGAAGCAGAGAGGTTCAAGTCCTCTCAACTGAATAATGCCTGTGCCTATGACAGTTAGAACAGAGAAGAACACACTTATCAAGTTCTGCTATCATAGTTTCAAGCTTAACAATTCTCATTTTGCTCCAATCAATATCTTTTGAAGCAGGATCTAAATGATGAAAATCGTAAACATATGGAGGATAAACTTGGTTACAATCCAAACATTTTCCTCCTTTGTAATTAATAGCCCATTCGCGTCTTTGTTTCCACTTATCGTTTGAAACTTTGTCTTTACAAACTTTACAGTGACTATAAACACCTTTTTTTCTATCTTTTTGTTTATAGAATTCGTTAATATCTTTTTCTTGATTACATTTAGTGCATAGCATTTTATTGCCTCCACTAATAAATAGTAGGATAGAAAGAAAACTTCTCTCCAAGAAAAGAAAAAAAGACACTTGACAAGCGAAACGAGACACAATAGATTAGATAGTGAAAGCAGAGAGGTTCAAGCCCTCTCGTTAATGTGGGGATAGCTCAAATGGATAGAGCAAAAGTTTTCTACACTTTAGGTTGAAGGTTCAAGTCCTTCTCTCCACGCCACTTTAACAATATGCTATACCGATTATGATGCTTTTAAAAGCTCGTTTAAACCAACTGTAAACATTATCCACCTTTAGCTCAGTTGGTCAGAGCAATAAGCTTATATCTTATCGGTCCCCCGTTCAAATCGGGGAAGGTGGACCAATCAGCTTGAAACTACTTGACACCTTTGCGAAGCGTGTTAAAGTATAGGCAAGCAAACAGTACGGCTCCTTGGTGGAATGGTATACACAGCAGACTTAAAATCTGTCGCCCTCACGGGCTTGCGAGTTCAAGTCTCGCAGGAGCCACCACTTTTTGGGAAGATGGTGTAATGGTAGCCACGACAGACTCAAAATCTGTTGCTTAACGTAAGCGTAAGGGTTCAAGTCCCTTTCTTCCCACCACATTACGGAGAATTAGTCTAATTGGTAAGGCAACGGATTTGAAATCCGTCGAGGTAAAACTCTTACACGTTCAAGTCGTGTATTCTCCGCCATTTTAGGGACGGTAGCTCAGTTGGTAGAGCAAGGGCCTTTTAAGCCCAAGGTCGTGGGATCGTGCCCCACCCGTCCCACCACTTTTTGCCTGTATAGCTCAGTTGGTAGAGCACTATCTTTGTAAGCTAGTGGTCACCCGTTCAAATCGGGTTACAGGCTCCACATACGGTCCCATCGTCTAGTGGTTAAGACTCCAGCTTTTCACGCTGGCAATCGGAGTTCAATTCTCCGTGGGACTACCATTTTGGCACTATAGCTCAGTTGGTAGAGCAAGCGTTTCATACACGTTCGGTCACTTGTTCAAATCAAGTTAGTGCCACCATAAAGTTAATTAGGGGAGCATCGCATAGCGGCAATTGCAAGGGACTGTAAATCCTTTCTCATACGAGTTCGTTGGTTCGAGTCCAACTGTTCCCACCATTTTATTCCCGATTAGCTCAGTTGGTTAGAGCAACGGACTGTTAATCCGTGGGTCGTGTGTTCAAATCACACATCGGGAGCCATTTAGAAAAAGAGAAATAAAATGTATGAATTTCTTAAAGAAGTTAGGGAACTTAAATATACTTCTAATTCATATTCGGACGCAAAGCATGAAAATGAAGTAAAAAACTTGTTAATTAAGCATGGATTTTCTGAAAAAATCATAGATACTAAAAAGCTACCTGTTATGGCTATTCGTGACTCTTTACTTGAAGAAGAACAAACATATATTGATATTATACAAAATAATGAATTTGTATATCAATTTTGTGGTAAGAATGATTCACCAGATTTTATTTTAAAGTTAAATGATAAATTTTATTTTATAGAATGTAAAACTAATAAAAGTGCTTCGTTCCCTGTATACAATAGCGGAAAACCAAAGCAAAAATATATATATATTTTTAGTAGTGGTAAATATAATCAAACAACTTTCTTTTGGGGTAGAGATATAATAACAAAAGAAAAAGATCGTCTGTTTTCAAACCTAATAGAAAAAATAAATAAAACGATCAAAGAGACTGAGTTAGATCCTGCTTGGGAAGATGATGTTGGACTTGGTTTCTATTGTAGAGCGATGTATCATCATATTGGTAAATCTGATAAAACTGATTATATTAAACATAAGTATAGAACAACCCGTGAGGAAAACGTACTAAATGAATTCTTACAAAATTGAAAATGGTAACTGTTTGGAAGTTATTAAAAATCATCAAGATGAAAGTTTTGATGCCTGTATAACTGATCCGCCATATGGTATGGGAATGGAATTTTGGGATCATTCAGTACCATCTGTAGATATTTGGAAAGAAATTTATAGGGTATTAAAACCCGGTTCTTTTTGTCTAGCTTTTTGTAGCCCTCAATTATACCATAGACTAGCTCTTAACATAGAAGATGCTGGTTTCAAAATTCAAGATCAAATTATGTGGATGAGCACTACCAAAATGCCAAAAGTAAATAAGCTAAAACCAGCTCATGAACCTATTGTTGTAGCTCAAAAACTTTTTAGTGGAACTATAGAAAGCAACTTTAATAAATATGGAGTTGGTAAAATAGATATTGAAAGTGTTAGAATACCTTGGGATAAAGAACCTCCTAAAAATTGGGTAGCACAAGGTTCTAAACGTAGAACTTTTGGGAAGCAAGGTAATACAAAAGGTGGTGCTGATATCTATGGAAAGGTGGATGCTAATATTAACGGAAGATACCCTTCTAATATTGTTGGCGAAACTCTGTCTGAACATCAAAAATATTTTTATGCTCCAAGAGTAACATCAAAAGAAAGACTAGAGTTTAACGATCATCCAACTCCAAAACCAATTAGCTTAATGGAATATCTAATAAAGATTTATTGTCCAAAAGATAAACTAGTATTAGATCCTTTCTGTGGTAGTGGCTCCACAGGTATTGCCGCTCTCTTAAATGAAAGAAATTTTCATGGTATTGAAATGGAACAGAAATATTGTGAAATAGCAGAAAAGAGAATAGAAAACTATCTAAATTAAAAGAAGATTTAATTAAAACACCCCATTTAAAATCTGTTTAATATAAATTTAAATTAATAATAAAACCCCTTAATCACAAAATGGTTAAGGGGTTTTTCTTTTTATCCCCCTTGACTTCTTCTTCAGCCACGATAAGATTGAAGCATGATGAAAAGAAAGAACAGGTTTGATGTTGGAGACATTATCAAATTTAATTCTACACATGATTTGTCTAGTTATTATTATCTAATTGTAGGAGAAGAAACAGAGAATTATTCAGACAATTATTTAGTTCTTTGCTTTGGTGATGGTTATGAATATCCTCTTGAAAAAAGCAACTCTCACTTCTATGATAAGGTGTCCTAATGCTTCAAATTGGTGATTTGGTTGAATTAGTAAAACATATTGCTCTAAAAAATCAAGACCGCTATAAGGCTGACCAACTCTATAAACCTTCTAATGTTTATGGACTTATTACTAAAATCTCCAGCGGTTATTATGATAACAAAGTAAACTATTATACCGTTATGTGGCTTACAACGGGCGATAGTTATAAGTATGAAGCAGAAGAATTAGTAAAGGTATCATAATGAAGTATAAAATTGGTGATATTCTTTGTTATGAAGATAAATTTGAAAATACTATTGTTGGTTCAGTACATTTTCTTATTACTGATGTGGATGTGGACGAAGTGCTATATTATTTTATGTGTCTTGATGAAGAAGTTGATCCAAATGCGTCATATAGTATAACTTTTGTTGATAGTTCCCCAAAATGGAGGAAGGTATCATAATGAAGTATAAAATCGGAGATATCTGCTATTATCGTGGATATCTCGCAAAAATTCCAAAATATGTTTTAATTGTTGATGAAGTAAGAGAGGGTCTTAAAGAAATGATATTTTTGGAAGATGGTTATAGATTTGTCGGCAAAGAACTTTATTTATTGCCCCTTGACTTCCTTCGAAAGATTGATAAGGTAGAAGAAGAGGAAGCCTAATGTTCCAAATTGGTGACCTTGTTCAAGTGAAAACACGCCTCAAAAACGATGCAGATAATCGACAATTAGTAGGAATTGTTGAAAGTGTTGTAGACGGTAAAGTTGGCGTTCGTTATTTAAATACTAATGACTTTGGATTTCATATTTATAGTGGTATTACAGTTTACACAAATCCCCTTGACTATCTTCGAAAGATTGATAGTATTGTTGAAAAGGTAAAGTAAAATGGAAATCCCCCTTACTTATTCTTCGCAAGCAGTTAAGGCCCGTGGAAATAATATTAATGAGAAACTACAATATCTTATTAATTGGTATACAAAAACAGGTAAGGATATTGAACCTTCTTGGGAATTTCAACGAGAACTTATGGAGTTTACAAAGCATTGGACTTTTGGACTTATCCAGCTTATGCGCGAAACTCCCGAAGAAACAAAGGAAGAAATTATTAATCATCTACCGGATATTGAATATGTAATAATGAATTCTAAAAAGTCAGCTAATACGGTAGGTGCTATGTATCTTTATTGTGAACTACAAAATATTGTGAGGTAATATGATTTTTTCTCTTTTAATTATGTCTATTGGTTTTACCGCTTTTTGTATTCTCCATGAGGAAATCCCACCAAAAAAGCAAATTGTTCTTAAAATTCCAATCATTCCTGTTGTTGTCGATTTGATAGAAGATGATTATGTTTCAGATCCCGAAGAGATTGATCCTCCAACAATGATAATGCCAAGGAAGCAAAAATGAAGTTGACTGAATATCTAAATAATTCTATCACCGATGAAACTTCTGTAATTTTTGGAAAGTTTGGAGCAATTGAAAGTTTTAATTTAAATCCTAATGAAAAAGTAAAAGTTCTTACTCAAAAGATTATGAGGGACAAAAAGTATTTCTCAATCGATACCTTGACGGTCAACAAGAGTGGAGATATCTTGTTGATTGAAAGCGGAGATAAGAAGTGGGTGCCGTAAAGTTTAATTATGGGGATCTTGTCACCATTCAAGTAAATTATAGTAAATCTAATACTAATTTTGCGCGTCAAGGCTCCATAGGAATTATTATTGAACCAACAAAAGATTATACTCGCGGTTCTAATGTTGTGAAGGTATTTGGTAGTGATGATGAATGGTATCTTAGAAATAATGAAATGGATCTTCTTCATCGTGCTTGACGGCTAAACGATAATGGTGATATACTTTTGGTTGAGAGTGGAGAACAAAGATGAGTTCCCTAAAATATGCTGCTGGTGATATTGTTGTAAACTTTAATATTGGTGATATTGTTATTGTTAACTCCGAAGCATATGAAGAAGCTTTTGTAGGTGAAATAGGATATGTAGCATCAATGCCTTATCTATCTTTTTCATATATTACGTTTTTTAGTGATCCAGAACAAGAGATATTGTTTAAGAACTCCGAAATCTTTCTTAAACCTCTTGACGGCTAAACAACAACAGGCTAAGGTATAAGCATCGGAGGAAATGATGATGAATAACCGTCCCGAAATTGGCGATATGATTATGCTTCTTCGTCCCGAAATCCGCGAACTTCCTCCCAAGGTTCGTCGTGGTCGTCCTCCCAAGGTTCCGCGTATTGAAACGGAAACTACTTGGCACGACGACGTTGAAGCAATCATTCTTAGTGGTCCTACGCAGGGAATTTCGTCCGATGGTGAAGATTATTGGCTGGAGTGGTTGACCCAGCGACTTGACAACGGAAAGAAGTGTGTTATTAGTAGTGGCGGCAGAGGATACATGAGTAATACCTTCCGTATTGTGCGAAGGGCAAATGAGTGAAGAAATTTGTAAAGAATAGTGTATGGTTTGCTTCACCAACCAACGAAACCAAACCATTTTATTTTATTGTAATTCGTCCTCGCCCTATGGATATGAAGATTTCTATTTACAATTTTGATAGTGGCGAAATCAAAGAAAACTATTATTTTAAATATGAAGAGATGGACCTAAATTATATCTTGACGAGGATTGACTAATGCGAAAGTTCTTTAAGGATGTTGTGCTTGGCGATATTCTAATTTCAAAGCAGAGTATCAGCGGTATTAACTTTGTTGGAGTTGTTGAAACTATCGAACATGCACCAAAGCAATCTGTATCGATTAGAACTTTTCGCGAAGGCAAGACTTATATTATTCATGGTTCTTCAATTGGAGATACATGGGAAATTGTGACGTAAACAATAAAGGAAATTAACATGAAACTAATGCATGGTGATATACTTGTATACAAAAGTAATTTGTTCTTCGTTCTAAACCCTTCTCGTTTAGTATATGATGATGGTTCTTTTTTAGTGCTCGTCCAAAATTTAGAAGATAGTGGAGATTTTAGAAACATTAATTCTACATACCATCTTGACAGCGGTATGTGGACCCGATACAATAACCAAACAAAGGAGAACTAAATTGACTTTCCGTGGCTTTTTCAATGATGATGCGAAGAGTGATAATGATAGTGATGTGATTATTTGTTCCGTTCATGGAGAATACCCAGCTTCTATGAAGGCTTTTGGGTGTCCCGAATGTGTTAAGGAAGCAGAAGACGAAGAGCAAGAAGAAGAAATGCTTAATAAGTCTAAAATTGCTCGCTTTAATACTCCAAGGAAGCGATAATGCCTATTTACAATGATTTAACTGAAAAAGAAATAATCCAAAATCTTGTTGAAGATAAGATTTTACTTGAAGCAAAAGTAAAGCAGTTAGAAGCAGAAGTAAAAGGTCTTAAACAAACAGACAGAAAATCTAAAATTATTCCTATCTACAATTTGGGAGATTAATCAAAAGCATCAAATATTTAATTGATTTTGATGCTTTTGACGTAGTTTAAAACTATTTATTTCATAGGAGAAAATTCTATGGAAGAAAATATAAAACTAAAAGAACAAAAAAAAAGATGGTATCAAGCCAATAAAGAACGGCTCAATCAAAAACAAAAAGAGCGTAACGAAGTCAATAAAGAACTAATAAGAGAAAGAAAAAAAAGATACGGGCAAGAAAATAAAGAAAAGATTTCAAATTTTAAAAAAGAGTGGTATCTTAAAAACAAAGAGAGAATTTTAGAAAATAGAAAAGAATATTATGAAAGTAATAAAGAACAAATAACTAAATATAAAAAAGAGTGGCATCTAAAAAATAGACCAAAACGCTTGTTAGAGTTTAAAAGATATAATGAAGAAAACCAAGATAAAATTAAACAACAAAAAGCAATTTACAAAAGTAAATATCCAAACAAAAACAAAGAAAGTTCTTCTGCGTACAGACGTAAATATTTTGATAAGTTTAAAAGATATAGTATTACAAAATATGGGATTACGATTAAACAATATCAAGATTTATTAGATAAACAATTACATAAATGCTATATATGTAAAATTGAAACCAAGAAGAACGGAAGAAGGTTATGTATAGACCACGATCATATTAATGGTAAAGTTAGGGGTTTGTTGTGTAATCTTTGTAATTCCATATTAGGCTACGCAAAAGATAATATTGAAATATTACAAAACGCAATAAAATATTTACAAGAACCTCCATTCCAATCGGTTGACGAGGTAAAGTAAACAGATTAAGAGGTTTCTATGAACGACCGAACCCTTTATGAATTCCAAATTGGGGATATTGTAGCCCATCGCATGAATGAGAATTTGACGGGGATCGTTCTTGAAACCAAATTTCTAAATCATAAAGATAGAGAAATTCTTTATATTTGTTGGTTTGCCGAAGGTCCAGCATCTAAAAAGCGTTATCCAGCCGCACATATCGTAAAGGTATCGTCGTGAAATATGAAATTGGGGATATTGTAAGATTGAAAGATACTAAGTTAATTGGTATTGTTTTAGATTTTCACTTAGAACCAAATTCATCTTCAATTTTTGACGCTCAATCTTATCTTGAAATTCTTTTATTTCATAATAATATTTCCATGAAATATACATATTTTCCCCATTATGATAATTTTGAGAAGATATCATAAATTTTTATAGGAGAAACTAAAATGTCTGTTGATCCTTTTTTGATTGTAGTTTTTTTAGGTTTTTTCTTCGCTATCTATTCTGCTGCGAAACTTCGTCTTTAACCCTTGCGCTCTTCCTACAACCCGTTAAGATTAGTTTGAAGAGAGGAAGAAAATGAAAGGCTATCGTCGTCAGTCTAAATGCTCTTTCTGCTCCACCGTGGGTCATAATCGACGGGGCTGCGAATTATTTAAAAGTTCCAGAAACCAAATTGTAGAGAAATATAAGATTTTCCGTGCAAAATGGTGGGAAGCTTACAAAGATCTTCCTTATGGCTATGGAACTATTTACGAACACGCGCTTGGAAGTTATTGCCACAACGAAAAAGGACAATGGACCCGTTGCGAAGTTAATAATCTACTTACCGATACCATTGTGGGTATTATGCTTCCAAGCCTTATTAATGAAAGCGGAAATCTTATTGTTTCGGCTTTTTCTAATATTGAAGATAAAAGTAAGCACAATTATATTGAACTTCCTTTTGTTAAGGGATACATTACGGAATACTCCCGCAGAATAAACTCTCATGGATTTACTTATTGCGCTTTTCAAGAACCTTTTGAGAAGAATATTCTTTCTTTTGGAGCGACCCTTGCGGAAAGTGTAGACCGGGATAAGCTGAAGGAGTGGTTGGAAGCCGAAGATCTTCACAAGTCTTATAGGTTTATGGACCCTTCAACTTCTTACGATAATCTTATGGAAGGTTATGGAATGAATACTGAAATCGTCGGGTAAAAGAAACTTGAAATCGTCCTTGACGGTGGACTTCAACGGGTTAATAGTAGAAGACAAGGGAGGAAATGATGGGATCGTGCCGTTTCTGTGGAAGCAAAGGACATAATCGTAATGGTTGCCCCGATGTTGCGGCTCACGCTGCCAGCGGCAAGGCAAAGATCGTAGAAGGACAGGATCGCTATTCTCTTGATTGGAGGGAGCGTTTCGCGGTTTCTATCCAAGAGAACAAGGCTACCCGTTCTGCTCGTGTATCTACTTCTCCTCGCAAGTGTTCCTATTGCTCCGTAGCGGGTCATACGCGCGCAACCTGCACTACTCTTGTTGAGGATCGGCAAGCAGCTTTCAATCACGAAAAGACGTTCCGCACTAATTTTGTGAATTGGGTTGCTAATAGCGGAATTGGTATTGGAACAATTCTAACTCGTCAAATGTGGGATAATACAGAGTTTTCGCTGCTTGTGCTTGGTGTGGATTACAAAACAATCAATATTTTGAATACTCATGGAAGTAATGTTATTCGCGCGCAGTATCTTAATCGTGTTGGTTGGGAAAATGAGGTAGGAAATTACAATATTGCTCCAATTAAATCTTTTGGGTTTGAAATTTCCGCTCCTGCTTCTTCCGTTCCTGTTCCCGAAAGTTTCCTAAATGAAGAAGTAATTAAGAATTTGGTTGATGGTTGGTTTGATGGAAAAAGCACGCGCTCTTCTCGTTGGGATAATTATAACGCTGGTTGTTTCCGCGTAGGTCGGCCCGATCTTACGGATTTGAGCGAGAAGGCAAAGATTTACGCAGTTTAGAAATTATTTAGCCCTCCTTGACTTCCGGGTCTTGGAGGGCTAATCATTAGTGGGAGACGAAAAATGAAGTTCGATGTTGAAGAAGCAATTGAAGAAATCCTTGTCGAAGGTTTTAGCGAGGGAGATCTTTTGCGAGCGGTCCTTGCAGTTCTTCCAAAAAGTGATATTGCTGAAATTCTAAATTCAGCCGAAGAACACCTTTTTGCTGGTAAGGAAGAAGAGGAAGAAGATTGGGATAGCGACGAAGATCAAATTGACGAGGAAGAAGAATTCTAATGCTTAACGTCGGAGATCTTGTTGAAGTAATTTACAGGCAAAATAAACCTGCGATCATAATCTCCATTTTTAAGGAAAGAGACAATAAAGATAAATTTAAAGAACTGAAAACTTATTATGTCGTTAAACATTTTGAGGATGAAGGAACAGGAGAATGGTTGGAAACTTCGCTCCGACGCTTGACGGCTTGAAAGCACAAGGATAAGGTATAAGCATCGGAGGAAAGAAATGGCTGGTGAAAGACTTTGCGGGAATTGTGGTGAGCCTAACCATAACCGGCGCACTTGTAAAAACCTCGCAAAAGCTCCAGCCGTAAGGGAGGTCGCCCCTTTTCCCCAAATCCCTGCTATTCCTTTTAAGCAGGTTGAACGGGTAGAATATGAGGGTGACCTCCCGATAGTCGATATGACGCCTTGCCTTCTTCGACTAAAAGGTTATACCCAAATCTGTTCGGGGTCGTTCCGTATGACCGTTCCCGATGATACCACCTTCGATCAAATCTCTAACTATGTCTTTTGGAGATAATATGCGAGAATACCAGCGGTTCAACCTTGGAGATATTGTCAAGCATAAGTATCAAAATAATCATGGTTATATTTTTAAGGTTCATAGTCCATATTATGCCGTGCTTAACCCTCACAACGAAGCTTATACGGTTATATGGTTTAACGAAGACCTTAACGACCGTCTAAGGTATGGATACGATCAAATCGAACTTGGCGATATTATCGTAAAGGTGTCCTAATGTTCCAAATCGGTGATATTGTTGAACTTTATAACTCCGAAGAAGATAAAGTTCATACAGGTATGATATCTTCCAATATTATGGCTTCTACTTGGCATGATGAAGAAGAAGAATATTATAAAGTTGTTTGGTTTGATGAAAAAAATTCCTTGACGGAAGAACATTATTCTAATCTTGAAAAGGTATCCTAATGCTCCAAATTGGCGATATCGTAAATTTTAGTTATCTTACGGGTTTTGTAGTAAAACTTGACAAAGATCATTTTTGGATTAAGTGGTTTGATCTGGAAGAAGAATATGCTTATCATCTTTCCCAAGAAACACTTTTTCTAATCAAAAAGGTATCGTAATGTTTCAAATTGGTGATATTGTAATGATGGAGGAAGATAAACAAGAGGGAGAAATTTACGGATATGTGACCGAATTTGAAGAAGAAACCCTTTATCTTTGCGTTTCTTGGTTTGACGGGCAAAAAAGCATAGAATTCCCTAATCATGTGAAAAAGGTAGAAAATGGCTAAACTTCCCGATTACATCGACAAAACCGATAAACGTGCTATTGCTGAATACTTCATAAAGCAACGAGAACTTCAAGAATATGAGAAATATTATCTTGAAGCAATAAATAATCTTGAAAAGCCATATATCGACCTTTATGGAGATTTTAACCGGTATACTACCGAAATTGGGGATCATCTTATCTCGCAAGGCTGGAAGGTTGAGAATATAGCCCTTCTTACTTGGAGAATTTGGAAACCTTGAAAAGTTCCTTGACGCTTTAGAACAACAGGTTAAGTAGAAAACCCCAAGGAGAACAAATGACCGACCTTTTCATGGAAATCCTCAACCCTACGCTTGAACCTGTTTCCTCCGATTATCAGTTGACGGACGAAGAAGCAGATGCTATGGTGAATGATGATGATGCCCTGCTAATCTTCGCTGCTTCTGTCTACCCTCACATTTTGTGGAATTAAACTAACAACTTTTTTTGGAGTTAAAATGTCTGCTATCGAACGCTATTATTCTACACTTTCTCCTATGGGACCGTGGTGCGCTGAAGATGAAGATGATACTACCCCTATGAGCGAGGAAGAAATCGCTATTGCCTATGAAGTAGCGATGCAAGACTTCTAAATGAAAAATCCACCTAATTCAACGGGGCCTCCCTAACTTTCTTGAGTTTAGCCCTTGCACCCTTTCAGCAACCCGTTAAGAGGAAGAAGAGGAGAAAAGAGAAATGTGGACGAGAAAGCAAATTGAGACTATGCTTCAACAGGACGGAGCGGTCAATCAAGCCGTTATATCCCTTGCGAGGAACGTCGATCTTCTTCCCGAAAAGACCCGTTCTTACGTTATTAATTGGGGAAATTGGGTAGCAAGCGGCAAAACCCTTAGCGGGAAGCACCTTGTAAACGCCCGTCGAACTTGCATTTTCAACTCCAAGACCCTTACCGCAATCGCAAATAAGGAGGTTTAATATGGATAATTGGGAAGAGCAGAAAAAGAAAGATATTGAATTCATGGATAAGCTTACTTTTGTCCTTGCTTCTGCCGCAAGTTGCTATATAGTCTTTTACTTTATCCCTATGGTTATCCATAAGATTTTCTTCTAAAAGTTCCTTGACGCTCTTTGTAGATCGGTTAATCTCTAAAACGAAGGAGAAAGAAAATGTTCATCGTCGCGGTTCACGATTGGAATACTAACGAGGTCAAATACGCTGGTCCCTTTGACTTCGTAAACGCTGCTATAGTATGGATTGACGAGCAAGCAAAAAACGATAACGAAGATATTGATTACGAGATTTGCCCGCTTAAGGCTCCGTAGTTCAAAAATCTTGAAAACTTCCTTGACGGCTCCCCGAAACGCATTAAGTGGATGAAGAAGGAGAAAGAAAATGGCTGGTAATTCTGCTTGGGTCCGCATGGAACGGCTTCTTGAGATTGGTTTTACTCACGAAAAGCTGCTTGAAGAGATTATGCACGCTCTTTCTGCTGCTGAAGCTGAAGATATTTTCGACCATATTGAGCGTATGCACGATATCGGGGAAGAAGAAGAAGAAGAAGAAGAAGAAGAAGAAGATTGGATTTGTGAAGGAACGCCTTGACGCTCTCTCTAAACTGATTAAGTAGAAGAAGAAGGAGAAAGAAAATGACGGTCGCTCAGCTTCGTGCGCTTCTCGCTAATCTTCCCGATGATATGCGGATCGCTCTTTCCTATGAGGGTTCGGTATCTACGTTCATTTCTGGTTATACCTGCTTTGAAGATGAACGCGGCAACGAGATTAGCGAAAGTGAGGCTACGTCAAGCGATTTTCTCGTTTTTGTTGAATGAAAGAAAGAGGAAAGAAAATGATTGACGGACTTAGAGGTAATGGTTAATTGAAAGGGGCTGGAGAGAAAACCAGCAAGAAGAAGAAAAGAGAAAAAGACCCTTGACGAAGTTTGAGGGTCGGTTAAGAAGAAAAGGACAACGTGAGGATTGAAAGCCCCTCACCAAAGAAAAAAGGTCAAGGCGGAAAGTTGAGAAACTTCCTTGACGCTCAGCCAAGAAAGGTTAAGTAGAAAGGGCTGGAGGGAATGGTTCCCAAAGGCTCAGCAACTCAAAGTCGATACGAGGTTCACAATGGCCCGCGCGAACACCCCCTCTACCTACGCTTGTGGTTCCTGCAACGAGTTCGGCCACAACAAGCGCACCTGCCCTGCTCTTGGTCTTGTCGCAAAGGCTAAGCCTGTCAAGAAGCCCCGTGCGAAGAAGGTTGTTGAGGAAACGGTGACCGCTCCCGCTATCCCGCTCGCAACCGTGGAAGAGATTGAGGCTCTTCACGCGATGGTTGAAGCTCTTGTTGCCGCCGATGCGGAGCAGGACGAGGTTAGCGAGGTTGAGGAAGAGATTGAGCCTACCGACGAAGAGCTTAGCGAGATCGAAATTGCGGAGGTTGATGCTGCCTTTGAGGCTGAGACTGAGGAAGAGACTTTCGATGCCTCCGACGTTACCGACGAAGAGGCCGATGCTTTCCTCGATCAGTATGCTGCGCTCTTCGCCTAAAAGTTGAGAGATATTAAGAGGTTGGAGGTTCAAAAGGCTTCCAGCCTCTTTTTCTTTTAGTGAGAGAGGAATTATCAAGTTCCCTCCAAGGTTTTTACAAATCTTCAAAGCCTCCTTGACGGTCTTTGAGGAGGGGTTAAGAAGAAAGGGTGAGGGTCGAAACCCCTCAGCAAGTTCCAAAGAGGGTCGAAAGGAAATCTTCAAAAGACCCTTGCGCCCCTTTGAGGAACGGTTAAGTAGAAAGTGTGGAGGGAATGGTTCCCAAAGCAAAACCCGCAATCAAGGTAATTCACCAAATGGCTATCGACTTCAAGACCTTCCTTTCTATCGTTCCTTACGTTCTTGATGTGCGTAAGCCTGTTCTCATTCGCGGTCGCCACGGTATCGGCAAGAGCGAGGTTATCTATCAGATCGCCCGTGAGCTTGGTCTGCCGGTGGTCGAACGTCGTGTTTCGCAAATGACTGAGGGTGACCTTCTTGGTATGCCTTCCGCTATCGGCGTGGAGATTGGCGGCAAGCGTGCGACTACTTGGGACGCTCCCGATTGGCTTCTTACCGCTTGTGCTCAGCCCGTCGTGATGTTCCTTGACGAAGTGGATCGCGGAACTACGGAGGTTCGACAGGGCATTTTTGAGCTTACTGATAGCCGCAAGATTGCCGGTGTCACGCTTCACCCCGGAACGCTGATTATTGCCGCTGTAAACGGAGGAAATCACGGGTCGCAATACCAAGTTGGTGAAATGGACCCTGCTGAGCTTGACCGCTGGACTGCTTTTGACCTTGAGCCTACCGTAGAGGATTGGCTTACTTGGGCTAAGGACAACACCCACGGGCTTGTTTGGGACTTTATCAACCAAAATCGCAAGGATCTTGAGCACGGTGGCGATTTTGAGCCTAATAAGAAGTATCCTTCTCGTCGTTCGTGGAAGCGGTTGAATGATTGTCTCGTCGCTGGCAAGCTTACGACGGACGCGGCTACCAAGGCTTCAATCATTTACAACCTCGCTTGTGGATTTGTGGGCTTTGAAGCGGCAGTTAAGCTCAAGTCTCACGTTGAAAACTACAAGGAGCAGGTTACCGTCGAAGATATCCTTGACGCTGGAAAGGTGAGCAAGACTAAGGACTTCACGGTTACCGATCACGCTGCGCTGGTCGAAAAGATCGCTCAGTCGGATCGTCTTAAGGTCGCTCTTGACGCTAAGATCCTGAAGAACCTTGGTGCATATTGGCTTACCGTCCCCTCTGAGGTAAGCATGAAGCTCTACACGGAAGTTGGTCGTCAGTTCGTAAAGAACGCAGTTGCTATGCACGCAATTGAGATTGACGGCGTGAAGCTTGGTGGGCACCTTGCCGCGATGCTTGGAGCCAACCGCAACAAGTAGTCGATAATCCCCATTAAACCCTCGCTTTTCCTTCGGGATTAGCGGGGGTTTTCTGCTTTTAATCCGCAAATTTCAAGGGCATTTCAGTTCTTGGAATGTGAAATGTGAAAGCCTTACGGGTGAGGTTCAAGGGGCACCAGCAAGACCCCCGTTAGACCCTCTTGGAACGCTTATGAGCCCCGAAGAGCACAAGGGGTAGGGGCGAGTAGGAGCGAGGAAGAAGAAGCCCCATATCGCAATAGGTTTAGCAAGTAGTTTTGGACCAACGCGCAACCTCTTTTAGAAGAAAAAGATCAGATAAAGCCCTTGACAAACCAAACTAAACTTTTGGTTTAGGTTCGTTATTGTAAAAAGCTTGTGAAGCCTCTTGACTTTTAGAAGATACAAAATGTCGTTAGTTCTCCACAAGTAACGCAAGATCGGAACACCCTTCCAGCCTGCCCCGTGGAGGAACCTGTAAGACCTCCGCTAAGGGCTATGGGAACGCTTATGGGAGCGATGAAGGGCAAAGGGTAGGGTAAGGTGGCTCTCCAAGGTCCACGAGGCTCATAAGCGAAATGGTGATGTTGAGAGAAGTTGGTGGGCTGTCAAGGGTAAAGAAGAAGAAAGTTGAAGAAAGTTTCTCCTTGACGATCAAGGTGGACCCGTTAAGAAGAGTGCGAAGGAGAAAGAAAGAAAATGGCAAAGCTCATCGGCATCTACCTCATCGCGGTTTCTCACCTTTCCAACATCGTGCCCCTTGCAGTTCCCGAAGGCGAGGTTAGTGGAGGTGGCGCGGAGATCGAAGCGGTTTACCTTCCTGCTGGTTTCACCGGTCCTATCGTCGCTGCTCCTTTTGATGTCAAGGTCTTTTAAGAAATAAAAAGTCCTTGCTCTTATCCACCAACCTGTTAATAGGAAGAAGAGGAGGGAAGATGAACGGTCAAGAACGGATAGCAGCGATCAAAGCTTCTGCTGGATGGGCTACGCTTTCTGCAAGGCATCAAGATTTCGTCAATTCTGTTGAGGAATTCGTCAAAACCCGTCCTCTTTCGATTGGTCAAGAAAGCTGGGTTGAACGTGTTGAAAATATGGTAGCCAACCCCGTCGATCCTTCTTGGTTTGACCTCAATAACGAGGAAAATCAAAAGAAGCGCGCTTATACTATCCAGCACTACAAGGCTGCGGGTTTTTATCACGTTCAAACTACGCGAATGGAAGCCGATCCTGCTTTTATGCCTAATAAAGAACTTTGGGATAGAATGTGGGGAAACAAGTATATCAACGCGGCTTTTACGAGGTGGACAAAAGGATCGCGCTTCAAAATCGGCGATATGGTAGTCAATAAGTATTTTACTCATTACTACGGAAAGATCGCGGTTGTTGAAAGCGTCAAGTGGAATAATTCGTGCTGGATTTATGACGCTATTGCGCTTAGTCCGGGCGAAAGTTGTCCTAATCCAAAAATGCAGATGATTGATGAAAAGCACTTGCTTCCTGCTTCTAATCGCAATCTTAAAAATCGTATCTAATCCTTAGTCGTCAAGGTCTTTCTCTAAAAAAGATTGACCTTGACGGCTTTTCATAGCGGGTTAACTTCAAGGAGGAGGAAAGATGCAAGAAAGCTTCAAGAGCGAAGACCACACGGCTTTTTGCGATATGGTGCTTGGCTCCGATAATGGTTTTAGCGAGGGAGATTGTCAAGTTCTTTATCTTCATGCTCTTATGGAGAAGTGGGGCACGCCCCTTGACAATCCCCGCGATAACGATAAACTCTTTTAGGAGGTTCTATGGCTAAGGCAAAGCATCCAATCCGCGTTTATCCTCTTATCCATGAAGTTGTGGAGGAAGTCAAGACTAATCGTTCAGCAAAGGTCACTTTCCTTGATCCTCGTATTGTCAAGGTTAGGTGGACTGATACTGATATTGTTGAAGAGTTGAGCCGTGAGCTTTTCTTTGATACAAATTTCCGTATCATCCAGCGTGTGACTTTTGCTTAAGCCTGCTCCCGAACTTGGAACACCTGTTATAGCCCAAAATATTGAGGGTAAAAAGGATTATGGATATGTAGCCAGATTTATGGGAAACCCAAAGGATAAAGAAGGTCGATATTCAATCCTAATTACTTTTTATCAAGATCAGAATTCACGTTATTTCACGAATGGGGAGGAAGGTTCACTATGGTCCAAAATCCACTTGTAAATATTGGAGATTTGGTATGGGTTAAAATCCAACTTGGAAAAGATCATTATACTTCCTTGACGGCTTTTATTCTTTCGGTTAACCCTATTAATGTTGGACTTGGTGAATATATATCATCCTATCATGTTGAATATTTTGAGATAAATACTCCCGAAGGAACTACCCTTTATGGTGTTGACTATGGTAATAGGTGGGGGAAACTTGATACATAATATTGATGTTGGAGATCTTGTAGAAGTTAAATATAGTATCAGTAGCACAAATTATACTTATCGATATGCTTACGTTACTGAAATTGATGTTCAAGTTGGAGCGCACCGAGCTTCTAATTCACACGCAAGCGATGGATTTGTTGCTAAATATTTTGATGTAGATGATATTTGTTATCTTCTTTATAATCAAAATGGAAGCTGGTGGCAAAAGATATGAATATGAGCGAACCAAAGGTCGGAGATATTATTAGTTATAAATCTTCTTTGATAGAGAAACAATATGGAATAATTGCTAAATTGCCTTATGGGGAAATTATGCACGTTGAATGGTTTGATCCAGCCAACGCAGAATTGATTGGAAATAAAATCTCAATTTGGGGATATGGTGAGATATGGCATATAGCAAATTAAATATTGGTGACTTGGTTGAAGTTATTGATGCGTCCAAATATGTCTTGACAACCGAACTTGGAATATATACAATTATCGAAGAACAAATAGGAGAAACATATACAACCTATCTTGCCGTTTTAATGTTTGGCGAAGAACAAAATAGAATTTGGATATTTCCATCACAGGAGAATAAATCATGGATAAAAGTTTCATCCGTGAATTGAATGTCGGACAAGTTGTTATGTATAAGGCAAGCCACGAGTTCAACAACCCTCCTATTGCTGCCTATGGTGTTGTTAGCGAAGTAAGCGACAAAGTATTTATTAAATGGTTTGACACCGATAAAGAAACTACATATGCTTTCAACACAATCCATAGACTATTGAGGGAGAAAATGTTGGAAATCGTATCGAAGGATTAAATGAATATATTTAATATTGGCGATATCATCATTCCCATTGAAGGGATTAAAGGAAATATATGGATTGTATTAAATGTAATAACTCCAGCCGTCGATAGCACTTCTTATTATGTTCTTCAAAATTTAGAGGAAGAAGATGAAATAGAAGTATTGTATTGTAATCATATAGAGAAGTATTATGAGAGAGCCAATGAATAATCAATTCAATGTAGGCGATATAATCCAATCAACTTATAGTGATGCCCATGATAATCATATTTACTTTCTTGTAATTGAAGCAACCCATATATCAAATGATAATCAGCTTTATAAGTTTAAGAATATTGCTTATGATCTTGAACTAACTTATAGTTTTAATGATATTACTTATAAGAACTATGAATTAGTATCAAAAGCTCAAAGGGATTAAAATGAAATGTTTAAGATAGGGGATATCATCCAGCATAAATCTATTAATGATGATTATTACTATATTGTTCTTAATACATTCCATAGAGATACATATGAATTTTACACTCTATTCTCTTTTATTGAAATGAAGGAAGTACCCGTAAGAGCAAATCATTCTATACATTATAAGATAGTCTCAAAAGCTCAAAGGGATTAAAATGAAATTCAATATAGGTGATGTTGTTAAGGGTATGACAGAGAACGATGTTTATTGGATTATTATTGATATGGATAACACCAATTACTCTATAAAGCCTATTAACAATATAGAGCATGTAACTATAAGGATGGCTATTACAAGAATAGATAGATATTGGGAGTGTTGTTAGTTATTTAATAAAACTTAACGAATGATAGAACTTCCAATTAATTCAAGGGAATAACATATAGTTAAATTTGTGAATTTATGGGGATAATTTGGCACATAATAGCCAAAAATAAATAGTTTGTCAAGTAATAAAAAGCATGTATCATTAAAAATAAATGTATCATGTATCAACACTTATGTATTATGTATCATCGCAATAGTTAGAATACTCTTTAAGATCTTGTCAAGCCCTATCATCATAATAAAGTTTAGCAAGAGGTAGAAGAACAAAAGAAGTTCCTTGCGCCTATAAGGGAAAGGGTTATGTTCTTTGTGGGGAGGGAAGAAATCCTCTCAGCTTCCTTGAAAACTCAATAAGATTAAACGATAGAGATCCCTTGCAGCTTCTAATGATGGAAGCTATAAGGAAAAGGTCAATGAACCACTAAGGAGGCAACAATGGAAACCGAAGAAACTTCCTACGATCTTAATAGGGATCTTTACTTTCTTTTGAAGGACGAGCCATTCTTCGCTACCTTCTCTCGCAATATCAACAAAACTTCTTCTACCGCTATTCCAACTGCGGGCGTGAGGATCAATAAGGAAACCCAGCAATTTGAAATGATTTACAATCCTTCTTTCTTTGGAAAGCTGGAAGATAAGGAACGTATCGATGTTCTAAAGCATGAGTTCTATCATGTTATTTTTGAACACGTTACAGGTCGTCTTCCCCCCGAAGGAATGACGAAGATGTGGAATATTGCTACGGACCTTGCGATTAATTCCCATCTTCCCAACATTCCAAAAATGGCTTGTATTCCGGGTGTAGGGAAGTTCGCTGATTATTCCCCTCGTCTTTCCTCCGAACAATACTTTGATCTTCTTAAGGAAGATCCCGAAATGAATAAGGAACCTCAAGAGGGTGAAGGGGGCGAAGGGAATTTTGACGATCACGAAGGTTGGGGCGATGAAGCCATTGATAATACTATGCGAGAAATTGCTAAGGAGCATCTTAAGGAAGCTCTTGGCAAGGCAGCAAAGGAAGGCAACGCAAAGAATTGGGGTTCTGTTCCTTCCGATATTCGCAAGCAAATCATGGATAAGCTTGAAGCAACCGTAGATTGGCGTAATATGCTTCGATACTTTATCAAGACTTCTCAGCGTGCGGATAAGAACTCTACCGTTCGCAAGGTTAATAAGCGGTTTCCTCGTATCCACGCTGGCAAGAAAGTCAATCGTGTTGCGAAGATTGCGATTAGTATTGACCAAAGCGGATCTGTATCAGATGAAATGCTTGCTCTATTCTTTACCGAATTGAATGAGCTTGCGAGCCTTGCGACATTCACGGTTATTCCCTTTGATACACGGGTCGATCAAAAGCTTGTGTATGTATGGAAGAAGGGTAAGAGCCATGTATGGGAACGTGTGATGTGTGGTGGTACGGATTTCAATGCTCCTACCAAGTATGTCAATGAAGAAGGTGATTGGGATGGTCACATTATTCTAACGGATATGTGTGCTCCTAAGCCTGTTAGTTCTCGTCCTTCTCGTATGTGGTTGACTGATAAGTCCAACGCAGCCAACCCATACTTCAAGACTTCCGAGCTTGTGGTAGCGATTGGTAAGTAATCTAAGCCCCCTTGACCTTTGTGGTTGAGGGGGTTTTCTTTTGTCAACAATATATATATCTTTTATATATTTCTTTTAGCCCTTGACAATTAGAATGTATTACAATGTGTTGAATGTGTCATGATACAAACTAATGATTACAGGGGGTTAGGCCCCCCCCTCCCCCCTCTCCCTCCCCCCCCCGGAATGTATCACCCATACTTGACAGGCATGTTATATTACATTAGGTGCTCATTTGCGACACGGGGATAATTTTTGAGATTTTTTGACTATTTAAAACAGTTAAAAGGAACTATAATATGAAAAATTTATTTGAAAACTGGAAGGCTTACCTCAAGGAAGCAATCGTAGATACTCCTAGTGAGAGACTGTCTGATGTTTTTGATGATAATGGGGTTATGCAAGAAAAAGTTATCGCTGTTATCAAGGACGCAAAAGAAAAACTTGATAAGTTCTTAAGCTCTCAAAATTTAAAAATAACAGAAATGTTTGTTGTTGGTGCTGCTGTTACTTATCAGTTTTCTCCTTCTTCCGATATCGATACAACCGTTGTTATTCCAAACATAACAGATGAACAGTCGAAACAAGTTGATAATTGGATGGAAGAAAACTTAAATTATTCAAATTGGTCTGTTGATGGAAGTAGCCGTCCTTTTCAATTTAAACCAGCTTCATCAAATATTGGATACAAAAATGTAGACGCAGCTTATGATCCTTTTAATAAGAAATGGATTAAAGAACCAAACCTTGAAACAACAAAGAAAGAATATAATCAAGTTGTTTCGGACCCGCAATCAAAAGAAAGAAAGATGTATGCCTTTGTTGAGAAACACATTCAACCATCTTTACAACAGTTGCTTAACATATTAAGCAACACAAGTTTAAATGAAAACGTTTCTGATAATATTAAAAATGCAATTAAAAATGCTTTCAAACGTTATGAAGTATTAAAAAAGAAAAGAGGTACTGCATACGGAGAAGAACCTTCACAAACAGGACGTATAAGCCAAAATTGGGGATTAGGAAACGTTTTATATAAATTTTTAGATAGAGAAGGCTATAGTGAAGTATATGGGTATTTGAAAAAAGCAATTAAATCTGACTTCAAGATTGTTGATCAAGATTTTATAAACAATCTTAAACAAAAATTAGAAAATGTTCTCAAAGGAGAGCATGGTTATTCAGTAAATGAAACAAAGGAAAAAAATAAAATGGCTAAATTAACAGAATCATATTTAAGAGGTATGATAAAACAAGTAATGAATGAAATGCATGATATGTATGATGATTCACCAGAAGCTATGGGTAATGCTGCTGACGAGTATAGTATGGGCGGCTTTGATTCTATTGAAGAAACTGCTAAAAGATTGGGCGTTAATCCTATGAAATTAAAAGCATTTATAGAGAAAGAACAAGCTGGTGCAAGTGCTATGTATGACGAAATGGGAGATGATCCTAATGACTATTTAGCAGAAAGAAAAAGATTTCTATCTAATTCAAGAACTGCTCCAAAACGTAGATAATATTTAATATTCTTCGTTAAGAAAAAAATCCCTAGAAGAAATTCTGGGGATTTTAACTATTTAATAACATGAAAACACTATTAGAAAATTGGAAAAAATTTATAAATGAGCAATCCCACATAATGGGAAACTATGAAGGACAAACTACAGAAAAAAAAGATAAACTTATTTCTTTCTTTGATGATTTGAAAAATATGAACAAAGAAAATGCAAATCAAATTGCTTCTGTTTTATTGGGAACAAAACCTTTATATTTTAGTGCTGTAACTGTAATTCCTAATAATAAGTTCTCTCAAAAGTTTTTAGATTATTTAAGGTCTAGAAATATGATGTTTGCATCAGCTCCAAATATAATGGGAACTGGTAGTAATATATTTTTTATTGGAAATAAAGATAAAGTTGCACAAGCTTTAGAATTACAAAAAAATCCTTATATTGGTATTGAAAAAATGGGATTTTCTTCTGAGTTTAACAGCTGGGCAAAAGAAAATGCAAAACGTGAGATAGCTGCAACTCCCGAATATCATAAAAGAATGGGAATTTTATTGGGATATGGAGAAGCTAATTCCGAGAAATTTTCTCAAGATTATATTTCAAAATGGAAAGAAGTATATTCTCATTGGCAACAACAATCTCAAGACACTAATTCTTCTAATAGTTCTAAAACAGAAGTATTATAAATTACTATTTAAAAATGAATTAATCACAATATAAAGGAAGTATTGATTCTGCACTTAGAGAATTAATGACCGTTCAAGAAGCCCTTTCTAGTGTTGACGAGGATTATATGTTAAGCGAATCCCGTAAATCAAGAACTGCTCCAAAACGTAGATAATCTTTAATTTAGTTTGTTAGCAAAAAAATCCCTAGAAGAAATTCTGGGGATTTTCATTATGGGTTATATCTATCTATTTATTATATGGGGCTTTCGCGCTTTCATGTTGGAGATCTTGTTAAGGAGTTAAACCTTGATAAGTGTGGTTTTGTTGAAAAAATTGAAGAACATTATGTAATAAGTGAAAAAAATTTTGTATTTGTTTATTACATAAGAATGTTTCATGATGGTGCTATTGCAATCTGGTTTTATGATGAAAAACTAATTAAGATATCATAGAGGTGCAAATGGAAAAAAATTTCGTTCGGTATAAAACGGAAGGATTGTTTGGAGATATTATAACAATTACAATTTCAAAAGAAGAAGCAATTGAAAGACAAATTAAATCTGGCGAAATAAACAATTATATTTATAATTCCAGAGAAGAAGCACTTAAAGATTTTATGAATTGTAATTGGGCTTCTTTCATTGAAGAAACACCTTATTAATACTATTTAATAACATGAAACTCTTATTAGAAAATTGGAATCGTTATCTTAAAGAAAGTGAAATAGTTTCTTATCAACAACAAGTTGGAGATATTGAAACAATCGCTCAAGATATCTCCGATAAAGTTCAAGAGTTTATGTCCGATCATGGATACGATTGGTTACGACAAAATGCCAGCATTGTTGAAAAAGAAATTCAAGATGAAATAAGAAAAAACTTTAATCGTGATATAACAGAAGCTGGTAGTGGTTCATTTAGAACAACATATATGGTTGATAATGATTATGTTATTAAAGTTGATTCTTCTATAAATGGTTCTGGAAAACAAATGAATAAAGAAGATGGAGAAGTTGGAAGAAATCCAAAGTATTCTTCAATCTTTCCAAAAGCTTTAGGTGTTGCTCCAGATGGTTCTTGGGTTGTATTACAAAAAGTTCATGAGATACAAGATTTAAAAACTTTAATTACTCTTTTTCCAAATAAAATAATTCCATCTACATCGTTTGGAAAATTTTATACTCAATCATTATTATCTATTGCTTTAAGTTATCAAGTAGCTGCTTTACAATACGACCAAAATCAAATGGATTTTCACAAATATCAATATGAAAGTATGTTTAAAAATTCTTTAGTAAAAGATATTGGTAGAGACGTTACTTTTCAAGAATTTATAAAATCTTGGATATCTCCTACATTTATAACGGTAGCAAAAGCTGTTATAGAATATGGTTTAGACGCTGATGAAGCTGTGCGTCCTTATAATTCTGGATATGTTGTTGAAGAGAATGGAGAAAAAAGATTTGTTATTCTTGATTCATCCGTTCAAAAAACCGTGGAAGCTGGTCTTAATGCTTTTAACAACCCATAAGGATTATTTATCATGATGAAATTATTATTAGAAAATTGGAAAAGATATATTAAAGAAGAATTAAGACCAGAAGATTATGAAGATTTCCCACAAAAAGAAAATGAAGAAGCAGAAGCTTATTTAGGAAATCCAAAAGAAATTGGTGAATTTATTTATAGAGCTTTTCGTGAAGAACTTGAAAAGCAACCAGATGATACTGAAGCTCAACTTTGGTCCGATAGAATTGTAAGCGATGCTAATTCTAAAATTAGAAAACAATTTCCAAATGTAAAGTATCTTGGTCATGGTGTATTTAGAACTGCTTTTACGTTAAACAAAAATTTAATTATAAAAGTTAATACTTCTTTTACAACTGATAGCGGGCAGTTAATGAATAAAGACGATTTTACATTAAGTCGTGATTCTAAAACTTCTAAAATATTTCCAAGAGTTTATTCTCACGATCCAAACTTTAATTGGATTGTTATGGACTTGGTTTTTCCAATTGTAACACCAAAAGAATTTTGTTCTTTCTTTCCAAACAAATTAATTCCTTCTTCTTTGATTAGCAGTAATACTATATTTTATAGATCAATATTACAAAATTCTATAAGATATAAAGTTGCTAAAGTTGCACAAGACGACGAAACACTGAAAAAGGTTCAATACTTACATGATGCTACTATTAAAACTACATTAGAACCAATAGTAGGTAAACCTATAACTGTGGAAGAAATAGTTAGTGGATTTGACCAAACATTTTTTGAAGTTTGTAGTGCTATTGAAAAATATAATATAAAAATTATAGAAATAAGACCAAATAATACAGGCTTCACGATTGGTGAAAGTGGTAATAAACAATTTGTAATTTTAGATTCTTCAATTGACGCAAGTTTAAAAAAAGGACTTAATGAACCAGAACCTAAAGCTGCTCCTCCAAAACCAGATAAACAAATATTAAATGCTGTAACTGCTCCCCCTAAAAAATGAAATATAAAATTGGAGATATTGTTGAAGTAACCTTATCTCCAAAAAAAGGTTATTCTCAAAAAACTCCACCTGTTATGGCTTTAATAAAAGATATTGATGATACAAAAGTAAATTTTAGAAAAACTGCTTATTATGTTTGGTTAATGAGTTCTCTAAATGAAACTTGTTTATGGGTAGAATTAGAAAAGTATAAAGTAAAAAAACTAACAGATTAACTATTTAATTTGTTATATTATAAAAGGAAAATATTATATGAAAATTACAGAAGCTAAAATACGTCAAGTAATAAAAGAAGAAATACAAAACGTATTAAATGAAATGCACAATGAAGATCCAACATCATTAGGACTTACTGGTCCAAAAGTTGCTGCTGGCGTTGCTGGGGCTGTTGGTGTCAACGGATTAATTAAATACTTAGAACAAGCTTTAATGGAACATCCAGAATGGAGAGATAACGTAGAAAAATTTTTAATGGCAGGCAACGAAACAATTAATAGTGTTGGTAATGCTGTCAGCGGTATGTTTGAAAATAAAAAAAGAAAATAATTCTTTCTTGACTTTCTAATTTGACCTGCATAAGATGTATACTCTTAGGAGATAGTATGTCTGTGCAGGTTGATTATTTTTCTAGTTCAAAATTTATTGTAAAAGTGGATAAAGCTGAGCGTCTAAAAGACCTTATTGAACTTCTTAAAGAAGAAGGAAATACTGGATCTGGTTATTATAGTAGTGATCATTATATAAATCTTTATGACTATGGTAATAATGCTTTTTCTCTTCATACAGGTGGGTATTGTGATGGGAGTCCAGAACTTAAGGACACCATTATAAATGAATATAATAGCGAAGAATATGAAAGTGAAGAAGATCAAAATAGTTATTGTGGCTCTCATAACATTTTTGATTTAATCCAAAATATGCTACAAGAAGAATCTTGGTTTTTTGTTGACTCTACTGGATTTGAGAAAGGTAGAATTTATAATAACACTTCTTTTTATCACGCAGATGGTAGGAATGGTTCTATAAATACATGGGAACTAAAACGTAAGATCCTTGAAGAACACGGAGTAGACAGCAAACAGTTATAATATAAGCCCTCGCAGAAATGCGGGGGTTTTCTTTTATGAAAAACTATTTATTAAGAGGTAAAAATGAATATAACTCCACAACAGAAACACGTTATTGATTGTGTTTTATCAATTTTTGAAACAGGAAGAATTCCAACTACTGCTTCTTATTCTACTTGTTCTATTTTAGAAGATGGAGCAGGTATATCATATGGAAAACATCAATGCACCGATAAAGCAGGTTCATTAGATTTGGTTTGTAAGAAGTATATTAAATTAGGTGGACAACAAGCAGAACCATTAAAACAATATATGAATTATCTTGCTACAAATCAATCTTCGAAATTTGGTTCAAGAAGAGAAACTTACCCAACTTGGCTTGTATCCTTGATTAATCTTTTAAAATCTGCTGGTCCAGATCCTTTAATGCAGAAAGCACAAGATGAAATATTTGATGTAAATTATTGGCTTCCAGCAGTTAACCATTGTAATAATATTGGATTGAAAACCCCTTTAGGTCATTTAATTGTTTATGATAGCACAATTCATTCTGGTCCTAATGGCGTAACAATAATTCGTAATCTATTTCCTCAAAAATCTCCTGCTAATGGTGGCGATGAAAAAGAATGGTGTCTTGCTTATATTAACGCAAGAAGAATTTGGCTTTTAAATAATCCAAACGCATTAGTTAAAAAAACAATTTATAGAATGGATGCACTTAAAGCTATTGCTGATGCTAATAATTGGGAACTTAAAACTCCTCTTGTAGTAAGAAACGTAAAAATTACCTAATTAATAGGTAAGATTAAAGGATAAAAAAATAATGTTAACAGAAAGAAGACTTAGACAAGTAATTCGCAAAATAATTATGGAAGTTACTGGTGCGGACGCAGAAAGATTTACGGCAATTGCCAATTCAGCCAGACAACAAATGGGTTCTGAACAAGAAAAATTTTTTAATAATAAATTAGGTAGTTCCGATAAAGAAAGAGCTAATAACATACAAAGGCTTCAACATTTAATTATGGGTGGAAAAGATATTGAACCTAAAGATAAGGGAGCAGTTTCTACTCTAATCCAGAAAGCACTTGCTGAATTAAAATAATCCAGTTAGAGATCCCACAGAGAGGTGTTTAATGGAACGTCCTTCGTGGGATTTTATTTGGTCCTCATTTGCTTCTACAATCGCTCAACGTTCTATGGACCCTAACTTCAAGGTGGGTGCCGTAATCGTTCCAGAAGACAATACAGGTGTGCTGGCGATTGGATATAACGGCGATGAGAAAGGTGGAGAGAATTGTAGGGATAGCGAAGAAACTGGTTCATCTGGTTTTATTCACGCTGAGATAAACGCACTTATTAAGATGGATTTTAATAACCCAAAAAGAAAGAAAATGTATGTAACTCTTTCTCCTTGTAAGATGTGCGCGAAAGCAATTATTAATGCAGATATAAAAGAAGTTTATTACATACAAGAATACCGTGATGATGCAGGAATTAAATTACTACAAAATCACGGTATTAAGGTTTGTAAGATTATCTAAACAGGAATGTCGGAAGGCTTTGAAGTTCTTGTTGGTCTTTCGTTTGGATCGGCTGGTGTTAAAGCGGTTATATCTGATCTTGAATCAAGATAATTAATAACTGCTTTTAATACAAGCATAAGCATGTTTACGTCTGCTAATGCATCGTGCCAACCTTTATTTACAATGTCAAAGGCATCAATTAATTTACCAAGGGAAACGGTAAAGTATGGAGCACCAGCTTTATTTACTGCTGAGAGTTTAGTTAATAAACGCTTATCTTTCTCTGATAGATTTTTTCCTTGTTCTTCATCAGCTTTAAATTGTTTTAAGGCTGGTGTAATAAACATTTTGAATACTGGTACTGTATCTAAAACAGCATCGTCAAGAACTGGAATTCCATATCTTTGGTGCATTTCATTAAGGTATCCAACATCGAACGGAGCATTTTGAGCTACCAATATTCTATCTGGGTATTGTTGTACAAATTCATTAAATTTTGTTAGTGCTTCTTCCATAGATTCAAAACGAAATTCTGGTGCTATACCTTTTTTCATTCTTTTCTTTGGATCTTGTGAAACACCATAACCTGTCATAGAAAAGATTTGTGGAATAGTCATAAATGAGCTTTTCTCACCAGCAGCAGCTCTTTCTGCTTGCTTTTTCTTTTCCCAACCCATAAATCCTTTTGTTCTGTCGGATAAATTAATTTTAATATTAATTTGACCTATGATTTGTGGTTCTTGACCTTCTTCAAATCCTTTTGGATCAACAGCAATAGCAGCTAATTGTGTGATTTGATTGTAATCTTTTTCTGGTTTAAGACCTGTTGTTTCTGTATCAAAGAAAATCCAAGTTTTGTTTCTTGCACTTTCAACATTATTTCTAAATTCTGGAAAACTTCCACCAATTTCATCTCTGGTCATAGTTCTTTCATTAACGACTTTTTTAAACCCTCTCCAGCTTTCCATAATCAAACCAAAATTTTTCATTTATAAACCCTCACTTTATTGGTAATTAGTATTTAAAAACTAATTAGATATATGAACACAAAAAAATGGTATAAATTTCTTCGCGAACAACAAGAAGAAGAAAAAGAAAATGGTATAGCATTAACAAAAAACGAAGAAGACATTAATGCTGACCCAATTGAAAAACATTCTGGATTAGATCCAATTGTTACAGATGATATTTCTGTATTTCAACTTGTTGTTAAAGCAGAATTTCGTAAAGGATCAAAAGTTCTTCTTACACAATTCAAAGATATTATTAGAGGTATTGTTTCTGTTACTACAGTTGGAACGGAAGATCTTCCAGATGCCTCCGAAATGTATGATAGAAGGAATCTTAATGTTAAATTTGAATTAGAACGTGGTGAGAATATCGATGAATATATGAGAGCCGTTCTTATTCCTCAATTAAGAAAGATTAGAGGTATGAGAGTTCTACATTACGGAAAAATAGAAAAAGTAAGATAGTTGACAGAATTGGTATTTATGTATATAATATCTTAGGTATCTAAATGGCCGAGACAAAGAAATTAAAAATTCCTGCTGAAAAATTAGCTACTGCTGCTAATATTGATGCTTTATTAAAAACTCAAAAGAAAATAAAAGAATTATATTCTTATGAAATGATTATTGGCGAAGGTTATGGACATTATTATAGTCCAGAAGAAAGAACTTTTGTAAAAATAAGAAAAGGAAGATTAGTTATTCGTTTGTCAGAGGACACCGATAAGAAAGGAAGATATCTTATCTACGCGGAGAACCAAAAAATATTGGTTCCAAAAGAAGAAATAATAGACATAGGATATCACTAATGAAAAAAGAACGTTGGTTTTCTGGCGATTACAAAGAAACAAATTTAGAAGAAATATTTGCTGATATTACAAATCACTCCAAGAATAAAGGAAAGATTTATATTGGATCTGACTCATACGTCCAAAAACAAAATTGTGTGTTTTGTTGTGCGATTGTTCTTCACGGAGCAGAAGGTCAAAGTGGTGGAAGATATTATTATCATAGGTTTTTAACTCATAAGAATAATTTTCCTTCTATGACAGCAAGAATTACTCATGAAGTTCAAAAGTCAATTGAGATTGGAATGCAAGTTGGTCAAGAATGTCCTAATGTAAAAGTAGAACTTCATTTAGATATTAATAATGATAAAAGAATGTCTAGTCAAAAAATGGCAGAATCTATGACAGGATGGGTTAAAGGACTTGGATTTGATTGTAAGATAAAACCAGAATCTTGGGCTTCATCAAAGATAGCAGATATACACACCAAATAAAAAAAGATTTTCCCCTTAACTATTTAATGTAGTTAGGGGGTTTTTCTTGTTTGAAAAAGATAATATTTTTGGTGGTTCACTTGTTTCTAAATTTGATGTTGGTGATATAGTTTCTTGGCCTGTAATTAAAAATTATTATGACCAAGATGCAGACACTGTAATTAAAATTGGTATATTAGCAGAACTAAAAAAAGTAATAAGATCTGAAAGACCTGTTATGCTTGCTAAGGTTCTTGATTTAGAAGCAGGAGTAGAAAAAGAAATATTACTTGTTTCTATTAGTTTAGTATCAAAAGCAAAAGAAAATAGAGTTTAGAGGACTATTTAATATTATGAAATTTATGCTAAATAAACAAACTGGTGTCTTTATTTTAAGAGAAGATATATTTGATAGAATCTCTCGTCAAGCTAAGGCTGAGGTCGGATCAGAAATAGCTAGTGAAAATGCCGCTGCTTCTGATAGAGCTGCGGCATTTTTAAAATCAATTGATAGGGTTAGAGATAATTATATCAAACAACTTTATGAGAAAAAAGAAACTGATAAACCTTCTTATTTAACTATTATTCCTTTGTTGGTTGATAAAGCCACTTCTAATAATTTAATAAACGAAATTAAAAAAAGTATTGATAAAGTTAACGCTGAATGTACACCATTTTTTACTGATATAAGAGATAAAAAACAAGTTGATTATAATAAACTTATTAATGCGTTACAGATAAATCTTAAAGGTACAGTTGCAAGATTAGTATTAGAAGCCATATCTGGACCACCATTACAAACAGAAGTAATATTTCAATCAATTATAAAAAATTATATTGCTTTTTTAATAAACGAAACTTTATTAAAAGATTTATCTGATGAAGATAAAAAAAATGTTTTTGGAAATGAGGAAAATTTTAAAAAATTTCAACAAATTTTTAGTAAAATGTTAATGGCAACAGATGAAGAAATTAAAGTTTATCAAGTTTCTCTTCAAAAATATAATATAGCAAAAGATAAATTAAAAACAAAAAGTCCAGAAGAAGCAAAAGAAGAAGAAGATACAAAAAGAGCAGAAAAAAAAGAACAAGATGAACTTAGACTATATTTAACAGGAAAGAATAAAGAATTAGCCCGTTTTGTTCGTATATATGGTATTCTTTCAAGAACAGAGGGCATAGGTGATCAAGATAAACATCAACAGGTTATTGACGACTTTGAATCATATATTGATGAATTTTCTGATTTAATTGATAGTAATGAAAAACTTGATAAAGAAGGATCAAAAGATCGGATGGAACTGATATTAAATTCTATAGAGATGAAATATGGTTCTCTTAAAGATGAGCTTAAAGAATTAAATGCAGCAAAAGCAGTAAAAGAATCAAAAACTCTCAAAGAATATAGAGAAGAAATTAACAATCTTCTTATTCCTCACATGCAGAAACAACTTGGTTTTAATCATCCTCCAACAATTAATTTTGCTGATGATCAAGGAAACGCACAAGATATGTTTGGAAAAACAGCATATTATAATCCAAGCACAAGCGAAATAACCGTTTATATAACCAATAGACACCCAAAAGATATCATGCGTTCTGTTGCTCACGAAGTAATACACCACGCACAGAACCAAAGAGGAGAGTTTGAGAACTCATTTAATCTTGGTGAAGAAGGTTACGCACAAAACAATTCCCATTTAAGAAGTATGGAAGAAGAAGCTTATTTAAGCGGAAACATGATATTTAGAGATTGGGAAGATCAATTTAAAAAACAAAGGAACCAAAAAACTATGGTAAACGAAAATAATTTAAGAGCCAAGATAAGATCTATGATTGTTGAAGAAATCGCCAATCAAACCGAGAACAAGCCAGCCAAAGAACATGATAGTAATTGCGAATGTGAAGATTGTAGTAAGAAAAGAACATTCTTAAAGAATAAGGGTGTTAAAAACATAGCTGAGAAAGTTGAAAAAGAAATTATGCCACTTAAAGAATGGAGAAATATGGAATTAAACTCATTACTTCTTCATAGATTTGGTCTTGTTTCTCCACAAGTTTTAGGTGAGAAGAAAAAAATGCCTATGAAAAAAGATATAGAAGATGCCGATGGTGATGGGGATACAAATGAAAAAGTACCAGCTTTCTTGAAAAAAGGAAGTGCTAAAAAAACTCCAACCAAGAAAGGTAAAGTCCCACCACAATTTTTAAAAGGTAAGAAAAAAGATGAAAGCAAGTAAATTTTTAAGATTAAGATCTAAATTAGAAAAAGCTTCTAATATAATTACAGAAGCTACAAAAGAAATAATTATTGTAGTAGAACAAGCAGTTAAAGAAGTAGAGAAAGTTGTAGAAGAAGAAATAAAAGAAGAAGTAGTAGAAGCAACATCAATTATACAATCTGTAGTTGAAGAAGTCAAGCCAACAATAAAAAAGAAAGTGGGAAAAGATGCCTAACACTAATTTATTAGATAATATTACATGGAATTTTATTAAAGAAAGCGCACAACCAAGCGTTAGATCTTATATTCTTTCAATAGAAGAAAAATTAAAGTCTCTTAAACCATCTACTACTTCGGACGGTGATAGAGTTGCTACCGCTCTAAGAGACTTGAAAGAAGTAAAGAAGCATGTTAATAGAATAGAAGAAGAATTAGAACAAGAGAAGAACGATCATAAGGATCTTAAGTTTAGATATGAGAAGTTAAAGTCTAAAGCAAAAGCATCTAAGGAAGAATAACATGGGTCTAAGCAGCATACCACACGTTTATGATGATAAAGAATTAAAGTATGAAGAAGTAGTAGAAATACTTACAAAAGCTGCTAATGGTAGAATTCAAGGAACTGAAAAAACAGATGGTCTTAATTTGTTTCTTGGTTATAAAGATGGTCAACCAAAAGCAGCAAGAAACTTTACTGAAATAAGCCAAGGTGGTTTAGATGCTGAAGCTTTTGCTGATAGAGAATTTAAAGCTGATGATCACATAAAAGAAATATTTAGAGCAGCTTTTAATGCTTTCTCTAATGTTGTTAAACACTTAAATCAAGAACAAATTAATATTTTGTTTGGAACTAATGGAAATACATTTTTAAATTGTGAGATTATCTCTGGTAAAACAAATGTTATTACATATGATACACAAGTTATATTAATTCATCGTTCTGGTCACAAAGAATTTAATACTGCAACTGGGAAAGTTGAGTCAGTTAGAGAAGATAAACAAAAAGCAATTTCTATTATGATAAGTAACTTTAATGAAGTTATGCAGCAAATGTTAAACGGAACAGAATTTAAAGTTCAGCAAGATAGATTAGAAAGACTACCAGCATTAGAAGACCAATCAACATTAGCCAATACAATTCAAAAACTAAAACAAGCTGGTTTTAAAGAAGGTATGACTATTAATGATTACCTCTTACGAAAGTCTCTTGCATATGTTAAAGAGAAACTACCATCCTTAAATAATGAAATAACAATAGAAGTAGCAAAGAAGATAGTTGGAACAAAAGGAGCAGATAGTATTACTGTTCTTAAAAGTTATGTTAATCAAAATCCTAAATTTGTTGAAGAATTACAAAATTTAGTAAAAAGAAAAGAAGAAATAGTTGATGAAATTACTTTTCCTATTGAAGATGCTATACATGATTTTACTGTAGAAATATTAAGTAAGTTAAATTCACAATTCGTTCAAGATAAAGAAAAGTCAACAGAAGTAATAAAACAAGAATTAGCAAAGAAAGTAAAAGAATTACAAAACTATAATGGACCAGATAGAGAAAAGGTACATAATAAATTAAAGAAACAATTATTAAAGTTAAAACATATAGATAAGATATCAAGTCCAACTGAAGGATTTGTTTTTAATTATAATAGTAAGATGTATAAGTTTACTGGTAATTTTGCTCCAGTAAATCAAATAAGAAATATGAAGATTAACCAAGAAACAGATACTTCTGGTGCTTCAAGTATGAACTTTAATCTTAAAGAGAATAAATCTAAAATTGGTATATTTCCGGGTTCTTTTAGACCACCACATAAAGGTCATTTAGATCTTATTAAAAAAGCCTTACCAAATTACTCTAAAATAATTATATTAGTCTCTCAACCAGAAAAGAATATGAGATCAGATATTTCAGCAGAACAATCAAAACAAATATTTGATGAATATACAAGAGGTCTTCCAGTAGAAACAAGAACTTGTGGTAAAAGTTCTCCATATGTAGAAGCTGCTGATATGATTAAAAGTGGAGAAGGTAATGTTGTGTTAACTTCCGACAAAGAACCAACAAAATTTGATAAGTTTAATTTTCCAAAAGAAGTTATACATGCAGAACATAATATTAGCGCAAGTCAAATGAGAAACATTATTGGATCTGAAAAAACAAGAGAAGAAAAGAAAGCAGAATTATTAGGATATTTACCAGAGAAAATTGATAGTGAAATAATCTTCAATGTGTTATTAAATCAAGAAGATCCTATTTCGTTACAAGAGATATTTTCAATGATAGAAAACTTACCAATAAAAGAAAATAATTCTTCTTCAAATACATTGAAAATGGAAGATATATTTGGTATATTAGATGAAATGTCTGGTGCTGCTGTTGGTTCCAGTATGTCTGCTGGTGCGGTTGAAGGGGCATCTATGCTTACGTCTAAACCACAAAGAAAAAAGAAAAAAACAAGAACTTATACACTTGAAGAGATAATTAATATGTCTAACAATTATCTAAAGGAATCTAAAAATGATTAACGAGAAAGAAGCAGTAAGATTGTATATTAGAAAAGCAATACAATTATATAAAGAAAGCAAAAAACAACAAGAAATTTTAGAAGAAACAAAATTAAGACAACTTGTTCGTGGTCTTATCTTAAGAGAAGTAGCAGAGGACCAACCAAAGCACGCTTCAACTGGTATTAACGTTCTTGAAGATCTATTAAAAAAAATTATTCCAGTTCTTCAAGCAGACTTCAAAATGATTACAACCTCCGAACAACAAAGAAAATCATTTAGAGCACATTTAGTTAATGCTATTCAAAATTCATTATCACCAGAATTAATGTATGTTCTTTCCGACAAAGAAAAAGAACAACTTAAAGAAGCAGCAACAATTAAGGTAGATGATCCAGATATGGAAAAATTTATTGATATTGAAGAACCAGTAGACGAACCAGAAGAAGAAGTTTCACCAGAAGAACAATTTTCAAAAGGACTTGAAGATCAAAACTTAGATACAACTGGTAGAAATATGGCTATGGATACTTTTAACAAGGTTGAAAAAGGTATTCTAAGTGCTTATGAACTTCTTGACGACGCAAAAGATAGAGAGTTGTTCTACGATTATCTTATTACAAATATGAAATTATACTTTGATAAATTTGAAGAAGAAATGAACCCATCTGGTATTACTGAACCAACCACACCAGAATACGAAGCAGAGAAAGATCGTAAAGAAGCAGAAGATACAGGAACAGCACAAACTCCAGAAGGTCTTTGATGCATTGGAAGAGAAAAAGTAAACAAAATTTAAATGGCGTTTATTCAAAACATTCTCTTTCAAAAAAGTTAAAAGAAGAAGGTAAGTCGTCCGATGAATTTGAAGTATGGGTTGGACGGCTTACCATTGAAGAGTTAATAGCACTTAAGCTTGAAGTTTCAGCCAGAATATTAGGTGGTAAACTTTATGGTTTTAATTTATGGTCTGCTATGCCTAAAATCGCTAAGGACGCAGCATTAATGTTTGCTATTTCTTCTTCTAATACAATTGAAGAAGCAGCAACACTTTTAAACATGCATACTCTTCGTTATTTAAGCATTCTTGATATTTACAAAACCGATAAATATTTTGGTATTGTTAAAAGAAGCTTGACGAGCAAAAAAGAATAGATTACATTACTTCCATCGTTGGAGGTCGTATGGCTAGTCAATTAGATAAAACAAAATACAAAAATAAGATTGCCGAAGTTGAAGCAGAAGCTCAATTAGAAGATCTTGATTATCTTGAAGAAAAGAAAAAACGACTTAATAGAAAAGAACTTTACATGAAGGAAGGAAAAGATGAGTCACAAAGCACCACATAGTCATGGTAGACGTAGACGTAAGTTGGGTTCAAAAAAGCGTAGAGCAAGACGTAATAAATAACAATAACTTTACCTCTATTTATTATATGGAGGTATGATAATGATTTTTGAAATTGAATTATTAAGAGTTGGAAGTAAAATATTATACAATGCTTATAAAAAAGATAGGCTTGGTGTAGAATATGCTTGTGCTGCTGATTTACAAAGTGAAGAAGCAGCAGTAAATATAATAAGAAATAAATGGAAGCATAATGGTCCTATAAGAGTAATTGGACCAGATAACGAAATTAAAACAATAGGTGGTTTATAATGAGTGATGCTTATTCAACTGTTTGTGTGTCTGGTGGGTTTGATCCAATTCATAAGGGTCATATTCGTATGATACGAGAAGCAGCACAATTTGGTGATGTTATCATAATTGCTAATTCAGACGAATGGATACTTAGAAAGAAAGGTAAATTTTTTATGACTTGGGAAGAAAGAGCAGAAATTTTAGAATCAATTAAAGGTGTAATTAAAGTAGTAAAAGCTAAAGATGATGATGGAACGGTTTGTGAAAGTTTAAGAGAATTAAAGCCCACTTATTTTGCTAATGGTGGAGATCGTAAAGATTATAATACGCCAGAAGCAGAAGTTTGTAAAGAATTAGGAATTACCTTGCTTTGGGGAGTTGGTGGAGGAAAAATCCAATCTTCTTCTTGGTTACTTGCAGAAGCAGCAAAGGATGTTAATGTATTGGCTGATAGACAAACTATTTGAGTTGTTCATGACGATTATTCTTGATGATCGATACTTTTATGGTTTTCTATCTATTTATACAATCCTATTAACAGGATTAATTATATTATATTTTAATAAAATGGAGAAATAAAATGCTTAGTGTTATTATGCTTTTCCTTTTCGGTTGTACCGGAAAGAGTGACGACAGTTCCGATACTGCCGCTTGATTAAATAAAACAAAAGGAAATAAATAAAATGATTTCAGTATTACTTTCAGCCCTTATAGCTTGCTCACCAGCAGAAACACCTGTTCAAGAAGTTCCAGCAACAACACCAGTTGTCGTAGAAGCTGCCCCAGCATTACCAGTTGTTGTAGAGACTATCGAAGTTAAGCAAGCAGAAACAACCGCTCCTGCTGCCACTACAACACCAGCAACTACTACTGGCGTATAAGCAACAACCACATTAAACTATCTTCGTCGCTAAGGTTCCCATCCTTACAATCTGTGAAAGTCAGATCGAGAAGATAGTTTTTTTATTTGGAGTAAATAAATGCGTAAGACCCGTCGTGATCGTTATAACGAAAAGATTTCTAATGGAGAAGTAAAGCATTATCCTTTCTCTCTTTGTTCGGTTAATTTTCAATGTGATGAAAATATTGCTTATCTTGTAAGAACAGCGGCTTGTTTTGGTCTTCGCGATATTCATGTTATTGGATCAATTCCAAATTATGAAGATATGCGCCGAAAGTCTGGAACTCTTCATGATTATGTGAATATCCATCAATATTCTACGCCTTCACAATTTATGGAATATGCCCGCAGAACAGGTATGAATGTAATATCTGTTGAACTTACTGATGGGGCTATTAATCTTCACGATCTAAACATTCCAAAGATTATAGAAGAAACCAATAATATTTGTTTTGTTGTTGGAAACGAAACAAGTGGAGTTCCAGCAGAAATTCTACATACAACAGATAGTGTTTATATTCCTATGCCGGGAGCGGGTTTCTGTCTAAATACTAGTCAAGCGGCTAATATTGTAATTTATGAAGCAATCAAGCAGATGGAGCAGCAAAACGATTAACTTGACCTCTGGGTAAAAAGATACTATTTATTAGACTGACTAAGGAGGTCACAAAATGTTATTATACTTACTTCTCGCTTGTAGGGAACAAGAACCAATCAATATAGAGATTTGTGAAGAGCAAATTTCTGTAACAGATATGGCTAATGGTTTAACAGACAAACAAAAAGAAGTTTCTTACATTATTGAGGAACAATTTGGTGAAATGAATATTCCACCAAATATTACAGCAGCAGCAATCGTAAACGCTATTGCTGAAAGTAGACTAAACGCAAATGCTATTGGAGACGGTGGTAAAGCAGTAGGAGCTTTTCAACTACATAAAAGTGGTCTTGGTAATAATTTATCTGTAAAAGAAAGAACAAATGTTTATACAAGCGCAAATGTTATAGGAATTCAAATTCTTAAAAATAATAATCTGTATGAATTAGAAAATAATAACGCATTTATACCAGAGATTACAAAAACAATCACAGAAGATATAATGCGACCAGATAAGTTAGAACAACAAAAAGAAAAACGAAGTAATTTAGCAAAAAAAATATTCCCTAACAGAATATAAAACATAAACCTCCAAGGATTAAAACACTTGGAGGTTTTTAATTTGACAACTTACAAAAAGGGTCTTATACTATTTATATTAGTTCAACAGGAATTAAATGGCTAAAAAAACTTACGTTCTAGATACAAGTGCTTTAATTACAGATACCGAATGTGTAAATTCATATGGTAATAATGATATTCTTATTCCAATTAAAGTATTGGAAGAATTAGATAAACACAAAAAGCGTCAAGATTTAGTAGGAGCAAGTGCAAGAACCGTTATTCGTTTTCTTGACTCACTTCGTTCAAGTGGCTCTTTGTACGAAGGAGTAAAGTTAGGTAAAGGAAAGGGTGTTTTAAGAGTAAAGGGATATTCAACAACAATGGACTTCCCACCAGAGTTAGATTTATCTGTTGCAGATCATCAAATCTTAGCAGTTGCTTTAAGTGAGAAAACAGAAACTAAAAAAGTAATTGTTGTATCAAATGATATCAACATGAGAGTTGTTTGTGATTCAATTGGGATGGAATCCGAAGATTGCAACCCAGAAAAAGTTGTAGAATCAACTTCCAGCTTGTTTCACGGATTTACAGATGTTTTGGTAGATGATGAATTTATTGACAGGTTCTACGCTAATGAAAGCCTTGAACTTCCAGAAAAAAAGGATAAACTTTTTCCAAATCAATATCTAATGCTTACTTCTTCTTCTAACAACAAGAAAACAGCCTTAGCAAAATTTGTTGGACCAAATCAACCATTAGCAAGACTAACAAACCTTGGTAAAAAAGGTGTATTCAATATTAAACCAAAAAATAAAGAACAAAATTTTGCTCTTGATTTATTAATGAACCCAGATATTCCACTTGTTTCAATTGTAGGTAAAGCGGGTTGTGGTAAAACCATGCTTGCTATCGCTGCTGGATTGGAACAAACAATTGGATTAGATAGTAAATATACTCGTTTAATTGTTTCTCGACCAGTTCAACCATTAGGTAAAGATATTGGTTTCTTGCCCGGAACCTTAGAAGAAAAAATGGCTCCTTGGCTTCGTCCAATTCAAGACAACTTACAATTCTTAATGGGCAACGATAAAGTAACACTTGAAATGTATATGCAGAAAGGTGTTATTGAAGTTGAAGCAATTACATATATTCGTGGTCGTTCAATAGCCAACGCCTATATCATTATAGACGAGGCACAGAACTTATCCATGCATGAGATTAAAACTATCATTACTCGCGCTGGTGAAGGCTCCAAGGTGGTTCTAACAGGCGACATAGAACAGATAGACAACGTATATGTAGATGAATTAACAAATGGTTTAACAATCGCCGCAGAGAAATTTAAAAACTCTAATTTGGCAGGGCATGTAACACTATTAAGTGGTGAAAGATCTGCTTTGGCTTCATTAGCATCGAAAATATTATAAGAGGATAAAATGGAAGAACAAAATACAGAAGTAGTGGCTGATAATCCTATGAAATCTTGGCTTGTAGATTATGTAGGTCAAAACTATAAGCCAGAGAATGGAGAAGTCACGGTAGAACTGATCGTAGAAGCTTTAGCACAAGAATTCCCAGACTTTGTATTGGTGTTAGCACAAGAAAACTTTATTAGAGGATATCAACAGGCTTTATATGATGTTGATTATGGTGAATTAAGAAAAAATGAAGAACAACCAGAACCTGTTTAATTATATGAAGAAATCTTCGACTAATTCCAAGAAAAATCATAAAGAAAGAATATTTCTTGATGGTATAAAAGTTTTAATCAAAGATCCCTTTACTACTAACGAAATAGATTTAGATAAAGTATTGAATAAAGTTAAAAATTCAATACCTCATTTTTTGTTCCAAAATGTAGAAGCCATCTATATAGGTCAATTTAAAGAACTTAAAGAAAGAGATTTAAATGCTGCTTATATGGATGGTGCTTTATACATAACTAATGAACAAAAAAATGAAGTAAATATGTTAGAAGACATAATTCACGAAATAGCACATTCAATAGAAGAATTAGCAAGTTTTGATATGTATACTGACAATAAACTTAATAGAGAGTTAGAAGTAAAAAGAGCAAAGTTAAAACAAATTTTAAAAGACAATAAATTTGATGTTAGTAAACAAGAATTCTTAAATATTGAATATAGCAAGAAATTTGATATCTATTTGTATGAAGAAATAGGATATCCAGTGTTAAACACACTTACGGTTGGATTATTTTGTTCTCCTTATGGTGCAACATCAATAAGAGAATACTTTGCTAATGGATTTGAGTTTTTCTTTTTGAAAGATAGAGAAATAGTAAAACAAATATCCCCTCAATTATATAAGAAATTAATAGAAATTGAAAGAGGAGAGTTTTTCAATGAGTCAACAGAGGATTTATCCTATTGACCTATTGGCTTCTTGTTGTTATGATGGTGACATAGAAAAAAGGGCATATCTTGTCACACATCTCATTCTCTGAGCTTAAAATTTGGAATAGTTGTCCGTATAAACATAAACTACAATACATTGATAAGAACAAAGTATTCACATCAACAGAATATACTTGTTTTGGTATTGCTATCCATGAAACTTGTGAGAAATCACTACTTAAAGTAATCAAGGAGGAGCAACATAGTGAATACTTTGAAGCAAAATTCAAGGAAGAACTCAAAATCCTTGATGGTAAAACTCAAAATAACCAAGATCTTATTGATGATATGGTGGAGCAGGGTAAAGCAATCCTCTCTGAACTTTATAGAAGCCTTGATAGTTACTTGGAAGGGTACGAAGTAGTAGCAACAGAACAACCTCTCTTTGAGCGTATCCAAAACCTTGACTTTGAGTATGACTTCAAGGGTTTCATCGATCTTGTTCTTAAAACACCAGATGGTAAGTATCATATTATTGATTGGAAGTCTTGTTCATGGGGTTGGGGTGTTGATAAACGCTCTGACCCCATGATTAATTACCAACTAACATATTACAAGATGTTTTATGCTCAAAAGTTTAATATTGATCCTAAAATGATTGAAACTCACTTTGCTCTTCTTAAAAGAACAGCCAAAAAAGAACGTGTTGAGTTCTTCCGCGTAACAAGTGGAACAAAAAAGATAGAAAACGCAAATTTACTATTGACAAAGGCAATTAAGGCGATTAAAAGTAATAAGTATATTAAAAATCGTTTATCTTGTAATGGATGCGAGTTTTATAAAACAGAATTATGCAAGTGAGTAATAAATGAAAAAAATTAAAGTGTTGACAATGAGTGACCATCCTTTTTCTCCCTCTGGTGTTGGTCACATGGCTAAGAATTTTATTGAGGGATTATTAAATACTGGAAAGTATCAATTTATCTCTCTTGGTGGTGCAGTTAAGCATCAAGATTATAGACCACAAAAGACAGAACAATGGGGAGACAATTGGATTGTATTTCCTGTTGATGGATATGGTAATAAAGATATGATCCGTTCAATTATGAGAACAGAAAAACCAGATGTTGTTTGGTTTATGACTGATCCACGTTTTTGGGGATGGTTATGGGAGATGGAAAATGAAATTAGACCAAATATTCCTTTGGTTTATTACCATGTTTGGGATAACTACCCATATCCAACCTTTAATCGTAAGTTCTATCTTTCAAATGATCATATTGCTACTATCTCTAAGCTTACAGATGATATTGTGGCTACCGTAGCACCAGAAGTTCCAAGAACTTATGTTCCACACGCAGTTGATACTAATATCTTCAAGAGACTACCAGCAGAAGAGATTGTTAAATTTAAGAAAGAGAACTTAAAGATTGAAGATGATAGATTGATCTTCTTCTGGAACAATAGAAACGCAAGACGTAAACAATCTGGTTCACTTCTATGGTGGTTTGCTGAATTCTTAAAGAAAGGAACAAAAGCAACCCTAATCATGCATACAGATCCAAGAGATATGCACGGACAAGACCTCCACGCTATTATGAAGGAATTAAAACTTGTAAATAGAGAAGTTCTTATCTCCGAACAAAAAGTTCCATCACAAAATCTTGCTTATTTCTATAATGCTGCTGATGCTACTATCAATATCTCCGATGCAGAGGGATTTGGTCTTGCTACACTTGAATCACTTGCTTGTGAAACACCAATTATAGTGACTAAGACAGGTGGACTTCAAGATCAAATAAGAAATGGTAACCAATTGTTTGGTATTGAGATTATTCCAGCCTCACAAGCAATAATTGGTTCACAAGAAGTTCCATTTATCTATGAAGATAGAATTAGCCAAGAACAAATGGTTGGTGCTCTTCAAACATTTACAGAAATTCCAAAAGAAACAAGAAAGTTAATTGGACAAGCAGGTAGACAACACGTTATAGATAATTTCAACTTTACAGATTTTATTAATCGTTGGGATACTATCTTAACTGACACTTATAACAAAGGTGTTTGGCCTAATAAATCTTACAAAGGTTGGGAGCTTAAAGAAATCGCATGAAAAAGAAATTATTAGTTACAGGACCAGCTTTAACTGCTTCTGGTTATGGTGAGCAGTCCAGATTTGCCCTTAGAGCCCTTCGTTCAAGAGAAGACCTATTCGATATCTACCTTACTCCTACTTCTTGGGGACAATGTGGATGGATACATGAAGATAATGAAGAACGTGCTTGGATTGATAGTATAATCATGAAAACGGTTCAATATACGCAAGTTTGCAACAATCAACCACAATATGATATGTCTTTACAAGTCACTATTCCAAATGAATGGAAGAAGATGGCTCCAATCAATATTGGTTATACAGCAGGAATTGAAACAAGCAAGATTTCTCCTCATTGGATTAATCCATCAAATCAAATGGATAAAATTATTGTTGTTTCAAGTTTTGCGAAGAAAGGATTTGAAAATGGCGTTTATACCGCAACAGATCAAGCAACAGGTCAACAAGTTCCTAACTATAAAGTAAATATACCAATTGAAGTAGTTAATTATGCTTCAAGAAAAATTGATGGTGTAGAACTTGATTTAAATCTTACAACAGATTTCAATTTTCTTGTAGTTGCTCAAGCAGGACCAAGAAAGAACTTAGCAAATACTATCAAATGGTTTGTTGAAGAGTTTAAGAATGATAATGTAGGTTTGATTTGTAAAACCCATCTTGGTGGTTCTTCTCAAATTGATCGAGAAGCAATAACAAATAATCTAAAACAAATGGAACAACATAAAGATAGAAAATGTAAAGTTTATCTTCTTCATGGTGATATGAGTGAAGGAGAAATGACTTCTCTTTATACCCATCCAAAAGTTAAAGCATTAGTATCTCTATCTCATGGTGAAGGCTTTGGTTTGCCCTTGTTTGAAGCAGCAGGATTAGGACTTCCAGTAATCACAACTGAATGGTCTGGTCATACAGATTTTATGTATTGCCCAAACAAAGAAGGAAAAGTTAAACCACATTTTGCAAGAGTAGATTTCACACTTGGTCCTGTCCAGCCAGAAGCATTATGGGAAGGGGTAATAGAAAAAGATACTATGTGGTCATTCCCTGTTGGAAACTCTGCCAAAAGTGAAATGAGAGTGGTTTACAAGGATTGGGATAGATACCGTGGACAAGCAAAACGTCTTGCCCTTCATATCGAGAAAGAGTTTGCAGCAGAGAAGATTTATGAACATTTTATTAACTTTCTTACAAAAGAAGAAAAATATGATTTAAATAATTGGATTAAAAATTTTAATGAGCAACAAGTAATAACACATGGGTAAAATTGTTTATGTCTCAGACTATTTTTCAAGTGAAATAAATGGTGGTGGTGAATTAAATGACAATGAATTAATAAATATCTTTTTATCAAAAGATATTGAAATTTTAAAGTTGAAATCTAGTAATGTAAAACTACCAATATTAAAACAAATAAACAATATACCAATTATTATTTCTAATTTTATAAATCTTGATTCTGAATGTATTGCATATTTGCAGGAGAATTGTAGGTATGTAATTTATGAGCATGATCACAAGTATATTATGGGCAGGAACCCAGCAGTTTATAGTAATTTGATTGCTCCTAAAGAACATATAGTTAATTTTCAATTTTATAAAAATGCAAAACATATTTTTTGTCAGTCTTCTTTACATAAAAATATTATTTACAATAATTTAAAATTAGATAATATTATAAATTTAAGTGGTAATTTATGGTCAATTGACACTCTTAAATTTATAGAAAATATATGTATTAATAATAAAAATAACAAATATGCAATATAAACATGATTCAATTATGTTTTGTAAATATAAAAATTATGATTATTCATTGATTAAAGATAATGATCATAATTCTTTTTTACAAAAACTTTCTTTAAATAAAGGGCTAGTGTTTTTTCCCAAAACACCAGAGACATTATCTAGACTTTGTGTTGAAGCTAAAATGTTAAAATTACAGCTAATAACTAATAATAATGTTGGTGCTACACATGAAGAATGGTTTAATTTAAAAGGAAAAGAATTAATTGATTATTGTTTACAAATGAGATATAATATAAGTAATAAAGTTTTGGAAAATTTATGATATCTATAGTTATACCAAATTATAATACTAAATACGAATATTTCGTTGAATGTATAGACAGTGTAGTTAAGCAAGATTTTAATAATTTTGAAATTATTGTTGTAGATAATGGAAGTGAAGAAATATTATTTAAAAAATATGAAGAATATACAAAAGATATTAAAAATTTAAAATTATTAAGATGTGATAGAATACCAAATAAAAAAAATCTTTCTGTTGCTTTAAACTATGGAATATTAAATTCTAAGTACGATGTTATCGCTAGAATGGACGCTGACGATATTATGTTAAAAGATAGACTTACAAAACAATATAATTACTTAATAAATAATAAAATTGATATATTAGGTGGTCAATTAGAATATTTAAATAATAGTGGTAGAACAAATCATCCAACAATTATAACTAAAGAAATTCCTATTAATTCTATTTGGTTTATTAATCACCCAACCATTATGTTTAGGAAAAACAAAATAATAGAAATAGGGTTATATAAAGAAGAACCAGAATTTATTGCTGAAGATTATGAACTTTGGACTAGAAGCTTAAAAAATGATTTAGTAATTCACAATATAAGTGATGTAGTTATTAAATATAGAATTCACGAAGGTAATCTAACTTTTAAAGATAAAGCTAATCCCTATTATGAATCACTATTAAATTATATTAGAAAAGGTTATAATCAATATTATATGGAGACAAAAAAATGAAAATTCTTGTAACTGGAGGAGCTGGGTTTATAGGCGGCCATCTAGTAGAAACGCTTTTACAACAAGGACATAGTGTAGTTGTTGTTGACAACGAATCAGCTACTTCATCTGATAAATTTAATTGGTTTGATAATGCTGAAAATCATAAGGTTGATATATTAGATGATAAGGCTATGGAAGTTATCTTTTCTAAAGGTTTAGATTATGTATTCCATCTAGCAGCAGAAACTAAGATACAATTAGCTGTTGAACAACCAGAAAAATGTTTTGATTCAAACATTAATGGAACTGTAAAATTATTAGAATTATGCAAAAAATATAAAATAAAAAGAGTAGTTGTTGCTTCGTCTAGTTCAGTTTATGGTACGAATCCAATACCAAATCACGAATTACAGATCCCAGATTGTCTAAACCCGTATGCAGCAAGTAAACTATGTGATGAAATTATTTGTAGCACTTATTCTAAAATTTATAATCTTGAAACAATAAGTTTCAGATTCTTTAATGTGTTTGGCGAAAGAATGCCAAATCGTGGAGCATATGCACCAGTAATTGCTATTTTTGATAGACAAAAATTAAATAATGAAAGTATGACTATTACTGGCGATGGAGAGCAAAAAAGAGACTTTGTTTATGTAAAAGACGTAGTAGATGCTTTAATTTGTGGTATGAATACAACTAATAGGAATTGTATTGGACAAACATATAATGTCGGAAATGGAACAAATATAAGTATTAATGAAATAGCAAAATTTATGAAAGGTAAATATATCTATATACCAGAAAGAAAAGGTGATGCAAAAGAAACTTTGGCAGAATTGAACAAAATTAAAAATCATTTAAATTGGACTCCTAAAGTAACTGTGTTATATTGGTTAAAGAAGTTTTGTGAGAATAGATATGATAATAGATAATAATACTGGTATATGGTTAAATAATTCACTAGAAGGTCACGGATATGACACTTCCTTATCTAATGCCTTGGTACAAATTTTAAAAAAAAATAACATTACAGATGTATACGATTTTGGTTGTGGTCATGGATTATACACAAGAAATTTATTAATTAATAAAATTAATTGTGAAGGATATGACGGAAATCCAAACACAAAACAAATAACGGATAATATTTGTAATGTTTTAGATTTATCAAAACCATTTGAGTTACAAAAAAAAGAATATGTAATAACTTTAGAAGTTGGAGAACATATTCCTAAATCATATGAAGAAACTTTTATTAATAATATTCACAACCATAATACAAAAGGTATTATTTTATCTTGGGCTATTGTTGGACAGGGTGGAGACGGTCATATAAATTGTCAAAATAATGATTATATTAAACATATATTTCATGATTTAGGATATAAAAATAATTTAGAAGATGAAAATTATTTAAGATTTAATTCATCTTTTTCTTGGTTCAGAAATACTATTATGGTTTTTGAAAAATGATAACAAATATTACTATAGGCCATAACGGAAGACTTGGAAATCAAATTTTTCAATATGCCATGCTCAAGGTAATATCGTTAGAACATGGGTATAATATTATACTGCCAAAAGAAAATTCACAAAATATAACAAATGGTAGATTCAATCCATCAATTAATACTATAGATAAATATAAGTTAGATTTATATGATTGCTTTAATATTAAAGATAATTTAGATATTAAAGAAAATATTATAAAAAATATAAAATTTAAGTATAATGAAAATGCCACTATGAAGTTAGACGAACAGCTAATCAGTAAGGCCGTAGATAATACAAATTATAATGGGTTTTTTCAGTGTATTCAATATTATGAAAAATATCAGAAAGAATTAAAAGATTGTTTAAAATTTAATTATAGTGTTGAACAATTTTCTAATTTATATATTGAAAAGATAAAAAAATATTATAATATTGAAGAATTAGTAACAATACACATAAGAAGAGGAGATTTAGCAGGAGATCAAGGAAAATATCAAGTTTTATTATCTGTTGAATATTATAAAAAGTTAATAAACAAATTATCTAATGATAAAAATAAATTTTTAATTCTATCTGATGATTTAGAATGGTGTAAAAATAACTTTATTGAAAATAATATTATTTTTTGTGAATATAAAACTCCTGTAATACAGCCTCACATAATTGATTTTGCTATCTTATCTAAGGGAGATAAAATTATTATGTCTTCTAGTTCTTTTAGTTGGTGGGCTGCTTTTTTAAGTAAAGCAAGTGAAATTTACTGTCCAAATAGATGGTATGGAACTGAATATTCTAATTTTAGTGAAGAAAATGTTAGACATTCAAACTGGATAAAAATTCAATATGAAGGGTTACCATGATAATTGCTAAATGTCCGCTAAGGATATCGTTAGTTGGTGGCTCAACAGACACACAAGATTTTATAGATAAATACGGCATAGGCTCAGTAGTAAGTTTTACACCAAATTTATACACATTTGTCACTATTCATAATAGTAATATTAAAAAATATATAATAAATTATTCAAAAAAAGAAGTAACAGATTCAATAGATGAAATACAAAACGATATAGTTAGAGAATGTTTAAAATATTTCAAAACAAATTTTTGTACAATAACCTTTAATAGTAGTATTTTGTCTAGTGGTTCTGGTCTTGCTTCTTCTAGTTCGTACACTATTAGTATGATTAAAGCATTAAGTATTTATCACAGTGTTGATATGACCGATATTGAAATTTGTAATCTAGCTTTTGAGATAGAAAAAATATTTAATCCTTTAACTGGTATGCAAGATATATATGGTTGTGGAATCGGAGGTTTTAAAAGAATAGTTTTTGAGAAAAAAAGTCCACCTTCTTTTAAATTTTTAGATTCTTCTTTTATAACAAATAATTGTGAAATGTATTTGTTAAATACAAATGTTATAAGAAATTCTACTGATATTTTAAAAACTCTAGATGTAGATAAATCATATCCATTATTAGAGTTGGTTGAAAAGTTTGAAAATTATATTTGTGATAAAGATACTGATCAATTTTTTAACTTATTTAATGATGGTTGGAAAATTAAAAAAACAACATCAAAAGATATATTAAATAATGAAAACATATTTTTAATAGATAAAACACTACAATATTTAAAATATGTAAAAGGATATAAACTTTGTGGCGCAGGAGGCGGCGGGTATTTTTTAATTTTTGTTAATAAACAAAATAAAAAAGAATTTGAAGAGAATATATCTTGCAAACTAGCAAACAATCAGTTAATTAACATAAACATAGATACACATGGTATTAAAGGATTTAAAGTATGAATGAACAAACTATAATAAATGAAGTCAATAAATGTTTTGAATATAAAAATGAGTTACAAAATTTAATAGATAAACATAACAATATTATCATTCTTGGTAATGGTGGAAGTAGTGCTATAGCAAGTCATATTTCCCAAGATTATACAAAGAAATTAAATAAAAAATCTTTTACATTCTCTGACTCGTCTAGATTAACTTGTTATTCAAATGATTATGGATATGAAAATGCATATAGACAATTTTTAAAAGAATTTGTTGAAACAGATAGAGAAACATTAGTTATTTTAATTTCTTCATCTGGTAATTCACCAAATATTATTAAATGTGCCGAATTTTGTAACGAAAATGATAAGATAGAAATTGTTACTCTGACTGGTTTTGATAAAAGCAATAAACTGAATAATCTAGATATTAAAAATAGAAAAATTAATTATTGGGTTGATTCTAATGATTATGGAATTGTAGAGTGTGTTCATATGATTTTTTTGCACATGGTTGCTTAAATGATAAGAGGTGTAATAGCTGGCTCATTTGACATAATACATCCCGGTTATATTAATATGTTAAAACAAGCAAAATTGGTATGTGATCATTTGACTATTGCTTTACATGAACAGCCAAATTTTGAAAGAAATAATAAAATGCTATGTATTCTAACTTTAGAAGAAAGAAAAGATATTTTATATAGTATTAAATACGTTGATAATATTGTTGAATATAAAACTGAAACTGAGTTATTAACATTATTGAAAATAAATAATTTTGATGTTAGAATCTTAGGTGATGATTATCTTAATAAATATATAACAGGTAAAGATTTGTGCAACAAAACTACGTTTGTTGATAGAAGCCATAATTGGTCAACAACAAAATTTAAAAAATTGATATATGAAAACTATAAGGATTTTTATGAAAAAAATATTATTAACTCTGTGTGATGGCATTTATGAACAAAACAGACAAATTCTTAATTCTATTGGTAAAACAAATGGATGTGAAGAAATTTCATTAAAGTTTACTCATTTAGATACAAATTTTACTGATCAAGTAAAAAATATTTTAACTATAAAACGTGGATTAGGATTGTGTGTTTGGAAACCATACATTATTCTAAACGCTCTTGACAACATAGATGAAAACGACTACGTTATTTATGTAGATTCTGCGGATATGGTTCATCCAGAAATCTTTAACTATATAAATAATAAAATTAAAGAAAACAATATTTTACTTGTTCCTTCTCCAAATAGAAACTTACAAAAACATTTTACTAAAAGAGACTGTTTTGTTATGATGAATTGTGACGATGAAAAATATTGGAATTCAACTCAAATTGAAGCTGGTTTAGTTGTGGCTAAAAAAACTGAAACTACTATAAAAATTTTAGAAGAATGGTTATATTTTTGTAAAAATGAAAACATAATTACTGATATTCCTAATATTTGTGGACTTGATAACCTACCAAATTTTGTTACGCATAGACACGATCAAAGTATTATGTCTAATTTAGCTACTAAATATAACTTATTAGTCGATCCAACTCTTCTTAATTATATAAGACATAATGTGGTGTAATTATGTTTAGTATTATTTTAACTGTACATAATAAAGATTATTTAATAAATGAAGTATTAACAAGAATAAAAACAAATACTATTGGTGTTTATGAAATAAATGTTGTAGTTGATGGTTGCACAGATAATTCTGAACATTTAATAGATAATTTTATAAAACAAAATAAAAATATTAAAATAAATAAGTTTATTACCGATGATGTATTTGAAACAAAAGCAAACAATGTTGGTCTTAAAAATAGTAGTGGTGATTATTGTATTATTGTTCAAGACGATATGTTAATAAACGAAATAGATTGGAATAATAGACTGTTAAAACCAATAAAAGAATATTCTGATATTTATGCCGTAACGGGAAGACATTCACATAATTGGGTTTATAATAAGAATTCTGTGCATCAATACTTAAAAGAAGACTTAGATAACTGTTGGTGTGATATATTATTAGCAACCGATGTTGCTGGTAAAGAAAACATAAACAGAGATACATTTGCTATTAGAGATACAGTTAATCGAGGACCATTACTTATTAGGCATGATATACTACAAAAAGTAAATTATTTAGACGAATATTTTGCTCCACAAGATATGGATGATCATGATTTATCTTATCGTGTTTATAAACAAACAGGTTTAATGGCTGGTTGTTATTGGCTAGATATTATTAGCGAACATTCTTGGGGTGGAACGAGAGTAAACGGAGGACCAGCTCCTTGGTTATTAAAATCACAGCACAAAAATATGAAAATTGTTTGGGATAGACATAGAGATTTAATTGTTGGTACAAAGCATAATGAAAATAGGAGATTAATTTAATGTCTAATAAGATAGAGGTAGGTGAATAAATGTTTTTTACTTTTAAAGATTGTAAAGATAATAATAATATAAATTTTAAAAATATACTTCATATAGGCGCACATTATGGAGAAGAAATAGAAGAATATTCTTCTTGTGGTGTTGAATCTGTTTGTTGGTTTGAAGCTAATTCAAATTTTTCTGAAAAGTTAAAAGAAAATACAAAAAATTATACTCATATTGAACAACAGTATTACTTTGATGCGTTATCAGATATTCACGGCGAAGAAGTACAGTTTAATGTTACAAACAACGGCCAATCTAGCTCTTTGTTAGAACTTGGAACACATCTTGAACATTGCCCAAACATACAAGTTGTAGATAAGATACAGCTAAAAACTAAAAGATTAGATTCGTTTATTGATGAAATAAATTTTAGTAAGTTTGATTTTTTGACTCTTGATGTACAAGGAGCAGAACTAAAAGTGCTAAAAGGTTTTGGAGATATATTAAACATATATAAAAATATAAAAGGAATATACACTGAAATTAATTTTGAGCAAGTTTATGTTGGAGCAGCACATTTTGATGAATTAGACAAATATTTAAAATCTTTTGGTTTTGAAAGAAATAGATATTATAAATTTGATGCTGCTCCTTGGGGTGATGCTTTTTACTATAGAAATTAAAGGAGATATTATGATTGATTTATTAACTTTTAGAAAAAATATATATTCTGCTGAAGGTGAAGATGGAATTTTAGAAGAAATTTTTAATATTTTAAATATTAAAAATGGTTTTTTTTGTGAATTTGGAGCTTGGGATGGCATTGTTGGTAGTAATACAAGAGCATTTTTAGAAAAAAAATGGAAGGGCGTATATATTGAATCAGATTATTATAAATTTTTAGAATGTCAAAAAAATACAAAAAATTATAATGACAATGTTATTTGCATAAATAGTTCTGTAAGTCATGAAAAAGAAAGTTCTAAACTAGATTACTTACTAAAAGATACATATTTACCAGAAGATTTTGATTTATTATCAATTGATATTGATAGTAGTGATTATCAAGTTTGGGAATCTTTAGAAAATTATAAACCAAAATTAGTAATTATTGAAATTGACTCGGGACACGATGAAAATGCAGAATCAATTTATAATTTTAATAATAAAACAACTAGCTTCAAATCCATGTTACAGTTAGCAACCAAAAAGGGTTATAAACTACTGTGTTCAACTGGAAATATGTTTTTCATTAGAAATGATATTGACTTTCCAGAAGTTAAAGCGTATCATCAAGGTATGGATTATTATAAATGGAGATCATAAATGATATATGTTTTTGATTTAGATCATACTTTGTGTGATACTAAGAAAAAAGATGATGGAAATTGGGATTATTTGAACAGTACACCTTATCAAGACAGAATTCAGAAAGTGAATAAATTATTTGATGATGGTAATAAAATTATAGTAGAAACAGCTAGAGGAAATAGCTCTAAAATTAATTGGTATATTAATACACATAACCAGTTAGTGTCTTGGGGTCTTAAGTTTCATGAACTTAGAACTGGTGTAAAATATGGAGCAGATTTTTACATAGATGATAAAGCAATAAATTCTGAACACTTTTTTAGAGGTTGATGTGAGTAGTTATAATAACATAATTAAAAAAATGCCTAACCAAATTAAAAAATTATATTATGATTTGGTTCCTTTTGACAAAAGATATGGATATGAGTTTACAAAAGCATATAATTTCTTAATGCAATCTAAAGAATGGGACACCTCTAAATTATTAGAATATCAAAATAATGAATTAATGAAATTGTTAGAACATTCTTATAATAATGTTCCATATTATAAGAATCTTTTTGATTCTCATAACATTAAATTAAAATCAATACAAAATACAACTGATTTAAAAGCTATACCAATTTTGACAAAAGATATTATAAGAAATAATTTAAAAAATTTAAAAGCAAAAAATTTACTAAATGAAAAAGTATATGAGTTTAAAACTAGTGGTTCAACTGGTAATAAATTAATTTTTTATGGTATGGATGATATATACAAAAAAGAAGCAGCTTTTATTCTTAGGGCGTATAAGATGCATGGTGCTACACTATACGATAAACCAAGCGTATGGCTCAGAAGATTTGTTCCTAAAACAGAAAAAGATCAATTATGGTATTATGATTATGAATTAAAAAGATTATATATGTCTGCTTATCATATGAACCCAGATACTATTAAAAATTATATTGATGAAATAAATTCTAAAAATTATCATACTTTAGTTGCGTATCCCTCAAGTGCATATATTTTAGCTTGTCTTTGTGAAGAACAAAATTTAAAATTAACAACAATTAAAAAAATTCATGTAACTTCTGAAACTATGCTCGACCAGTGGAGAGAAAAAATAAAACAAGTATTTAATATAACTCCTGTAGCGCATTATGGAGCAATAGAAAAAGTTTCATTTATGCATCAATTGGAAGATAGTACAAAATACTACAATAATTTAGAATATGGTGTTACTGAATTTATAGAAAACAATAATGAGCATGAGATTGTTGCAACTGGGTTCTTAAATTATTATATGCCATTTATAAGATATAAAACTGAAGATACTGTACAGATCAATAAGAATCTTGAATCTTGCACTTTACCAGATAGTATTTTAAATGTTTATGGCAGAACAAGTGACATATTGATATCAAAAAACAATTCAAGACTTCCCGGCGTTAACTTTTATAGTTGGATTGATAAGTCTGTTAGTGGTGTAAAAATGTTTCAGATTATTCAAAAATCTAGAGAAAATATTGTATTTAATTTTGTTACAAGTGATAAATATACTGATAATACAATTAATGATATTAAATCTGGTCTTACTGCAAGATTGGGTGATTTAAATTTTAAAATAAATAAAGTATCAGAAATTAAAAGAAACGATAATAGTGGTAAAATAAGATGTATTATAAATTTAATACAAGATTAAATCTTGACAAAAATAGTTTAATATTATAAATTAACGTGGGATTATAAAATGAGTAAAATTTCATTTATTGGTTTAGGAAAATTAGGTCTTCCATTAGCGACTTGTATGGCTAAAAATGGCATTAACATAGTTGCACTAGATGTAAATAATAAAGTGGTAAAAAGTTTAAATAATGTTAAAGCTCCATTTTATGAAACAGATCTTCAAAAAAATATTGAGCTTGCAAAAGAAAATGCAGTTTATAGCTTAGATTATGACTTGGCAAAAGATACAAATACAACAATAATCTTAGTTAATACACCATCTAACAAGAAAGATGGGTCGTTCTCAAATTTATATATTGAACAAGCTTTAACAGAAGTATGTAAAAGAATAAAAGATAAAGCAACATATCATCTTTTTGTAATTAGTAGTACGGTAATGCCACGTTCAATACAGGATAGTTTCGTACCTCTTATAGAATCTATTACAAATTGGAAATTGAATAAAGAATATGGACTTTGTTATATTCCAGATTTTGTTGCACTTGGAACAATTATCAAAGATTTTGAAAATCCAGAATTTGTTGTTTTAGGACAAAGTGATCAAAAAGCTGGTGATAAAGCTTTGGAAATATACTCTAAAGTATTTGTAAATAACCCACCAGTAAAGAGAATGTCTTTAATAGAGGCAGAAATATCAAAAATTAGTTTAAATGCTTATGTCTGCCAAAAAATTAGTTTTTCTAATTTCTTAACAAGAGTTTGTGAAAAATTTGATAATGTAAATGTTGACAATATTACTGAGGCTATTGGAATTGATAAAAGAATATCACCACACTATTTTAAAGGTGGTTTATCTTTTGGTGGAACTTGCTTTCCAAGAGATACATGGGCTTTTATGAAAATGTCTGAAAAATTAGGTATGAAAGCACACCACATAGAAGCAGCAGAAAAACTAAATCAAGAACAAGATAGACATTTACTTGATAAGGTTATAAAAGTAGTTCTTGATAACAACTTATCAAATGAGATTTCTATTTTAGGTTTAGGATTTAAAAATAACACACCAGTTATTAACGAATCTGCTTCTATAAAATTAATAGAAAAGTTATTAAACATGAATTACATAATTCATGTTTATGATCCTGTGGAAGAAGCAGTTGAAAATACTAAACAAGTATTTGGTAATAAAATAAAGTATTATAGTACACCACATGAATGTGTTTATAAGTCAAAACTGTGTGTTGTAATTAATTTTAATAAACAATATAAAGATTTGACAAATTGGTTAAAAGATGGGTATATAATAGATTGTTGGAGAAGTATATCTTCTAATTCAAACAACATATATTATTTAGGAAAATAAACATGAAAAAAGTATTAGTGTTAGGTGCGGGAGGATTTATTGGTTCTCACCTTGTAAAGCGTCTTAAATCAGAAGGCTATTGGGTTCGTGGAGTAGATGTAAAATATCCAGAGTTCTCAAAATCTCAAGCAGATGAATTTATACTTGGAGATTTAAGAAACCCAATTATTTGTGATAATGTAGTTGATTACGAAGTTGATGAAATTTATCAATTAGCAGCAGATATGGGTGGTGCTGGTTATGTGTTTACTGGTGACCACGATGCGGATATTATGCATAATTCAGCTATAATCAATCTCAATATTATGGAACAAGCTGTAAAAAAGAAAGTAAAGAAGATTTTTTATAGCTCCTCAGCTTGTATGTATCCAGCTTACAATCAAGAAGATGAAAACAATCCAGTTTGTTCTGAGCCTTCTGCTTATCCAGCCGCACCAGATTCGGAATATGGTTGGGAAAAGTTGTTTAGTGAACGTATTTTCTTAGCTCTTATGAGAAACTATGGAATTCAAGTTCGTGTTGCCAGATACCACAATATATTTGGACCAGAAGGAACTTGGCATGGTGGCAGAGAGAAATCACCAGCAGCTTTGTGTCGTAAAGTGGCGGAAGCACAAACCACCGATGCAATAGAAGTGTGGGGTGATGGTAAACAAACTCGTTCTTTTATGTATATTGATGAATGTGTAGAAGCTACTCGTAGATTAATGGATTCTGATTTCACTGGTCCTGTTAATATTGGTTCTGAAGAAATGATTGCTATTAACGATTTAGCACAAATGGTAATAGATATCTCTGGCAAATCAATTAATATTAAAAATATTTCTGGCCCTGTTGGCGTTAGAGGAAGAAATTCTGATAATAAACTTTATAAAGAAAAGATTGGTTGGGAAACACAAAAGAAATTAATAGATGGTATTCGTTCCACATATTCATGGATCGAAGAACAAGTAAAAAATAATAGATATTCAGATAACGATCTTAAAGTATTACTTAAATTAGGAGAATAAAATGCAACTTTCAAATCAAGCAGTAGGAGCTTTAATGCTCGCACTTCAAAAATCACTTATGGAGCAATCCGATATTGTTCCAGTTATTAGAGGTTTTCTTCTAATAGACTCAGATGATGGATTGGTCATTACAAACCCTCCAGTTGTCTCTATGGACGAAATAGAACCTAACTGATGCCAAGATACTCTTACACTTGTACAAGCTGTGAGAGCACAATAGAAGCCTCTCATGGAATAAATGAGAGGCTTTCTTTTTGTGAAGCTTGTAAAACAGATACTCTTAAAAAAAATCTATCTATTCCAAATATAACTAAACAACCAAATATCAATAATTTGACTAATCGTAAAAATGGTGATATAGTTAAAGAGAAGATCGAAGAATATAGAAAAGATCTTAAAGAACAAAAGAAAGATCTAAAAGAAAGGAAAATATGATTATATTAATTATTGCTCTTGTTATTTCTGTAGCGGTTAACATTCTTCTTGGGTGGTATATAAAAAAGCTACTTCAAAAGATTACAATTTTTACTGAAAGTATCTTTGATATAGTTGAAAAACTAAATCTATTAGGTGGTCATTTAGAAACAATTCATCAATTAGAAATGTTTTATGGTGAACCAGTATTACAAAATATGATTAAACATTTAAAAGTTATGGTAGCTGATATTAAAATCTTTAGAGACTCATTTATTATCTCCGAAGGACAAGAACAAGAGGAAGTAGTTAATGAAGAAAAACCAGAATAATTACTTTAATCAATCACATGAAGATGCGATAGTTAGATATGCTATTTCATTAGATCAAAGAGAGCGAACAGAATTATATATTAAGTTTATAGAACCTGCTTTTAATGAAATGGTTGATAAGATAGTATTTACATATAAATTTACTACCCTTCCAAATATAGAAGACCTTAGAGACGAATGCAAGATTTGGCTTACTACAATATTAGATAAGTTCAATCCTGCATCTGGTTCTAAGGCTTTTTCGTATTTCTCTGTTATTACTAAAAATTGGTTTATTCATAAAGTAAAAAAGATAGCAGAACAAAATAAAAGAGAAGTTGCGATAGAAGAAATAACCGATATTAAAAAACATGATATTTTAATTGTTCAACATGGTTATTTTGAGGGAAGAGAACAAGAAGAATTTTGGAGAGAGTTTTGGTATGAAATCAATAGTTGGCAACACATTGAAATGAAACCAAACGAAAGAAGAATAGTTGAAGCAATTAAAATCCTTATGCAAGACCCGGATAGTATTGAGATATTTAATAAAAAAGCTATTTATCTTTATATAAGAGAAATAACAGGTCTTAATACAAAGCAAATCGTTACAAACTTACAAAAAATAAGAATGAGATACTTGGAATTTAAAGGAGATTGGGATTCTGGAAATATCTAGTTTCTCTCTAATTACAATATGGCTAGAAAAAAGAAATCAGTTGATGAATATGTTTTGGATGCCATAAACAATATTCAAAAAGACAGAGAAATAACTACTGAATTACTACAAGATGTAATGGGATATATTGGCAAAGATTCGTCTAACCATGCTTCTGTTGGTCATGTTGCAGCAAAGTATGTAGAATCATTACAACGTTCAAACGAACAACTTGTTAAATTAACTGCTATTATGCTTAAACGTGAAGGTGGGACGTATAGTGATTTAGATGATGATGAAAAGACAGATCTTTATGATACAATCAACAAGGAAACTAAATAGTGGCTCGCGATCCAATAAATAATAAAGATTTAAACGATAAGTATACTTATGGTTCTTTGAATAGAGCAGACGCACAAAGAAATAGAACAGTAAAGTCACCTGTTAAACTATCTAATCCATTGTCAAGTATATTATCCGTAGCAGAAAATCAATACGATCCAAATCTAACTGATTCTACTGGTCCTTACCGTGCGATTGTACTTAGAAATGAAAATCAATTAGATGATTTTACAGCGGCAGATAGTCAAGTTAGATTTAGTTTTTTTAAATTGTTTAAAACAGGAACTTCTGTTAGAGCTAGAATACTTGAATATCACCATGCAGCAATACCTATGCCTCCCTCCTTAAGCACAGACGATGGAGAACATAATTTTTTTATTGATATGCATGATATATTCACAAATAAAGAAGACATTAAAGGTTGTTGTAAAGCAGGAGATATTGTTTTAGTAGATTATAGAGATAGAAAAAATAAGAAAGACCCCATATTATTAAGTTTGATAAGCTCGGCAGAGCAAGAAATTAGTGACTCGCCTGTCTCTGCTACTGAGGCTGTAGAAGAATGGCACCCACCTATGCCACCACCAGAACCGATTGTTATTCCAAACGGCGCAGGATATAACCCAGACCCAAGAATATGTGGAGGGAATGTTCTTACTTATGCTGAATGTAAAACTGGAAGAATAAATGGCCGTTATGCCAAACTACATCCACAAGTTTATGATAATTTTGAGAAACTAGTTAATGACGCTAAATCACAAGGTATTGAATTATACCCCGGTAGCACGTTTAGAAGTAATGATGAACAGTTAAACCTAAGAAGGGGAAATTGTAAATATACCAATGAACAAGAACTTAAATTTGGAAATGCTACTTGTGATCCTTCTACTGCTCCTTTAGGTACTCCCGGTACAAAAGGCGGTTCAAGGCATTTGTACGGAGAAGCAATAGATGTAGCCAACAGTGAAGGAACATTAGGATATAAAAAATCAACTAATACTGCTTTAGGAAGTTCTGCTGTTAGCGAAGCCCAAAAAAAGGCTATAAAATGGTTATTAGCAAACTGTTCAAAATATAGTTTAATTAATTATAGTGGCGAAGCTTGGCATTATAGCACGGATGGAAGATAATGAGTATAGTAAACACGGGTATAGCTGGTTCTTTTAAACCATTAAACAAAGTATCAAGAAAAATATCTGGTGTTGAAGACTTAATATCTTCAACATCTTCAAATTCATATATTATGTTAGGAAAAGATAGACCATCTAGTATAGCATCTGGCGAAAGTGGTGCTGGTTCTGATAATTGTGACGCAATAGATATAGTGGCTGGTCCTATGGGTGACGCAGCAACACAATATTTAAGTGATGGAACTGTTGTTTTAAACGTTAATCCTAATTTTGCTAAAGATGCTGCAAGAATTTATATAACCCAAAAAGGTAATATAGATAGTTACTTTGGGTTGGCAGATGGTATACAAGGCGAAAATAAAAGAGTTGGAACATCAATAGGTAAATCAGCCATAGCATTAAAAGCAGACCATTTAAGATTTATATCAAGAGAGTCAATAAAATTGGTTTCTTCTGGAACTGATGATGTTAATTTAAATGGTGGTGTTTACCTTATAGCTGGGAATGAAGAAGAAAAGTTGGAACCTATGGTATTAGGAACCAAATTGGTTAATTATATCGATAATAACCTAGTAAAAACTCTATCAGACACCTTACAAATAATTAATGATTTTATAGAATCACAAATGGAATTTAATGCTAATGTAATGAAACATCAACATATTAGTCCATTTTTTGGTATACCAGTTCCACCAAGCATAGACTTAGCTATTGGTGGAATTAGAGGATTATCAAAACAGTTTGCTAATTATATAAACTTAATCAAAGCATCAGGTAATAACGAAATAGCAAATAAATTTCCATTATTACCTTTAAGCAAAAGTCATTTCTTAAGTACATACCACAAACTAAACTAAACTAAATACAATACATGGCTACTCATTATCTATCAAGTTCAACAACTGAATCAACTACTCTGTATAGGGTAGCTTCGTCTAATACTGCCAACGAACAGGTCTTAAACCGAAGTAATCAAACAGTTACTCTTATAGAAGAATTTGAAGGTGTAAATTGTGAATTTAACTTGGTTCAGTTAAACAATCGTAATGTTTATGTAAAAACAGAAAATTTATTTAGACTTTCTGGAACTCCACCTTCTGCACCACATACTTGTTCGTTTTACTATAATTCAAATTACCTAAGTCCAGATTGGATTGCTTTACCTTTAAATACTCCATTTTATGATGCGAAACAAACAAAATATCAAATACCAATTTTAACAAATTATAAAACAATTTCAAATCAAGAAACATTTGAAAAAGAATCAATAAAGCAGGGAACAATAGGATTATTAAAATATTATAATAAAGATACATCAGATCGAAATGTTAGTAAATTATTATCATATTATAAATTTGCTGATTTTGAAGATTTTTATGTAAGACCAATCAGTAATACAAGAATAAAAGCATTGGTGTCTGTACCAGCAAAGTATTTTAATGCCGAGCCTTCTTTCCCTAATGTCTTGGATATTGAAAATGGAGTTCAAGTTTTCAATTTATCAACAAAAGATTTAAGAAAAAAATTACAATACATTAAAACAATCTTTGAATTTTTCAATAAGTCATTAACCATAACTAACACTACAATAGAAAATTTTTCATTACTAAATGAATATGATAAAATAATAAATTTTTACGAACAATTGCTAAGGTTATTTGAATTAAATGATTTAGTTATAAAAGATAATGTTGATGAAACCTTAGAAATAGTTTTAGATAATTGTGGAAGATTTTTTGCTGCTTCCTTAAATAATGGTGAAAGTTGTAACTATGCTGTAGTTGGATTGTCTACTGTTAGGAATAATGAATATGCAAGAAACCCAAGAACTTTAAATTTTATAAAAAATATAGATTCTATGTATTTGTTAGATCCTTGTAGAACATCAATAGCTGAATTCTTTACAAGGTATGTTTTATATGCGCCAAACGTACAATCAATAGCTGGTATAAAGCCTTTGGCGGAACTTTATAATTTTAATGAATTATTATCATTTGTAACTAATATTGTTAATAAACTTAATAGTGTTAGTCTTAATACAAAAACTACTCAAGAATATGAAGATATGGAATTGGAAAAACTTAAAGAAGCTATATCCAATTTGAAAAAAACATTTAGTTGGTCCTCATTCTATGATAAAGAAAAAGATATATTTAATTTTAAGAGTTTTTCAAAAGATTTAGAAAAATTAGATAATATGAAAAAAGAAGGGAGTAAATTTGTAGCATCAATGGTTCCAGAGGACACAAAACAAGAATCTGCAAATCGTAGAACTCTAATAAAAAATATTTATAACGTATTAACTTTAAATCAAATCTTATGTAAATTAACTCCAAAAGCGTTTAAATGTTTATTTGCTATTTTAGCAACTACAATTGGAGAAGTAACTGGTATAGACGCAACATTAACTTTGGTTACTGTATCTAATTACTCTATACAAGAAATAAGAACTAAGGTTTTTCCATATTTAAACGCAGAGGAAAAAAAGATTATTTTGAACGAACTTTTCAATAGATTTTGTTTAACAAAACATGATTTAATTACAATACTAAAACAAACTAAAAATTTATCTATTAGAGAAAGTCAATTATTATATTCTAATTCTTTTGAACAAGTAAAACAAAAATTATTAAGTGAGATAACCGTATAATGGCTGAAAATCAAACATGCTTCCCAGAAGTAGAATTTAACGAAGTATTACAAGATAAGATTATCAAATCTGTATTCGATAAGTTGTCTACCTGTACGGACGAGCAAACTTTAAAAAATAATATTAATTCAATACTTCAAGAAAAATCACAACAAGGATTGATAAGTTTAGAACCATTAAGAGAAAGTAATGACGTTCAAGCACAGATTAACCTGCTGATAGAATGTTCGCTGTCAGAGACTAGCAAATTAATCGATGAGAATATTGAAATAGATGCTGCTTATGTTATCTCTGGTATAGTTAAGTTTATTTGTAATCCTCCAAGTTTTGATTTTCCATCATTAGATCTTTCTTTTAAGTTTTCTTTAAAAGATTTTTTTATAAAATTACTTTTTCAATTTATAGATTTACTTACACAAATTTTGTTACAAATAATACAACAAATAATAAATATTGTATTGAATATTTGTGAAACTAATTTTGAAAGTTTATTGCAGGGTTATGAGAACATTGTAAACATATTATCAAATAGTTTTCAAGAAGCAATCAACTTTAAAATAAACGACATAATTTCGTCTTTACAACCATTATTTAGAACATTTGGTTTTAACTCTGATGGAACTTTAATTGAATCTCCAAATTTTATAAGTTGTGAAAGCAATATTGGTTCTATAAGACCAGTAAATCAATTTCTAAATGACTTGTCTATGATGGTTACACCTTTTGAAATTTGTTCTTTGTTTGAAGGTGTACCAAGTCAACAAACTCTTGAACTAGTTAGAGAATTATTACAATTTGAATATCCGCTGCTACAAACTAGGTTGTCGGACGATGTGATAGTTACTAACTTCTTTGTTTCAATAGGAAGATTTATTCCATCTTCTATCTGTAGGAAAATAAGAGAAACTTATACTGATGAATATGCGTATAGTTGTGGAGAAGAATATTCACAAAGAGAGCAAGCTAAATTAAGCATTCTAAATAGAAATGGTCACACTGAAGAACAATCAAGAGAAGCTATTAGAAGAGAAAGAGAAAGATATTCAAATAGATTAAAAGATTTGGGTTCTTTTGTTGCTAAATTAAGAGGTGATCCAGAAAAAGTATTTGATTCAGTATCTAATAATATATTCTGTAAAGGCGGCAAAGCTGGTATGGCTTCTTTGTCCGATATACCATCAGCAGTAGTAACAACAACAATCGTGGTTAATGGTTTTTACAATCCTCTTAAAAGTGCTCACTACAATGATTCATTAAATATACAAGATTTATATTTTAAGAAACAAACCCAAAGAAAAAAAGTTGCAAGGTTTGCATCGCCAGAAAGGCCCGTAACTATAGGTGGAATACGATATATTGGTGGAGAAACCGTAAAATTTAAACAAGTTCAAGCATTAGGAAACCCAATTTACTACACCAATAAAGAAGAATTTGCTTTAATGGTCGAAGAATACCAACCAGATGAAAGAATCACATATCAATCTACAATTGAGAAAAAAATATATGATTATGTTAAAGGACATTTTGATGATATTGGTCGTATGATCTCCCTTGGAGAAAGTAGCGATGAATATGAATACTATTTTGGTGATTCTGGAGGGAATACTTATAGCGTCTCTCAAATTACACAAGTTTATAATCCTATTGTAAACAATCTAGACGAAATAGCAAGAAGAATTTATAATGATAAAGTTAAATATTATTCAGATGCTAACATATATGAACGTGCTGCTAATAACATAACAAAAGACGAATTAGTCGGTTATATAACTGAAAGTATTGGAAATTCAACGGATGATGCAGAAAATATATGTGAGAAGTTTGTTAAAGCAGGCTTTATTTATACTGAAGAAAAAATTTTTGTTCCTTCTCCAAGCGATATACAAGTAAATTTATTAGATAGTTATTCTACTGATATTAATTTTTCTCTTGATAGAAATATAGAAAATACTTTAGAAGAATTTTTTGATGGGTTAAAAATTGTTGTACCATCATTTTCATCTGATTCTTTTACTGTTGGTATAGACGATTATACTGTTACAGTAACTAGAACAGTTGAAACTCCACCTTTAAAAAATATTTATACTTTAAGACAATTAAATGTAGAAGATGATGGATTTATTGATGATCGATGGTTAGCCGATATCAATAAAATAAATGCTGCGAATGAAAGTGAAAAACAACCTCTTGGTATATTAGAAGAAGTACAACTTTCTAATTTAAATGAATATCAAGGTATGAATCTTGAATTTGACTCTAATAATAACTCATTTTCAAACACACAATTAAAATTTCAATCAATTCAAAATATTATAGATCCAAACAAACCACAAGATAATTCAATAATAACAATAAATAAAGTTTATAGAAAACCGACTACATCTTTAAGTGATACCCAAAGAGAACAATATAATAGTTTTCTTACTAAAGAATATGGTATTTCTAATTTGTTTACTACAAACAATACTTTACTTTATGATAATAGTGATATAACAACTGGTCCGTTTAGACAACCTACTGATTCTATAATACAGCAACTAAAACAAATTGTACCAAATCCTGTAAGTAACGAATCATTACAAATACAAGCATTTAAAGCAATAACAGGTTTTTCATCAACGGCTTACTATAGTATATTTAGTAGTTTTGTTCAAGATGTGTCATTGAACACTAAAATAACTCAAGCAAATCCAGAATATAAAAAAATAAAAGATACTATATTAATAATTCCTTTTGAAAGAATAATAGGAATAAACAAAGTAAAAAATACTACATTAACAGCTTTTTTAAGTGATCCATGCGCTATTTCACAAGATATACAGAAACAAGACGAAATATCATTATTTAATTCATATTTGGTTGAATCAACAATAAAACTATTAGTTAGAACTTTTTGTTTAAAAAATGATCTTAAAGATTTATTATCATTAGTAAATATTAATCCATACACCTTTGTAAATAACGACGATACATATATAGAATTTTTATTACAAACATTTAAACAAGATCTTAAAAGATTATCTGGTGGCGATTACTTTTATAATCAAGTCATATTATATATTGAAAAAAGTGTTGATAAAATTTTAGAATTGGAAGGTGTATTAATTGATCCAATTTCTGGTCAACAAATAAGTCTCGATCAAGAACTAACAACAGATTTTAAAATTAGATTTTTTATTAAAAAAGAATACGCAGATATGTTGGTAAGATTAGAAAATATATTTGTAAGTAATAATACACAAAGACAAACAAATTTTGATAATATCAAACGTATTATGAGAAACAGAGCAGAAACAGCTGGTATTATTATACCAGCAGAATTTGATAATCTATTTTTTGAATATATCTTTCCTGTATCCAAGATTTGTTCCATAGTTAAAATTAATAACATAATTTCTATGACTACAAATTATGATAATAGTAACGATACTTATAGTACAACCTTACAAACTTTAAAATCTATGATATTAAATTTTTTAAATGATAATTCTGTAGATTGTAATTCTAATTTACCTTCATTCAATCTTGAGCTTCCAGAAATAGACTTAGAATTAATAAAGCAATTTTTAATAAGAGCACCAATTGAAATTATTAAAGGTATAGCCGAGACTTTCGATCCAAATATTAGAATAGCAAATCCAATAAGAAGATTAACAGAATTGTTTACTGGTAACAACTTACCTTGTTTACCATTTTCCCTTGCTTTACTACCAATTGGAACTGTTCCGTTTGGTATTGGCCCTCCAATATTACCACCTTGGGGTTTTGCTTATTTAACTATAGATACAGCAGAATACCTATTAACGCCAGCAGAAAAAAATAAAAGATTAAAATTTGCTTTAGGATTAGGTATATTTGATAAATTAGAAGACCTATTTGAAAAAGATGAAAATTGTTAAGGAGACAAAATGGCAGGATTAGCACCACGTTTACCATTAACCATAGACCAAATTGATGGTGCTTATGGACTTTTGAAGGATATTACAACATTAGCTCAACAAAACCTAAGAATGTTAGTTCTTACCGGAAAAGGTGAAAGAATAATGATACCAGAATATGGTGTTGGTTTAAAAAGAAAGTTATTTGAAAATAAAAGCCAATCTTTAGAAAGTTCTATTCAATCAGCAATAACTTCACAGGTTAATAAATATTTATCATATATCTCTATTAAAAAAATAGAAATAGGCGAATCACAAGATACTTTAACAAATCTATCAGTTGAGCAATCATACGAACTTAAAATAACTTATATAATAATACCCACAAATGAAACAGATATGCTAACTATTACTTTATAGCACTATTTATTTGTGGAACCAATAAGAATGGCAAATAAGAAAGTACCAATCAAATATACATCAAGAGATTTTAATTCTATAAAAGCAGATTTAGTAGATCATGCTAAAAGATATTATCCAAATACAGTAAAAGATTTCAACGAATCATCGTTTGGTTCGTTGATGTTTGATTCTGTGTCCTATGTTGGAGATATTCTTTCATTTTATCTTGATTATAATGTCAATGAATCTTTTTTAACTACAGCACTTGAAAGAAAGAATGTTTTAAAATTAGCTAGACAAATGGGTTTTAAAATACCTGCAAAAGCTGTATCCTATGGGACAATACAATTATATGTGTTAATCCCAGTTAACTCATTAGGAACTGGACCAGATACTGCTTACACCCCTATTATAGAAAAAGGAACTACTGTAAGATCTAATGCTGGTCAACAATATATCTTAACCGAAGATGTTGATTTTAGTAATCCAAATAATCCCATAGTTGTCGCAAGAGTAAGTCCAACAACAGGTTTACCAACAAGTTATGCGATAAAATCTTCTGGTGTTGTAATGTCTGGTCGTTTTAGAGAACAGATATTTACAATTGGAGAGTTTGAAAAGTTCAAAAAAATACCTTTAAATTCTACAAATATTACTGAGGTTTTATCTGCTGTCGATAATGAAGGTCACGAATACTACGAAGTAGATTATTTGTCACAAGATGTAATCTACAAAGAAGTAAAAAATTCAGATTCTACAACTGTAACAAGTTTATTAAAACCATTTCCTGTTCCAAGAAGATTTATTCTTGAAAGAACGATAGATAATATTTATATACAATTTGGATTTGGATCAGAAGACCAAATAACGTCCGATACTGTTATTGACCCTTCACAAGTTGTTTTGTCATTACAAACAAAAAATTATGTTACTGATACTTCTTTTGACCCGACCAATATTGTTAAAACTGACAAACTTGGAGTTGGACCTTCTAATACAACTTTAAGAGTTAGATATCTTGAAAATGATGATAGTACATCCAATTCACCAGCAGCAAATGTAAAAACAGTATCATCACTAAAAATAAGATTTAGAGATAGATTATCGTTATCAAACAATTCTGTATCAGAAGTAGCTAATAGTGTTGAAGTAAACAACGAAGAACCAATTGTTGGAGAAGTTAGTGAGCTTGAAACCGAAGAAATTAAAATAAAAACATTGGATTTTTATGCTTCTCAAAATAGAGCAGTTTCTAAACAAGATTATATAGCTTTAACTTATGCTATGCCAAATAAATTTGGAGCAGTTAAACGTTGTAACATAATTCAAGATTCAAATTCTTTTAAAAGAAATTTGAATATGTATGTTATATCAGAGAATTCAGCAGGTAATTTAGTCCAAACAAACACAGTTATTAAACAAAATTTAAAGAATTGGCTTAACAACAATAGAATGGTAAACGACACAATAGATATAATGGATGCTAAAATAGTAAATATAGGAATTAATTTTTCTGTTATTTCTACAACTGACAGTGATAAATACGATGTTTTACAATCATGTTATTTAGCTTTAATTGCAAAATATAATATTAAATTTGAAATAAGCGAACCATTTAGCATATCAGATATTTATACAACATTAAATAAATTGGATGGTGTTTCAGACGTTGTTAATGTTGAGATAACTACCAAAACAGGTGCTCCTTATTCTACAACAAGATTAGATATTCAAGCTCAAACTTCACCAGATGGAAGGTATATAAATGTTCCTAGTAATGTAATACTAGAATTATTAAATCCAGCATCAGATATTAAAGGAACCATAAGATAATGGCTATAAAACGTTATTCTTCAAATGCCGATACAACTATCACTAATGCTTTTAAAGCCAATTTGGTAAGCAGAGGGGTTAGTGGAAATATGGGTCAATCCGACATACTTGAAGTATTCAGTATTTATGGTCAATCAAGCCCTTCATCCTCCGAACTTTCTCGTGTTTTGGTTCAATTTCCAATTAATGATATAATAACCGACAGAGTAAATGCTTTAATTCCTGCTTCTGGTTCAATTTCTTGGTTCTTAAAACTTTATAACGCTAAACATGGTCAAACTCTTCCAAAAGATTATACCATGACAATATCAGCCGTTTCTTCCTCTTGGAATGAAGGATATGGTTTAGATATGGAAGAATATAGCGATATAGGATATGCTAACTGGAATACTGCTACATCATCCTCTGCTGGAACGTCTAGTTGGACTTCTGCCGGTGGTGATTATCATACCTCTCCTACGGCTTCATATTTCTTTAGCAAAGGCACAGAAGACCTTATAGTGGACGTAAGCCATATAGTAGAACAATGGATAACTGGTAGTAAAACAAACTACGGATTTGGTGTAAAACTTTCATCAAGTCACGAACAAGCTGCACAATCATTTTATACTAAAAAATTCTTTGCCAGAGGAACAGAATTCTTCTTTAAGAAACCAACATTAGAAGCTCGTTGGAATTCTGTTCGTCGCGACAATAGAGGTTATTTCTTTGCTTCTAGCTCACTAGCTTCAGCAGCAGATAATCTAAATACAATTTATCTTTATAATGTAGTGAGAGGACAACTCAAAAATATCCCAGCAGTAGGAACAGGTAGCATATATGTGAAAGTATTTACTGACTCTTCTGGTAGCACTACAATTACAACAACACCAAATACCCCTGTAACTGGTGGTTGGGTATCAACAGGGATTTATTCAGCTTCGTTTGCTTTGAACACAACATCAAGTGAAGCATTTGATAGATGGTTTAATTCTACACTAACAACTTGTTTCCACACAGGAGCAATAGATATTTATGATTTAGATTCACAAGATTATAGCCCATCAAATAGGTATGTTGTTTCTTGTACAAATCTTAAAGCAATTTATTATCCAGAAGAACAAGCAAGGTTTCGTTTCTTTACTCGTAAAAAAGATTGGTCACCCACTATTTATACTGTAGCAACAAGTTTCATACCATCGGAGATAATCGAAAGCGCGTCATACAAATTGGTTAGAGTGTCAGATAACCTAGAAGTTATACCATACGGAACAGGTTCTTTATTACACACAGGTCTTTCTTATGATGTTTCTGGAAGTTATTTTGACTTGGATATGAACTTATTAGAAACAGATTATTCTTACCAGATTAAATTAAATTTTTATGATGGTGCTACAAATAGTTGGAAAGAGCAATCAGAAACCTTCAAATTCAGAGTAGAAAAGAATGAGCCTTAAAGATTACTTCTTAAAAAATACCACAATAATAAATCAAGCTAGTTCTCAAGATATTGAGCAAGAAGTAGATTCAAAAGGTTATTTAGAACAATTCAAAAAAGATAAAAATGAATTTGTTCCCTTGGTTGATTTTGAAGATCCAGCAAATTTTATATTCTTTGGTTCTGCTAGAAAACAATATTTAAGCACAATTTTTAGAATATACAACACTTATCCTTATGATGGTTCAAGAACAGAGAAACTTAAATGGCAAAATGAATCATCTTATTTTGATAAATGGTTTTTAACTAATAAGTATCCAAAAACTACTGGTTATGCAATTATCTCTGCTAATGGTTGGGGATCGAAAGTAGGAAGCACAGTTAGTGGTTATGGTGAACCATTATCAAAAGAATATATACAATTTAAAGGTGGCCCAAATACAGCATCTATGGGTATGGCTGGTGTACCTATAAGCAATACCTTTGCTTATTCAAACATCTATGATCCAGACACAAATAGAGTTTCTAATTTAGAATTGGAGACAACAGGTGGTGTTACAGTTGAATTTTGGTTAAAAAAAGATTCATTCAATACATCAAACACACAAAAAGAAGTTGTATTTGACCTTTGGAATAGTCAACTATCTTCAAGCACTTCTTATGGTAGATTAACTGTTGAATTATCTGGTAACACCTCTTCACCATTTTATGTAACATTACAATCTGGTTCTGCTGGTTTTTATAACCAACAAATTGGTTCATCAGTTACAACTTCTTCTTTATCTACTTGGCATCATTACACTTTAAGTTTTGTTAATAACTCTACAAGTGGAATAGATGTTAAATTTTATGTAGATGGTAACCTAAATACTTCTACAACATTAGGAACTTCTATTAACGAAGTTGCTGGTGCTTTAATAGCAAATGTTGGTGCTTTAAGAACTGCTCCGTCTGGTGTATTAGGTGTCAGTGAAGGTTGGGGTAAATTATCTGGTTCGCTAGATGAATTTAGATATTGGAAAGTTAAAAGAACTTCGCAAGATATAGGAAGAAATTGGTGGTCCACTATTAACGGTGGTTCAAATACTGACGATTATAATACAGATATTGGAGTATACTATAAATTCAATGAAGGTATCACTACTAATAATTCCAGAGACGCAGTAGTATTAGATTATTCTGGTCGTGTATCAAACGGTTATTGGACAGGGTATACAAGTAATTCAAGAAATACAAGCTCTGCTATCAACGAATATAGCACAGATTATACAGAATTAGCAGAACCAATAATATATTCTAACCATCCAAGCGTATCAAACGCAATAGAAGAATATACCCAATCTGGTTCATATTATGATTATAACAACCCTTCTTCAGTTTATAACTCTTTGCCACAATGGATATTGGATGAAGATGCGGAAAATGGTGAACAATTACTAGAACTTATTTCTATAATGTCAAGTTATCTTGATAAATTATATTTACAAATTAAAGCTGTTCCTTCGTTAAAAAATCAATATGATTTTGTATCTGGTAGTTCGGCAAAGCCTCTTCCTTATTCAAGAGAGTTATTAAACTCAACAGGCTTAACTTCTCCAGATTTATTTCTTGATGCTACAGTTTTTGAATCAATTTTATCAAGAACCAATACAGAACAATTTGAAGAAAATTTATACAATATAAAGAATTTAATTTATCAAAACATATATTCAAATTTAGTAAACCTTTATAAGTCTAAAGGAACAGAAAAAGCATACAAGAATCTTTTACATTGTTTTGGTATAGATGAATCATTAGTAAAAATTAATCTTTACACTTCTAATGTAACTTTTGAATTTAAAGACAGTTTTGAAACTCGCGCAATTAAAAAACGTATGTTGGACTTTAACAATCCAGATCGTAATGTTTCTACAGTTTACCAATTTAAAGATTCAACAAATACCAATAGCACTTCTTATTTAACAGGTAATTTAGAATCTGTTTACGTTCCTGTTACAATTGAAGCAGAAGCATATTTTCCTGTAATACAATTAGATTTTGATGATTCATATAATAGCTTGTTTATCAATTCTTCAATATTTGGTATGCACGCAGCAAAAGTTGATGCTGATGATTTAACATGGGCTTCAACTGATTACGCAAACTTTCAAGTTAAATCACACAAATTTTCATTAGATTCAAAAGATGCTTATTTCTCAATTTCATCATCAGCACCGTTTCCAATACCATATTTAACATCAAGTTTATTTACAGACGTATATGATAATACTAAATGGAATTTTGCTGTATCAATACAACATAATAAGAATAATTTATCTAATTTTGTATCTGGAAGTACGGATGTTGATTATACCTTAACGTTCTCTGGCTACAATTTAATGGGTGATACAACTATTAATGAGTTTTCAGTATCAGCTTCTATAGATAAAACAACAGCAACCAATTTTCTTTCATCTAATAAAAGATTATATGGTGGCGCAGAAAGAACTAATTTCAGTGGTTCTGTAATTACACAATCGGATATAAGATTAAGCGATCTTAAATATTGGAATCTTTATTTAGACGAAACAGAAATATTAGCACATTCAAGAGATTTAGAAAATTACGGAACTTTAAATCCATTAAACAACACTTTAGCCTTTAATTTAAGCGCAAGTAACTTTGTTTTACCAGAATCAAAAGCTTTATTATTACACTTAAACTTTGAGAATGTTACAGGTTCTGATTCAAACGGAAGATTCACAGTAATAGATGCTTCATCTGGTAGTGTTGGAAACCCATATAGATATCCAACTTGGCTTTCTTCTCTTACAGATAAACATTATACTGCTAGAGGTGATTATTTTACTACTAGTGATACAACAGTAATTGATACAAATTATATTGTTTCTGCCGTTCAAAAATTACCAGAGTTGATTAATAGCTCTGATATGATTAATATCCTCACACAAGATGATGATATTTTTACAAAGGAATCAAGACCAGTTAAATATCAAATTAATTTTGAAAAGAGTATGTACCAAACAATATCTAGCGAAATGCTTAAGATGTTTGCTACTATAACAGAATTCAATAATCTTATTGGTAGACCAGTAAATAAATATAGATCAGAATATAAAGATATTAAATATCTAAAACAATTATTCTTTGAGAAAGTAGGTAACGAACCAGATCTTGATAAATATTTGGATTTCTATAAATGGTTTGATTCAGCACTTGGCTCATTCTTAATACAATTTACACCAGCTTCAGCAGATACTTCTAATGGTCTTTTGAATGTAATTGAAAGCCATGTATTGGAAAGAAATAAATATCAACATAAGTTTCCTTCATTAGAGTTTAAACAAAGAGATTTAGAAGCTGGTGCTGAAACAATTAATCGCCACCTCTACAATTGGAGAGTTGGTCACCGCCCAATATCGAATAGAGAAGATGATAATTGTTTTTATTGGAACGAAAGAGCAGAACGTAATGTAGTCCCAATATCTTCATCAAATAGCGGTGTAAATGAATCAAGAAAACAAATATTAAATGTTTCTTTACAAGTTCTTAATCGCTCATTTACCACACCATATCACTTTAAACTTGATGAAAACAAAGCAATTCAAGGTGGAGTAAACTTTGATAATAATAAGAACCTTGAATTTGCTACTATTGCTCTTGCTCCTCACGGTCCTATGGATGCAGATAGTATAATCAATGTTCCAGCTAACTATCTATTTGCTGGTGTTCCAAATACTTCATCACTACTTCAAGATTGTAATGATGTTTTAGATCCAAATAAGAAAGTCAAATATCATTTCACAACTATTCACGGCAGAGATTATCTTTCATCTTCATTAAGTTATGGAGAAGTATTAAGTTCTAAAATTGCCTTACCAGCTAACTTTATAAGTGGAACGATAAATACTGGTTATCAATCACAAGTAGCAAGAGAATTTATGAATGGAGTTATAATAACTAACATTCACAACGATACTTATGGTTCAAGAAACGAAGTTCCAATTCAAGGTCCATTTACAAATCAATGGGTTGGTGGTCGTCAATCAAGACACGTTCCATTAAACCAAGGCACAGATACCTACACAACTCGTCCAGAAGCTTGGAAGATACTTATGGGTACTGGTAGCTTCTCTGGCTCATATCAAACAGCCATAGGCTTTGTAGGGGCTGATTATCCATATCCAGAAGGTAACGAGGATGAACCATCATATCCAGTTCGTGCTCATTTAAGAGCCACATATTTAAGAGACGAAACAGTAAAAAGACCAGTAAATATAAGAAATATTCAATCTTCTACTGGTTCTTTAGCACTTGGTAATTACAGACACAGTTATGAGGTTCTTCACTCTGTTGGTACAACTACAAATAACAGAATGTTGGTTGATGCTATAAATCCAACAATCAACACAGAATTGTATGGAATCTTAAGAACGGATATAACTGATGGAAGAGTAGATTTTGAATTACCAGTTAGAGCAAGATCAACAACAATATTTAGAAATAAATTTTCTGCTCCCGGTGATTACAGAACAATGTCGAGAGGTTATTTAACTCGTTATTCAGAAGAAACCTCACCTTACAACGCTTTACCGTTTAGAAATCGTCAAATTATTGGTGATGGAAGAAGAAATGCAGAATCTATAACAGTTGATACAACACAATATCCACAAATTGTTTCTGGTTCATCAAAAGATTTAAATACACTTCTTACAATTCCATCTGCATTTGGTGGTTATCAATCTGGTTCTACCACGATACCTTCATTACATAAGATTCAAAGAAATACTTATCCAATAGTTATTTCATCTTCAACTGGTTTTCAATTAACTGATGCAAAAGATAATGGATTTGTAACTCACGCTATACCACAATCGGATGAAGGTTATAGTTGGATTACTGCTTCTATGGCCCCAAATACTTCAAGAAGGTCAACATACTTAGCTGGTTTAAGATTAGGACCAGCTAGATTATTTAGTAGATTTTCTACTGCATCTGGTAGCACTTCCGAGTATATTAAAAATACATTTATATCTTCAAGTGATATAGTAAGTTATTTCGATGGTTCTAATAGAAAATTTCCAGCAGATATTACACAACCAAGTATAAGTGGATTGGAACCAATATATGTAGACTTTGTTGGATTAAATTCAAATATTTATGAAGTATCTTCTTATGAAAGTTTAGGAAATACTGGTTCTATATTAACAGAATATACTGGTGGACTAGTTCAACAAGTGGTTACAGCTAATAACCAACAAAGTGGAATATTTAATGCTTTGTTACTTCACAGAAATGGTCCATATGGATATCCTATTTTTAAACAAATAAGAACTGGTGAACATAGAGTAGCAAGAAATCTTAGAGAAGATAATTATATTTCTATAGATAAAGGATTTAGGCTTGTAAGTGTTGTTTACCGTGGTTCTCCTAGAAGATTCTTTCCAATTACAGAACAAATAGTTGGAACCGAACTTGGAACAGAAATTTACAGAGAACCATCAGTAGAATTAAATTCTTTGCCTTTAATAATAAAAATTAAAGATATGCTAACACCAGAGACACCAACTTATATAACTCTTAAAACATCATACGAAAATTTAATAAAGAATTTTTCAAATGATGATTTAAATTCAATATTAAACTTGCCTAAATTTAAAAATGAAGTTACTGTTTATGATACATTATTATCTTTACAAAATTTACGCAATACAAGATATATAATACAACAGATAGAATATGAAACAGTAGTATTTCCAAGTCCAAGAAATACTACACTTGAATCCAATAGAGAAAGAACAAACTTCTCATTTAATTGGAGAGATTCTAGAAGCAACAGAACAAGAACAAACGTTACAAATATATTTTAGGGAGTAGCATGAGCATAACAATACCAAGTCAAAGTATGTGGCCTTTAGATGGAAGATTAAACTATAACGCTCCTTCCACAACTGGTTCTACTGGTGGCGAAGGTATACTCCAAAATAATTATTCTTTTCTTACTGGTTCTGTATTATCTAATTTTACTTCATCAATAAGTTATATTTATAAACATTCTATACAATCACAGGCAAGCGTTAAATCAAAATCTGGTATCTCACATATTATTACTAGTAGTACCTCTATACCAACTTCATCATTATATATAAACACAGCAAATTGGGATGTAGCAAACCAAGCAGGAAAAGGTCCATATTACGATAATTATGAATCTTGGTTAGGTGTTTCAAAATATGCTACAAAAGAGTATAGTATATTACCAGAATATAAGATTAGTGATGCCGGATTGAGAGTTTATAATGATAATACTTTAGATTTAACATCTGGTGATGATTACTTCTTAAGTTTGACGGGAGCCTTATATTCTTCTTCAATTGAAACAAATTTTTATGAAACGTTCGCTCACTCAGACAATAATGAAAAATTATTAAAGATAGTAACTGATATTCCAAATAGCACAGGTAAAATTGATATTGATATTTCAGCACTAATAAAATTTAATCCATATGAAGGTTTTTATCCAGCAGAAAGAACAGTTCAATTAGCAACATTATTTTCTTCTTCTTATGCTGATAAGTTTTTCTACTCTAAAAGCGGAACAAGAGTTACAAGTTCGGCAGATAAAAAAGCATTATTAGGTAAAGCAATACAACCATTTTATGCACCCGGAATTATGTTTAATACAATTAAATCTGGTATTGCTGTTGATTACCCTTTAATAAGTTCGTCAATTACTAGTGATAGAAGAATATACACAACTGTAGATACAAGTAATTGGGTAATCACGAACAATAGATTTGATTATAGATTACCATTTGAAGCAATAATTTATCCAGAACAATATTATGATAGAGCAGTTGATATGAACCCAAATCCATCAGCAAGTTTTGGTTATACTTCATCTTTAAATGGAAACTTTACTGCTGATTATTATTCTACTGCTGTTAACAACTTTCTTGGTGAGGTAGAAGACTTCTTTGTAAATAAAGATAATTCTACTATAGAAATTATTCCAAACACACTTGGATTAAGTTTTGGAGGCGATACATCAAAAGTTAATATTTCTCAAAATAAATTAGGTAAACAATATTCTGCTTTATTAAAATTATATAAAACAACAGACGAGACTGTAAGATTAACAACTAATTTCACACCATTTAATACCTCGTCCGCTCCAACTCCACAAACGTTTGAAGAAGAAAGTATAACTATGTATTCTCTTCCAACTGCTTTTGGACCTCCTTGTGGTGGTGGAATACTAAATACTAATGATAGTGCCACCAATTCAAGCGGTACTATAGATACATTAAACGGTTATAATGCTCCATTTACACCTCCTTATTATGACGGAGAAGCTTGGGCTTTTATAGATTTTACACCAACAAGAGCAGATACTTATACTATGGATGAAATTTTTAATTCATCCAGCATAACTTATTTAAGATATGAATTTAATTCTGCCAGCATTAATGATGGGTTTGGTTATGAATATGGAGATAGTGAAACCAAAAACGAACCTCATGGTTGGGATAATATTAACGAAAATGCCATGCAACTTAATGCTTCAGTTAACATAACAGCAACTCCAACTTCTTGGTTGATAAGTCCTAAATTTGAAACTCCAATATTAAATTTTAATCCTGCTTATACGGGATATCAAATGAATACAGGTTCAGTAGATGATACTCCCGGTGTAAGTATGATGCCAAGAGGTATGTGGCATCAATATGGGGTAAAACCATCAGTAGATCAAGGTATTTTTTTAAAGATTGGAGATATACCAGAAAGTTATAAAAAATATGGTAGTAGAAGTTCTTTAAGAGTTACTGGAACCGTTTATGCTAATCCGTCATTAACTGGTTCCCTTCTAACAGATATATTTAGATTTGATGGTGATAAGAATATGAAATTAGGTAAAGTAAAAGATTTTAAAGATGTAGCTGAAGCAATTGTAGCTATACCGTTTACAATCAAAAATAATAAAAGAGAATTTTTTGTAATACCACTACATTATCAATATCCAGAAAAAGTAAAATTTGAAGGTTTTGTTGGAACAGATAGAACTAATGATCCAGTATATGGTCCATACAATATTTCTGGTGAAACAATAAGATTGTATAATGATTGTTTAAATCTAATTAATAGACAAAAAACTTATATGAAAAAATATAATTTACCACCTCATTTTGATAGTTCAAAGTATTTAAATGTACCAAAATATTTAATGTTTTTTGCTGAGTTTAACGAGGCATTAAATCAACAAGACTTAATTGATTTGTGGCAAAATATACTTCCATCTATTGGTGTTTCTGATTCATTAAAAATAAAATCAAATACAATATCAGATATACCTATTCAATTATTTAATGATAAAGTTAAATATGCTTTAGAACCAGTAATTGAAACTGGAAATGTTAGGACAACTACCGAAGACGGGGATACTTTAAATACGTCAGATTCACAAGTTGTTGGAAGTACCGAATCTGAATTTATACAAGGTGATGATGATCTTATCAATTATACAATACTTGATAAGATTGAAAATCTACAGTGGTTATTTTTTAAAGTAAAACAAAATTCAACAACACTTATTAAACAATCATCAAATGCAAGCGCAAACAGTATTCCATTATCGTATCCTAATCCAACAAATATTTATCACAATTGGCCTTACGATCAATTTTCTTTAATAGAGAGCGCAAAGATTAAAATTAAATACAAGAACTAATTACAGAGTAGGAAACATATATGTCATTTCTTAACTCCAAAGAAGAAGTCCTTGATATTCAACTAACTCCGTATGGAAAGTTTCTTTATTCACAAGGCAAATTAAAACCTACTTACTATACTTTCTTTGATGATGATATTATATATGATAATCAATACGCATCTGTTACAGAATCACAAAACAGTATAGAACCAAGAATTCAAGAAGAAACACCTTATAATATGTGTCTTGCTAACAACTTTCCAGCAGAGACAAACTTAAGAAAAAGTTTTGATGTTATAAATCCAAATATAGATAATCAACTCTTTACCTTTACTAAAATATTAGGAACATCGGATTTAGATTTGAATTATGGTGCTTCTTGGGATGTAAAATTAATCAAAGGAAGTATCACTAATTTTAGTTCAAATTTTACAGGCTCCAATCAACAATCTATTAATGTTCCTCAATTAAACACACCTGTTATATATGAAACTTCTATCAACAAAGTTTTGGTTAGTAGAACAAGTGACAGAGTTCCTATAACACCAGAAGATTATGCAGCAGCAGAATTGGGTGCTGGTATGGTTGACGATACAACAACTAATTTAGAAAGCATTATACAAAAAGCAAGAGAAAATAATAATTACAACACTTTTAATATGTCTGGTAGATTTGAAGATGGTACTGCTGTGTTAGTTGAGGAAAAATCTGTTATTATTGATATATCAGAGAAAAATACTCAACTAATAAGTGATATGTATGAAATAGAAGTATTTAGATACGATAAGGATTCTTCTGGTAATGATTTATTAACAAAATTGTTTTTTAAACACAAAAAACCAACGATAGTGAATAATATTCTTTTAGACGATCAACAACAAAATGACATAGAAATTACAAGAGACTTTGTTGAATATTACTTTAATGTATTTGTAGATAATGAAATAGATAATCAAGTTGTTTGCGATTATATCCAACCAACACAGAAAGGAAGAAATACTATGGTTACTATTGTTTCTTGCGACGAAACAACGTCCCAGCAAATAACCAATAGCCTTTATAACACTAATGCTAAGGCTAGGGGGATTTGTTGATGTTTGCACCAGAAATAGTAATCAAAAATGCTGTTATTGAAGGTGGCGGAAAACGTGTAGAAGTTTCAAATCCTCACATAGCCAGCGAACAAGAGGGTAGTATATCGACCGATTCTGGTTTATACACTGTAACATTAAATTTTTCTGTTATCGATCAATATAATGATAGTGGTCTTGGATCTTGGATTGAAAGTGAAGATGTTAGAAAGTATATTAAATTTTTAATTAAATTTAATCCAGTACAAAATCCAATAGAATTTGAACCATTATTTGAAAATGAAGAATTAGTTTCGTTACCAGATTATATCAAAAATATTGATATACAAAATTTTTTAGTCACTAATTCAAACGGAACTCGACAATATCAATATCCTATTGTTTATGAATTACCAGCATTTTCTAAAACAGTTTTAAACCAAAAAATTGAACTATATTCCTATTTTGATTTAAAGCAGTATGTTTTAGATCAAGGATTATCTAATTCTGGTATTCTTAATGAGTTTGGTGCTACCGTACAAACAATACAGGTTATACAAAATGGAGAAATATTAAATTCTCCAAATATTATAAACAACGTGATAATTGAAGATATAGAAAAACTACAAATCAATTTGTCTTTTGTTGATTCTTTTGAGAAAAATATAGTATCTATAATTGAAACAGATACAAATAAAAATAAAGATATATCTGTTTATGTTACTGATTTATTTATAAGTAAAAATGAGGATAATACACATTCTTTCTTGTTTGGTATTGATAAAAAGAAAATTATACAAACTAAAACGCAATTAGGAAATTATATAACTGCTGTTTCTAATGAACCTCAATTACAAACAACGATAAATGATAACATTATAATTAATAAAATATATGTTACCAAAAGACAAGTTAAAAAAGTAAAATCATTTAGTAAACTTGGTAATGTAGATAATGATTATACTGCTTATGATGATACACCAAATGTCTTATTTATTTTAGATGGTTCAAATAAAACAAGAATATCTAATAATTCTGCTTATGATTTTTACTCTTTTACAGATACTTCGATAAGTAATGATAACTCTATATTTCAGTATACTCTAACAATACAATTACAAGATTCTTTTAAGGAATCTTTGGTAGCGTTACAAACCACTTTATCAAACAACATTACAATTTTAGAACAATACTATAATCAAATATCAATACCTTTTATAAATTCTAAAACTATAGATAATAGAAATCCTCACATAGACAGTTCTTCAGAAAGTTTTGGTATTACTAATATATTTGGATATTATGATATACAAACAAATACATTTAAAAACAATGCTGTGTCTTTAGTTCCTTCTAGTCTTTTAGAGATAGTTACCAATTTTTCAGTATTGTATTTCTTTATATCAGCAATAAATAAGAGTGATTTAGATACTGCATTTGTTTATTTAAACTCGACAAGATTAATATCTTCTTTACAAAAAAGTTTATCAGTATCAACTTCTTCATTATATACAATTAAAAAAACAATTGAAATAATGAAAAACTTTGCTTCAACTGTAGAAAGAATATTAGATATTCAATTAGTAGATGTACAGCCAGAACGTGAGGGTTCACAAACTATAAAGATTGGCACCAACGCTACAGAAATTATAGATTTAACTTATGTTTTTAATAACGTTGTAGAAAACACATATTATAATAATTTTAAAGAAAACAAAATATTAATTGTTGAACCATCACAAGAAGTAAATAATTTTCCAATAGTAACAACTTCTAAATTAGGTTCGTTGTTTAGAGATACGGAAACTAAACAAATTTATTTTCCAATATTAGGATTAAATATACATAAACTTTTTGGACAGGATACTTCAATTGGACAAGTTACTGGAATTGATAGCAAAGAATCAAGATTATTGATAACATATTTAAATAATTTAATGTCTTATTTGCAAGAAAAAGATTTAAATATTAAAAATAATAATACGGATGAAGCAAGCAATAAAATTGTTTTTGCGAACACTGTTAAGTATTTAGATTATAAAACTTTAATAGGTGATTTATTATCACAAAATGGTGTAGAGATATTATCATTTAAACAAGATTTACTACAAGAGAAACTTACAAGTTCACCTAATGAAGTTTATACAGCTAGAGATCCTTTGGCTTACTCTCCTACTACTCCTAGAGATTACCCATTATCATCTAATAATCTTTTTAATTCTTCACAGCAAGACAATTCCTCAAGAGATGAATCCGTGACTAGATTATTAAATTATATATTGTCTAAATTAAATCTTGGTAATAATGTAGTGAGCCGCGACGTAGGCCCCCTCCGTGTTGAACCAGCCGGTGAAAAGTTTGCTAAATTAGATAATGAAGCAGCAAGTGACTTGATTAATAAATTTATACCAAATTATAATATTCAATATTTAAATAATTTTGGAGAAAATATTAAAGATTATACTTGGACTAATTTTAATAATATAACATTTTCTATTTTTCCGTTAAGAACAAGTCTTTTATGTAGACTAAAACCAATCATAAGCAACGACCAAACAATTGAATTAAAAAATGTTATAGATAAGTTGCAGGTTCCTTATATGTACTTTATACTAGTTAAAGATAGTAACGAATACAATAATCAAACTCCTTCTGTTACAATACCATTAATTAATACAACACGACTAACATTAAGTGCTTCTGTTCTTTCACAAGGAAGATTTACTAGCAATCAAACACAAAGATTTGAACCTAATAGAAGTAGAAGAATTATAAAGATTAGGACAAAATAAATGAGTTATTCAATATCAAAAAAAAATTATATTATAAATGCTGTTTCTTATGGGAGAAACAGAACTCAAAGAGGTTCAACAGATTTTGGTATTTATGAACCATCCAGTGAATCCGATGGTGCTGAACCTTCCTTCCCAACTAGAGCATTAGAGGGACCACAAGTTACATTTGGTGAGGATGTTTCTCGCGGATCTGGCTTCGGTGTGGCTATTGATTCTCCCGATGATCCTCCAATTTCATTTGGAGGTGGAGGCGTAATTAGAACTGGTGATGATGCCTTCATGGGGGTTAACACAAATTTAGGAGGAGGAGTAGAGTTACAAGGTTCTAATGCGAACTCTCCGTTTAATGAGGCATTAAATGATGCGCTATTTAATAATAGAACGGGCGGTGGTCGTGGTAACCTCTAACACAACGAAATTTATAATTTTTAAAAGCGTTAGAGAAGGAAAAAAGATGAAATTAATTACATTATTATTTTTGAGAAAGGAATAGAAATTAATGGCTACATTATCAGAAATAGCAAAAAAAGTTGTAGAGATAGGAGGAACTAGTGTAGTCGATCCTTTACGTTCTGTTCTTGGAAAATATAAAACTGTAGATGAAAATGAAGTTTTTGTTTCCTTAGAAGCTACAGATCTTTGTTCTAAACTTTTTAGAGTAGAATTCTTAACTAGCGAAACACTTTATAATTCTTCCTCAATACCTTCAATATTTAATAATATTCATGGTTATAATGCTAATAAACAACAATTACAAATAACTTTTGATACAGTAATAATAAGAGAATTTCTTACATCAATTGGTGTTGAAAATGTTACATCAACTTTAATTAATGAATTTAAAACTTTATTAAAAGATAATATACTTGCAAAAATATTTATCGTAAATCTTGATCCCCGCGATGCGACCTTCGGTACTCGAATGGGAAAATTATTTGAAGAATATTCATTTGATTATGGTACTCCATTTTCTTTAATAGAGCAACAAGCATATAATTTTGGATTAGCAGATTACTATGATATAAATTCAAACTATAATTTTTATGAAAAATCCTTTGAACAAGCAATAGAAAATGTTGATGAAAGAATAATACCAAATCTTTATTTATCTCAACAAGAAACAGGTTCATTTGGAGAACAACATACAAGGTTAAAGTATACTGATGGATTTGCTGGAGCAGGTTATTACGTTTCATCAAATACCGTAGATAATGGTTTTTATTTTGATTCGTGGGCAGATAATGTTAGTAGTATACTTGCTGGTTCTTCAATAAACGACTACCAGAAATTATTTATACCAGCAACTTATCTTGGTATAAATAAAAATTTCTCTTTTATTGCTGACACAGATAACAATAGGGAAGATTTTCCTATCTATAATAAAATAGAATTTACAACCGATTCTGGTGAACTTGGAATAAATACAATATTAAATGAATCAAATATAAATTGTTCTTTTATAAATACATCATTAAAAGAAGGATTAGGAACTATATTTACACTTGGAAGAGGAACATTAGGTGGAGAAATTGTTGGAAATTATAGTATAGTTAAAAATTCTTCCATATCTTTTGACGAAAATAATAATCCAATAATACAATATTCTTATCAAAATAATCGTTTTATTGGATTAGAACTTGATTTTCAAAACATCTTATCATCTTCAATCTTCACAGGGCAACCACCATCAACAGGCTCCATTCCACTAATATCATATTTAGATCCTTGTGATGATTCAAACACTGATATTTTTTCTAAAAATTTAACTTATATTTTATCCAAGTTAAAAATAAATAATATAGCCAATTCAAATTATAGAATTTATAAACAAATATTTGATGGTGAATTAGCACAGAACGAAACATTAATTTATATTGTTAAAAAAATTACAACTTCAAATCAAGTTCAAGGTTTTATATTTTTAAATCCATTAGAAGCAAGAAACTTTGTTTATTATGATACACAAGTAAAGTACGGACAAAAATATAAATATGAAGTTGACGCTTACCAAGTTGTTATTGGAACAAACTATACTTTTGATAATTTTCAAGATAGATCTAATGGGTTTGAAATAGACTGTATTAGTATCCCGTCATTAAAACTCGTACAGACCAAGTATTGTGAAAAAGAAATAGTAAATGCGGATTCTCCTCCAATTCCTTTGGATATTATGTTTGTTCCTTATTTTGGTATAAACAATAAAATATCAATTTATATGAATTCACAAGTTGGAAGACAACATACAGAACCTGTTATAATTTTAGATCAAGATCAACAAAGTTTTGATAACAACAGAGAAGCACAAGGAATTGAAACAGGACCAATATTGTTTGAGTCGGAAGACCCAGCATCACTATTTCAAATTATGAGATTAGAGAATAAACCAACTTCATATCAAGATTTTAAAGATTCTTTAATAACAAACATATATGTATTAGAAAATTCTTTCTCTAATACATATTTAGATATATTAGAACCAAATAAAACTTATTATTATATATTTAGAACTAAAGACGTTCATTCAAATGTATCAAACCCAACACCTGTTTATCAATTAACTTTAAGAGATGATGGTGGTGCAGTTTATCCAGAAATAGAAGTTTTATATAATTTTGATGTTGAAGTAGAAAAAGATGCTTTTAAAGCAGCAAGAAAATATATACATTTATCACCATCTATAACACAAACATCAATTGAAATTGGGGAAGAAGCAGAAAGCGCAAATAACTTGGAACAATTAAAACTTGGTTACGCAAATGATCCAGTATGGGGTAAACAATTTAAAGTAAGAGTTCGTTCAAAATCTACAGGAAAATTAGTTGATTTTAATGTAACGTTTACAAATAAAGAAATAAGAGAATAATTAAACTAGTACACTATTTATGAAAGAGGTATTAAAATGGGTTTCTTAGATAATAGCGGCGATATAATACTTGACGCAGTTTTAACAGATACTGGAAGAGCAAGATTAGCTAGAGCAGATGGTTCTTTCCAAATAACTAAATTTGCTCTTGGCGATGATGAAATCAATTATGGTTCATATAACAAAAATCATCCATCTGGTTCTGCTTATTATGATTTAGATATTTTACAGACACCTGTTTTTGAAGCGTTTACAAACAATTCATCAGTATTAAAATTTAAACTTCAATCTATTTCAAGAACAAATTTGCTTTATTTACCAATTATTAAAATTGATACTAATAATGCTGGTTTAAATGGTACTAGTAATTCTTATATTGTTGCTGTTGATACTGATTCGGTAGACGATTTAGAACCAAACTCAGCCGCAGGTATTGGTATCTTAAATGGCGTATCACCATTTACTGGAAAGCATATAAGAGTTGACCAAGGATTGGATACAAGTGAAATTTCACCAGAATTTACAATTGACTCTGATCTAAAAGAAACACAATATTTAATTGAAATTGATAATAGATTTGGAAGTATTTTTTCTACGGATGATTCTACTGCTGCATCTTTATCTTATATAGATGATGATAATGTTGCTAGTTATTATTTATCTGACACAGACACCAAATTTGTCCAACTAATTACGGAAACAACCTCTGGAGGGTCAGTAATAGCAGGTCCAAGAGGAACTTATCTCAAATTTAAAATTAGATCATCAATTGAATTAAATAGTAGTACATTTTTGTTTACCCAATTAGGAACTTCTAATGTGAACGGAACTAGTATTGCAACTACTGGTAGTGGAACTTATTATGTTATAAATACAATTATAAGAATAACAGGTGTAACAACAGGATATTCCATTAACATTCCAGTAAAATTTGTAAAGAAACAAACATAAGAAAGGATTAACTTAAATGGCCTCAACATTCAAAACTTTATCTTCAACAGATACTACAACCACTAGAACACTTTTAAACGAAGTTATTCCTTTAACTGGAACAATAGTTTCTGGTACTTATAGTGATGCTAATATCAAAAATTATTCACATGGTATATTTCAATCCGTATATGATTATCCATACTTAAGTTCTTCAGCAAATCATATATTTGATTTAACTGTTGGATATCATAGTTCATCTACAATAGCAAATAGCGCAAACACTCTCAACACAAAAAAAATTAATATTTATAATCAAATGGCTCAAGTCCTTGTTGGTCACGATACAACTGGTAGTATTCAACTTTTCGACCAAGATGGAGATTTAACTTCTGGTGGAACAAAACTTAAAGAATGTATCTTCGTTAACTTCGCTCGTTTATTAACAAAAGATGAAGTAAAGAAAGGTTCGTTTGAACTTAAAGTCTTTACAGGAAGCGCAAACACCACCCCAGCCAATTTATTGACTATAAGTGATTACGGTGCTGCTTCTTCTTTCAAAGTTAATTCACCAGCAGGAGAATACGGTATACTTTATACTTCTTCTGCAACTCCAAGTGCTACAAGCGGTGTTGGATTACTTTACTATCAAGCTGGTATTGCAGTATTAACAGCTTCTATATTCAATGGAAAGTTTGGACCAAGAACTGATACAACTACTTCAACTGGTTCCATAAGCACATATTTTCAAACAGGTTCAATAACTGGTTCAGCAGATGGATTTAGAAATAGGTTATATAACGTTCAATTTAATAATACTACAGAATTAAACTCAACAATCTACTTCTGTCGTGCATCACATAATGAATTTAACTATTCATCTAATCCAACATATCTTTCATCAAGTAAAATTGTTGTAAAGAACACTTCAACTGATGCTCCTGTATCATATATAACAACAGTCGGTCTGTATTCAGCAGATAATGAATTACTAGCAGTAGCTAAACTTTCAGAGCCTTTAAAGAAAGATCCAACCAACGAATTGACAGTAAGAGTAAGATTAGACTACTAATTAAATGTCATTTTATAAATTTAAAGAATCTGATTTATTAATCAATAATATAAAAGCTTATCCACAAAATAACTTTTTTATATATGATTCAAAAGTTTATTACGATAACAAACCAGAAATAAGTGGTGCTTTTACTAATAATATAACTTGTGTTCCTTCTGGATACATAGAATTATACGAACAGAATATCGATAGAAATTCTGGTTCAACTGGTTTTATTTATCCATATATAACAAAGAATGGAACTTTAGATTCATTTAGATCTGTTACAACGTCTGAATTTGATAGTGAGTTTGACTATGGAGACATAATTACTGGCTCTTACGTTCTTTCTTCAAGTTTATATAGAGAATATTTTCAAATAGGTCAAACAAGACTTCACGTTAGCGCATTAAGAAACACCTTAAACTATTACTCAGTTAATTCATCACACTATCTTTATTCATCTTCATTGGGGAATAAAGACACCCAAGAAATATGTTTGATTAGTGTTCCTTCAATTTTTTATGGTTCTCAAATTAAAAAGAGATCTGTTAAATTAGACTTTTATATAACAGGAACTTTAATAGGAAGATTAGAAGATAAAAATGCTAATGGTGAGTTAATACAAACATTACCATATGGTTCTACAGGTTCTGGTTCTGTTGCTGGTGTTGTTCTCTATACCGAAGGTTTTATAGTTCTCACAGGTTCTTGGGCACTTGAAACTGGAGTTGCTAGAGATTATATTAATGATGCTGGTAACTTACTTACTTCATCTTGGGTTTATTTTGGTAATGGTATAAATGGTAATATAGAAACGCCTTCCGGTGTTTTATCTGATGTTGCTTCCAAAGTTTATTTTGAAGGTGTAACAATAACACCTGTAGTTACAATGTTCGCTCATGCTCCAAGAGGAGAATTAAACCATTCTAATAATCCAACTTACTTAAGGTATAATACGTCTAGTTCTTATTCTAGTGGTTCTTCTGCCTATATAGAAAACAATACACTTGAAGTAAAAAATACAGTCTATTCTAATTACGCTGATCCTACTGGTTCATTTCAAAAACAAACTTTCATTAGCAAAGTTGGAATATATGATGAAAATAAAAACCTTATTGCTATTGCTAAATTAGCAAAACCAGTTAAAAAGACAGAAGAAAGAGATTTAACTTTCAAACTAAAATTAGACTTATAAGGAACAGATGGAAAAACCAATTTGTGTATTGGGACTTGATATAAGCAGTTCCAAGATAGGTATTGCTGTATTAGATGAAAATAAAAATATATTAACCTCGGAAGTATTAAAACTATCTTCTGATCTTTCATTAGAAGAAAGAGGTTTAATGTTAGAGAATAAATTAATTAAATTAAATAAACATTATTATATTGATGATGTTTTTATAGAAGAACCTTTTATAGCGTTTGGTGGTGGTAAAACAACAGCACAAACTATGGCTATTCTTCAAAGGTTTAATGGTATGTGTTCTTATATAGCATTTAAAGTATTTGAGATGAAACCAATAATGGTTGCTGTTAGATCTGCTAGAACCAAGTTAGGAATCAAAATACCAAAAGGAACGAAGAAAGGCGATTCTAAGAAGTTCATTATTGAGTATGTTGAAAAGAACCATCCAGATTTTAAGTATAACATGACCGTCCACGGAAATCCAGCACCCGGAACCGATGACAGAGCAGATGCTATTGTTATTGCTTTGTATGGTCTAGAAACTACTTAGGTATATGAAACCTTTTCTTATATCAAAAAAAAATAAAAAACAATTTTTAGAACTTGATTATCTTTATGCTGAATTGGATTACTACGAAGAAGGCTTAAAAGAAGCTCAAAATGAGTTTCAAGAAGCCTTTTTTGATTATTCAAAGACAAATAACTTAGGATATAATCAACCACAAAAACCAGCTAATTCTTTATCAACTGATATTTCTACCTTTGTCGAGAAAGAAGATGAAGGTAATTCCTATGAACGTTATGAAACTCCACCAGAAGAACAACAACAAACTGAAAGTGAACCAGAAGAAAAGGATGAAGATCTTTATAAGTTATACAAGAAAATTGCTTCGTTAACTCACCCAGACGTTATACCCATTAGCGAAAAAGAAGAATTAAAGCAAAAAAGAATTCAACAATTTATTGAAGCACAAGAAGCTTATAAACAAAAGAATTGGTATAAATTATGTCAAATAGCAATCTCATTAGGGTTAGAAGTTCCAGAACCTAAGAAACAACACTTAAAGTGGATGGAAAGCGAAGGTGTTAGAATAAGGAATAGGATCGAGCATATCAAATCAACGTTTGCTTGGGTTTGGTACAACGAAGAAGATGATAAAAAAGATTTAGTAATGAGAAATTATTTTAGAGTCATTGACCCTAAAAAATAACTATGTTATGGTTTAGCCATGACCAAAACCTCACTACTTTCTGCTGCCCTTGGAGAATATCGCCGTTCTGGTGACGAACTCCTTTTCTTCTGTCCTTTCTGTCAACATCACAAGCGCAAACTCTCTGTAAACTTAAAATCTAATAACTTTAAGTGCTGGATTTGTGATGAACGCGGAAAGAATGTTCGTCGCTTACTCAAATCAAGACTAACCAATTCCCAGCTTTATGAGTGGGATAAAATCAATAATGTTGTAGATTTAACACAACTTGATGATAATATCTTTCAAGAACAATCTGCTCCACTTGAAGAAGTTATTTTACTGCCAGAAGAATTTGTTTCTCTCGCAAATAAAAATCTTCCATTAAGTTCTAAATTTGCTATGAGATATCTTTTGGATCGTGGTTATACAAAAGAAAATATTGTAATGTGGAAGATTGGTTATTGTTCTTCTGGTGAATATGCAGGAAGAGTTGTTGTTCCATCTTTTAATAATAATGGTGATATAAATTATTTTATTGCTCGTTCTTATGCCGACAAATTTCCAAAGTATATGAACCCAAAAGTATCTAAGGATATTGTTTTTAATGAACTTTATTTAGATTGGAATACAGATATTATTTTGGTTGAAGGTGTATTTGATGCGATGAAAGCAAAAAACGCAATTCCTCTTCTTGGTTCAACTCTTAATCAGCAATCAAATCTGTTTAAGAAGATTGTTTATTATGAACCAAACATTTATATCGCATTAGATCCAGATGCAGAGAAGAAAGCATCACATCTTATTGAAAACCTTATTCAATATGACTTAAATTTGTTTAAGATTGATGTTGAAGGATTTGGTGATGTTGGAGAAATGACGAAAGAACAATTCCTTGAAGCAAAAGCAAACGCTCAACCAATTGGAGATGATTGGGTATTAGAGAAAGGATTGCTTGCTATCTAACCTTATTGGGGTTATAATCATCAAGAGGTAGTAATGAAATTCGCTCATATTGCAGATACACACATTAAAAACTTAAAGTATCATAATGAATACAAAACAATTTTTAATAAAATGTATGAAACTCTCTTAAATGAGAAAGTAGATTACATTATTCATTGTGGTGATATCGCACATACGAAAACTCAAATCTCACCAGAGTTTGTTGAAATGGCAGCAGATTTCTTTATCAATCTTGCTGCTATTGCTCCAACTTATATTATTCTTGGTAATCATGATGGTAATTTAACAAATGATAATCGACAAGACGCATTAAGTCCAATTGTAAACGCTCTTGGTATGGAAAATCTTCATCTTTTAAAGAAGTCGGGCGAGACAAAACTAAAAGATAATTTTTCTCTTAATGTTCTTTCTGTCTTTGACGAAGAAGGATGGGTAAAACCATCTGATCCAAACGCAGTTAATATTGCTCTTTATCATGGTTCTATTAGTGGAGTAAAGACAGATACTAATTTTGTCTTGGAACATGCTGACCATGATATCTCTATCTTTGAGGGGCATGATTATGCTTTCCTTGGGGATATTCACAAGACAAATCAAATCTTAGATGAAGGTGGAAGAATTAGATATCCCGGCTCCACGGTTCAACAAAATCATGGTGAGACAAACGATAAAGGATTTCTTATTTGGGATATTCAAGACAAGCTCTCATTTGACTGCCAGCACGTTTTAATTCCAAACCCTAATCCTTTTATCACATTAGAACTAAAAGAGAATGGAGAACTTCCAGAGGGTATTAACGTGCCTCCTAATGCTCGTCTTCGGCTTCTATCTAAGAACAATCTACCAGCAGAAATGATGAAGAACGTTGGCGATGTAGCAAAAGAAAAATGGAAGCCAGAAAGTATTTCTTTCTTATCAAAGAACGTTGCCAGATCAAAAGAATTAAGAGAAGTTGTAGATGGAATTAATAAAGAAGATCTACGAAATCTAAAAGTTCAAGAACAACTTATTGAAGAGTTCTTGGTAAATTATAAAGTTGAAAGAGAAATTCTTGATAAAGTTTTTGAGATCAACAAAAAATATAATACAGAAGTAGAAGCAAAAGAAGAAGTTGCTCGTAATGTAAATTGGAATGTAAAGTCAATTGAGTGGGATAATCTTTTTAATTATGGCGAAGGAAACAAAATTGATTTCTCAAACCTTAAAGGAATTGTAGGCATCTTTGGAAAGAATTATTCTGGTAAGTCTTCTGTAATCGATAGTATCCTTTATACTCTTTTCAACACAACCTCAAAGAACGAAAAGAAAGTATCTAACGTTATTAATACAGCCAAAAAGAACGCAGTAGCAAATCTTACAATCTCAATTGGAGATAGCGATTATGTAATTGCTCGTAGTTGTGAAAAAAGCATGAAGAAGAATGGAACAGAGGAAACTAAAACTGAACTAAATTTCTTGTGTGATGGTGTTTCTATGAATGGTAATACAAGAGTAGAAACAGATCAAAACATCAAGAAACTATTTGGGACTATGGATGATTTCTTACTAACCTCTATGTCTTCCCAGCTTGACTCACTTTCTTTTATTCGTGAAGGTTCAACAAAAAGAAAAGAAATCTTAGCTCGCTTTTTGGACCTTGAATTGTTTGATGCTAAAAACAAATTAGCAAAAGAAGAAAGTGGATCACTAAAAGCAATTATTAAAAAACTTGAAGCAATTGATTACGATACAGAAATCTTAAAACTTGATAATGAACTTGATACTACAAACCAACTTGTAAGTCATAATAATTCTAATTCTGTAAAGATTTCACAAAATCTTGTAGAACTTCGTAATGAGATTTCTATTATTGAAGGACAACTTAAAAATAACAACACAGAAATAATCAATATTAACGAGACATTAGAACGTAAAACATATCTGGAACAAAGTTTAGATAAAGCCACAAAGCAAAAAAGTTCTAAACAAAGTGAGCTTGGTAATAAACAAACCGAACTTGAAAAAATTAAATCAATCATTACCAAAGATTATTCTAATATTGATGAATTAAAAGAAAAGAAAAAGCAAAAGAATGTAGTTATTTCTAACCTTCAACAAATTAATTTTGAACTACAATCAATTACAAAAGAAGAGACAGCACTTAAAAGTAAAACAGAACTTCTAACAAAAGTTCCATGTGATTCAAAATTCCCAAGTTGTATGTTTATCAAAGATGCGGTAGAGGCTTCGCCAAAACTAATTGAAACACAAGTTAAAAAGAAAAAGATAGAAGAAGATAAAGAAGCAACTTCAAATCTTCTTGAAAGTTATAAAGGCATTGACGAACAAATCAGCAAATACGAAACCCATGTAAATGATATTCATAAATTTGAAAAAGAAGAATTACAACTAAAAGTAGAAGTTGAGAAGATGAACACGATCATTTCAAACATTAAAAAAGAAATGATTATCACAGAAGAAAAAATTGATAAATACAAAAAGAATGAAGAAACATTTAGCAGGGCAACAGAATTAAGAATTGATAAAACACAGAAAGAAAAAGAACTTAAATTGTTAGAAGAAGTTTCAAAAAAGACTAACGAAGAACTTACCAAATCTCATATGAAGATTGGTTCTTTAACTGAAAAAGTAGCTACCCTTCAAGGAGCAAAAAAAGAGTTAGAGGATTACAGAAATCAATTTGCTGCTTATGATTACTTTATGAAAGCAACAAGCACAAATGGAATTTCCTATGAAATTATTAAGAAGAAACTTCCATTTATTAATGAAGAGATTTCAGCAATTCTTTCTAATGTTGTTGATTTTAATGTGTTCTTTGAGGACGATGGTTCAAAACTCAATATCAATATTCAGCATTTAGATAGTGACCCACGACCAATTGAAATGGGCTCTGGTGCAGAGAAATCTATTGCTGCTATGGCTATACGACTTTCTCTTCTACAAGTATCCAATTTACCAAAATCAAATATGTTTATCTTGGATGAACCCGGAACTGCTTTGGATAGTGAAAACATGGAAGGGTTTATTAGAATTCTGGATATGATTAAGAACTACTATGATACGGTCCTTCTAATTTCTCACATGGACGCTTTAAAGGATGTAGCAGATCAAATAATTACAATTGATAATAAAGATGGTTTTGCTTCCATTACTATTTAATATAAAGGAAAATAAATGTTGAAGAACGGATTAGACAAATTCTTAGATAAGATTGTATCAAGAAAATTATTGGTTTGGATAACAGCAACGGTTTTGATGTATGGTTCTAAAATTACATCGGACGATTGGGTTTTAATATGTATGATTTATTTAGGTTCGCAAGGAGCATTGGATATAGTGGAAAAATTCTTAAGTGTTAAAAATACAACTACAACCATTAATAAAAATGTTTAACTTTATAAAAGACAATTGGAAATTAATTGCTGCTATTATATACGCAGTAGCAATTCCTTTATATTTCTATCAATCTACAAAAGCAGTATCCAATGCTTTAGATCTTTCAATAAATTCTTCAAAAGAAGAAGTATTAATACTAAACGATACTTTACAAAATCAACAAGCTTATTACGAAGTTCTAATAGAACAACTTACAATGTCGTTAGAAGTAGAACAATTAAAACATGACGATGAACTAAGAGCCATAAGAGAAACACAAGTTTATCAGCAATCGTTATTGACCGAAAGTTTTAGAAACGATCCTACTCAAATAACAATTATATTAAAAGATAGGTATAAATTAAATGGTAATTAGTTTATTGTTATTAACCAAGCTTGCGTTCGCCCAAGACTTTCAAAACCTATCACAAGGTCAAGTAGCTCCATTTACAGGGACACTTATAACCCCAGATGGAATTGCTAAAATAATAACAACTGAAGATGCTAAACTCTCCGAGTGTGAAGAAACCTCAAGACACAAAATAGAAGTATTAACAATCTCCAAAGAAGCACAAATAGAAAAATTAAAGTTTGATTTGAAAGAACAAAAAGAAAGTTCAAGTAAAATTATAGAAGAAAAAAATAAAGAATTAGATAGAACTTATGAGATTATAAAAAAACAAAATAGAAACTTAACTCCTTTGTGGATTGGAGTTGGTTTTACTGCTGGACTTGCTACCTCAATTGGAACTATCTATATTTATAAGGAATTAACAAATGATTAAAATTTTGGTAAAAGACTTAAATAAGTTGAAATCTTTTAAGTGTCCAGAAGCAACAAGAAATATAAATTTAAATTTACAAAATAGAAATAAAGCTATAAAAGAACAACATTATGGCCCACCAAACCCTAATGAGCCAAATAACAATTTTTGGCAATCTAAAGCTGATATGTGGAATGTTGATAGTCTTGAAGAAGTTAAATCTATGTTATGTGGAAATTGTGCTGCATTTGATATGACAAATAAAATGAAAACTTGTATAGCAAAAGGAATTGGTAACGAAGATGATCCTTGGGCAACAATTAACGCAGGAACTTTGGGATATTGTAAATTTTTAAAATTTAAATGTGCCGCTAAAAGAACTTGTGATGCTTGGGTAGAAGGTGGACCAATAGAAGATTAATCAACTTTTAATCTTGTTTTATGATATTCAGTCCAATTATCAAAATATTTTGTAGACTTTAAAGATAACTCTGCTTTTTCAACTTCTGGTCTTGGTGTCACTATTACTAATGGATATTCATTTGTTCTTGAGAAAAACCCGTTAAACGATAAATCTTCATTAGCAAGTAAATAAACAGCCCAATAATTTTTACATTTATCGTTTATAATATCTTCAAATTTTTCTTTTTCGTCAATTTTTAACTTATTGTGAGTATCTATTAATAATAGTGTAGTTTTTTCATTAAAATTATTATTATTAATTTTGTCAATAATATTGTCTATATTAGATAAATCAGTTATAATATAATTTATTTTATTTTGTATTCTTTCTTTTCTGGCAAAAGGACAAACAGGTAGATTTCCAAACGCTGGTGTTTTTACCTCTACAAAATTTATAATCCAACTTTTAATATTGTTAACAATATCATCCATAAACTAAATAGGTTTTAAAAAATGAAAGATCCAAATGAAATTGTAAAAATTGAAAAAGCCATAGCACAAAAGTATGGTGAAGATACAATAGCAAATCCAAAACATTATTGGAATGAAGAAAAAGAAAAAGAATATGTAGAGCAATTAAAAGAATTATCAGCAATACAAACAAAACAAGAAGAAAAAGACCAAAAAATAAATATTGATGGTATTTTTATTTCTAAAAAACTACTTAATAAAGATAGCAAAAGAACTTGTCCTATTTGTTCTGTTTATTCATTTAGCAGCAAAGACGATCTATATATGAATAGATATGAATGTTGTTACAAATGTTATATTCAATGGGTAGAAGGAAGAGAAGAAAGATGGAAAACAGGTTGGAGGCCAAATGAAAGTAACGTTAACAAGAAGTGAACTAAAACAAATAATTCAAGAAGAATGGAACAGAGCAGAAATTTTGGAACAAAGTTCTCCAACTGGCGGATATGACGAAACAGTCGAGGGACAAGATCAAGAATTAGATTATGAAGGTTACATGACAAAAAGCCAACTTTTTAAAATTGGTGAATATGCTTTAAAACTTCACGATATGATTAACGACGGCGATAATCTACCAGAGTGGATGCAATCAAAAGTTTCTCAAATGGAAAAAGATATTGGCTCTGTCTACCATGCACTTAATTATGATACAAAAAGAGGAACTATATAATGGCTACAACCCTTGAAATAATCCAAGGCATCTCACAAGCTGCCGCAAACGCATACGACGGCTCACATATGGCAAAATATAATGCTGATGGTGAGGAAAGAAAGATCGGACTTCGTAGAGAAGACGGTGATCCAATATTGGACTCAAGAGTTATTGATGGTTTTAAAGTTAAGTTCAAAGGCAACAAACTTTGTATTACTTACCAAAGTGAAATTTCTATGAAAGAAGTTCACAAAGGTGGAAAGTTTGAAAACGAAATGGAACAAGTTATGGCTGACATTGTTAAGTTCTTAAAAAAAGAATATAAGACAATTACAAAAAATAGTTTATCCCTAAAAGCAATTGGAGAAGTTGATATATTTGTTCAACCAATTTCAAGAACCAGAACAGACCTTAGAATGTATCAAGAGTTTGAAATTTCTTCATTAGATAAGAAAGCAGTTATTTCCGTAGGGCTTCCAAGTGAAGATATTGTAAATGACGTAACAAGAAAATTTCTTGCTATGGGAAGAGAGAAAGCTAAGAAACCTTCAAATGTAACAAGACCAGACGAAAAGAAAAAAGAATAAAATGAAAAATGTCTACAGCATACAAATTAACAAAAGAACAAGTTAAGTCCGAAATTGTAAAGTGTGCTAAAGATCCAATTTATTTTCTAAACACATACGCAAGAATTTCGGACACACAAAAAGGTCCAATACCTTTTAGAACTTATAGTTTTCAAGACGAAGTTCTAAAAGATATGAAGGACTATCGTTTTAACGTAGTTCTAAAAGCCCGTCAGTTAGGTCTTTCAACAATCGTAGCAGGTTATATAGCTTGGCTAATGTTGTTCCATAGAGACAAGAATGTTCTTATCTTAGCAACCAAATTACTTTCAGCATCAAATATGGTTAAGAAAGTTAAGTATATTATTAAAAGTTTACCAGATTGGTTGATGATTGCTGATGTATCAATCGACAATAGAAACTCATTTGAACTTACAAATGGTTCACAAATTAAAGCTTCCGCTACGTCTGGTGATGCTGGACGTTCGGAGGCTCTTTCTTTACTTGTTCTGGACGAAGCTGCGTTCATTGAGAACATGAAAGACCTATGGACAGGTGTATATCCTACGCTTGCTACCGGTGGTCGTTGTATTGGTATCTCAACTCCAAATGGTGTAGGTAATTGGTTTCATCAAACTTACTTAGATGCTGAGACAGGCACAAATGAATTTCACCCAGTAAGACTACATTGGTCAGTCCATCCAGATAGAGATCAAGCTTGGTTTGAAAGAGAAACCAAGAATATGTCTAAAAGAGAAATCGCACAAGAATATGAATGTTCTTTTAATGCTTCTGGTGAAACCGTAGTTGGTGCAGAACAATTAGAATATATAGAAAAGAATTGTAGCGAACCAAAATTTAGAATTCACATAGACAGAAATCTTTGGGTATGGAAAGGATATAATCCAAACCATTCGTATGTTCTTGTAGCAGATACAGCAAGAGGCGATGGAAAAGATAATTCAGTATTCCATCTTCTTAATCTTGATACTATGGAAATAGTAGCAGAATATCAAGGAAAAATAACAACAGAAGACTTTGCTGATCTTGTTATCACAACAGGCAAAGAATATAATAATTGTATGGTAGTTATAGAAAACAATAATCTTGGATTTTCAGTCTTAGAAAAGATTGTTGATAAAGGATATACAAATGTTTATTATTCTACCAAAGGTTCTGCTGAATATATAGATCAAATCTCAGCAGAGGGAACAACAAACACGGTCCCCGGATTTACTACTTCACATAAATCAAGACCTCTTATAGTAGCAAAGATGGAAGAATTTGTTAGAAATAAAAGTGTTAAAATAAATTCTATAAGAACCTTCCACGAACTAAGCACATTCATATGGGTATTAGGAAGACCACAAGCGATGCAAGGATACAACGACGATTTAGTTATGTCCTTGGCAATTGCTTGTTGGGTCAAGGATACGGTATTCCAAACCAATCAAAGGGAACTGGAATATAAGAAAGCCATATTGACAGGCTTCACAAAAAGTAATACTATATTTGATACTAAAATTTCGGGGATGCAAGGATACAATAGAGACTTGTCTGTATCCTTAGAAAGAGCGAAACAAGAACACGCACAATATTTTTGGATATATAAAGGATGATAAATGGCAGATCAAAATAAGAATAACACTAAGAACATAGACTCAGCTTTATTTAAAAGACTAACAAAGCTTTTGTCTGGTCCTATAGTAAATTATAATCAACCAGTTCAAAGTAGATATAGACGTAACCAAATGGATAAACTTGGTTCAAAGTTTACTTCTGCTTCTGGTTTAGAGTTTAAGAAAACTGCTTATAATCCTTATGAGAATTTCTCTTCCAAACTTATGACAAATCAAAATCGTGCCGAAAGGTATATAGATTTTGACCAAATGGAATACATGCCAGAGATAGCATCTGCCTTAGATATTTACGCAGATGAAATGACTACATCAAACGAACTTACTCCCTTAATGAGTATCAAATGTCCTAACGAAGAAATTAAAACAATTCTTCAAACACTTTATATTAAAACACTTAACTTAGACGCTAACTTGTTTAATTGGTGTAGAAATATGTGTAAGTATGGAGATCACTTTGTTTATCTTGATATTGATGAACATTTAGGTATTAAATCTGCTATTGGTCTTCCATCAAATCAAGTTGAAAGAATGGAAGGTAAAGATCCAACCAATCCAAATTATGTTCAATTTCAATGGAACTCCGCTGGTATGACGTTTGAGAATTGGCAAGTAGCACACTTCCGTATTCTTGGAAATGATAAACATTCTCCATATGGAACTTCTGTTTTAGACTCGTCAAGAAGAATTTGGAGACAACTTACTTTGCTTGAAGATGCGATGATGGCTTATCGTATTACAAGATCTCCAGAACGTAAAGTATTTTATATTGACGTTGGAAATATTCCTCCACAAGAAATCGAACAGTTCATGCAAAGAGCCATGACTACGATGAAAAGAAATCAAATTTTAGATGCTACAACTGGTCGCGTTGATCTTCGCTATAATCCTATGTCCGTTGACGAGGATTATTTTATTCCTGTTCGTGGTGGAGTAAATAATAATAAAATTGAAGCACTTCCCGGTGGTCAATTTGCTTCTGCTATTGAGGACGTAAAATATTTAAGAGACAAATTATTTGCTGCTCTTAAAGTTCCTATGTCTTATCTTATTAGAGGAGATGGAGCAAGTGAAGATAAAGCAACATTAGCACAAAAAGATGTTCGCTTTGCAAGAACCGTTCAAAGATTACAAAGAGTAGTTGTTGGAGAATTAGAAAAGATTGGTATAGTCCATTTGTTTACACTTGGATACAGAGGATCAGATTTAATTTCATTTAAACTTTCTCTTAACAATCCATCAAAGATTGCAGCACTACAAGAACTTGAACATTGGAAAACTAAATTTGATGTTGCTGGTTCAGCTACCGAAGGGTATTTCTCTAAACGTTGGATTGCTCACAATATATTTGGTATCTCCGATGAAGAATTCCTCCGTATCCAAAGAGAACAATTCTATGATCGTAAATTCACAGCTACACTTGAAGCAGCAGGAGCACAACCACAAGGAGGTGGCGGCGGCGGTGGTGGAGGTGGCCTTGGAGGCGGCTTAGGTGGTGGACCAGAAGAAATGCCACCAGATACAAGCCCAGAAGGAGGCCCACCAGAAGCCCCAGAAGGTGGAGGAGCACCAGAAGGTGGAGTAGGAGGCGCAGAAGCCCCAGAAGCCCCACCAGCAGCAGGAGACGAGGGAGGAAGCACATTATTAGCAGCACCCCCCGGTAAAAGAAGAGATACGGCAGGAAAAGTAATAACAACAACTCCAGCTTCAAAAGGAAAATGGTATGAACCAGTTTTCAATAGAGGCGACGATAAAAGGAATATTGGAGCAAGAGCCAGAGGGTTTAAAGCTTCTGGTGGAGGTTTCACAGCAAGTCCAAGTGTTAAAAACATTTTCCCCGGTCTACAAGATATTAAATCTTTAGCAAATGCAGCAGGTATTAGTGAAACTTCGCAAGAAAGATACACAGATGAAGAATACGAACTATTTACATTAGAAAAAGAAACTAGAGTTCTTTTAGAAAGTCTGGAGATAAAAAAGAATGCAAAAGCTTAAACTCAAACACAATAAGAAAAGAAACACAGCTTTTCTTTTTGAGTCATTAACAAAAGAATTAACAAAGACAATCGTAAATAAAGACGAGAAAACAAAACAAATTATTTTATCTGTTATTAAAGAACATTTTAAAAAAGGTTCAATACTATCAAAAGAATTAGATGTTTATAAATCTCTTTATGAAACAAGAGGTCTTAATAAAGATACAGCCAATAGAATGTTGAATGAAGCAAAAAGAATGTATGCTACTTTTATGCCTCAAGATATTTTTAATCAACAAACCAGAATTATAAATGATGTAAATAAAAAAGTAAATGCTTCTGTCTTTACAAACTTTATGTCTAATTACAAAGACTTAGCAACAATAGCTCAAATCTTTGATAACGAAATTCCTATGAAGACAAGAGTTATATTAGAAGAATATTTAATTGATAGATTGTCAACCCAAGATGATCCACAAAATAATCTTAAACCAATTGATAGTCTTGTATATAAAGAATTCGTCAAGAAGTTTAACGATAAGTATGGTGCTTCTTTAATGGAAGAACAAAAACAACTTCTTACAAAATATATTGCTTCATATTCAAACGACGATATTGATTTCAAAGTTTATCTTAATGAAGAAATTGGAAGAATAAAACAAATTGTTATTTCATCCAAACAAATCACAGAAAGTAAACAAAGAGAAGGGTTGGTTAATATTTTAGAGTCATTTAGAACAAATCAAATAACTCCAGCCATGATTGAAAAAGTTTTGAAACTACAACAATTAGTTAAGGAACTTGTTTAATGTCAATAAAGATTAAAGTTAAAGACGATAGCATGAAAGGAATTGGGGAACCAGAAATCCCCAAGACCAAAGTTCGTCTTGATATAAGAAAAACCTTAGATGGTAATTTTATCATCCAAGATCATCCTTATATTGATATTATAATATCTCCATCAAAAAATAAAATTTTAGCCTTATCTACTATTGCGATGGATGATAAAGTATATTATACTCAAAATAAATACTTTGACTTTCTTTACAAGCGTGGAGTAATAGATCCATCAACAATTCAAGCTGGAAATATTTATGCCTCAATGGAAGCTGCTATCCCTCAAACAACAGAGAAAGTAGATCCTATTGAAGTTATTATATTTTCAACTGCTTTGTTTATAGATAAAGAAAGACCTTCGTTTGAATATGAGAAGGCTATGAGAAAAATGCAAGACGATTATCTTACTGACCCAAGTGATCAAGACACAACTGAACTTGGAGAAGTGCCACAGAAAGCTCGTCAAGGTTCAATTGGAACTGCTGCTTACTCTCTTAATAAACATTACAATATCGCTTATTTAGGCGAAAGGAAAGACAAAAAATGAAACTCACAGAAAATTATTTAAGAAATATGATCAAACAAGTTATTAAGGAAATGGATTATGGTACGTTACCAACGAACCCTACGTCTAACTTTAAGGAAGAGCCAGTTGATACTGATCTTCTTTCTTCATTAGAAGACCAAGGATATAAAGTTAGAGAAATGGGTAATGGTAGTTATGAAATTATACATCCAACAGATTCATTTAAAAGTTATATTTTACAGCCAAAACTTAATAGAATGTAATTAATAATGTTCCTCCCATACTTCATACTAATTTGTTATGGTTTAACCAATATCCTTGTTTATGGTTCTATATTTAATTGTATAAGACCAAAACAAGGATTATTGGGAGAACTATTCAAATGTCCTATGTGTATGGGATTTCATGTTGGATATATAATTGCTCTATTATTAAATGCTTCTGATCTATTTAGTATATCAATCAACATAATCGATATGTTTATGTTGGCTTGTCTTTCATCGGGGACTTCTTATGTTCTTTGTTCATTATTCACGGATTTTGGAATTAATTTCAATATCAACAAGCAAGATAACAAATAAGTAAACTAATTAAAATAGTCGGAGATAATTATGAAAGTTAATTTAACACAAAGCTTTTGGACTCGTAAGTGGGCTCTACAACCAGTTCGTCTGTGTTGCAGGGGCAAGCCGAAAGGTTAGGAAAACATATAAATGAATAAAACGTTATTAAGAGAATTTTTTGAATTATGCCCCGATGGAATCTGCGAAGACATACTTACAGAGTCCGATAAACACTTTATTAAAAGTGGTGGTATGATGTTGTCTGGTGTAATCCAAAGAGCAGATGCAAGAAATGGAAATGGAAGAATTTATCCTCATTCTGTTTTATCGAGAGAAATGGATACATACAAACAACTTGTTCAAGAAAGAAGAGCACTTGGAGAATTAGATCACCCAGATCAATCAATAATTAATCTTAAAAATGTTTCCCATCTTGTCACAGAAGTATGGTGGAGTGGAAAAGATGTAATGGGAAAGATCCAAGTTCTTAACACCCCATCTGGTCAAGTATTAAGAGAATTAGTTAACGCTAATGTTAAAATTGGTATATCTTCAAGAGGTACAGGTTCTGTTAGAGAAAACAGAGGCGAAACTATTGTTGAAGATGATTTCCAATTAATTTGTTTTGATATTGTTTCGGAGCCTTCTACTCATGGAGCCTTTATGTTTCAAGAGAGAAAAGGAAATGTAAACGAAAATAAACAAGCAAGAGTTTCAAATCTTATCAAAGATATTTTAAAATAAAAGGAGTTTTATAAATGCAACTTACAACACAACGTCTCAAGCAAATCATCAAAGAAGAACTTGAAGCAATCGTCTCGGAAATGAGCGACGAAACAGAAACAGAACTTACAGCAGAAGAAGAAAAAGTAGCTTCACTTGAACAACAACTTGCAGAAGCCAAAAAGAAAGTTGAAATGGAAAAGAAAGGTGGCAAAGAAACTGCTATGAAAGGTAAACAAGCTGCTATGAAAGGTAAAAGCGCACCAGTAGGCAAAAGAGGAACAGCCCCCGCTGCCACACCTATGAAAGCAAATAATGTTGGCAACCTTTATGGCAAGGGCGCAACAAAAATGTCTACAAAAAAGTGAAATAAATTAAACCTTAATTGAGGTTTTTGAATATGAGGTGGTGTATTTACTTACATCACCTCTATTTATATTTAAAAGGAAATCTTGTTTATGAATGTTAATGAAACTAAAGTTAGACAAATAATCAAAGAAGAACTAAAACAATATTTAATTGAAGAAGGTTTTTTTGATACCATAAAAAGTTTTGGTAAAAAAGTATTTGGTGGAGAACAAAAGAAAGGCAGAGACGAAACTGACAGACCAAGTTCACAACAAGTACAATCAGTTAGAGCAAATTATGCGAAAGACGTTCAAAGTTATAAATATGGATTTCCTATAAAAGCTTTACCAGATTTGGAAAAAGCGTTAACTTATTATAGAACACTATCAAAACGTGATGAAGCTGGTGCTGTTGAAGCTGTAGCAAAAGTTATGATGCATCTTCAAAGAAGTTTGGTTAAGAAAAAATCTTTGAATGATTTGGCTAATGGAGAAATTCAATCATACCAAACATTTATAAAAGATATAGAAGATCATATTAAACAACCATCACTTGAACTAAATGAAAATCTATCTTCCGATAAAGCTATTGATACTGCACTTGTAATACCAAATAATATTGTTTCACAAGTATTAGTAGGATTACAAGATTTTATATTTGATGAATTATCAGACAAATATGATTTTAATGAAATATTTAATAAAGAACGAATAAGACAAGAATTTCAAGCATTAAAAAATGAAGTTAATAGTTCTGCCCCAAAAAAACAACAACAATCAAAACCAGCTTCGCAAACAAGTGCCGAAGAAGGTTTTACAGATACTTATTTAGAAGAAATTAGACGTAAGAGAGCGAAATGGATAAAAATGATTTAAAGAAAATTTTAAAACCTCTTGTTAAAGCCTTAGTAAAAGAAGCGATGCAAGAGGAATTATCCACAGTAATAAGTGAGATAATAAAACAAACAGCAGGATCATCACAAATAGTTGAAAGAAAACAACCAACTATCGATCCAAGATTACAACAAGAAAGAACGATTGCTAAACAACAAGCACAAAGCGAAAGAAAGAAGATGCTTGAAGAATTAAGCAAAAAGTCTTATGGTGGTATAAATATATTTGAAGGAACAACTCCATTAGGAAAAGGTGGAGATTTAACAGAAGGCAGATCGTTAACACCATCAGCAGGAGAACCCTTGTCTGGTGTAGACCCACATGATCCGGGTGTTGATATTGGTGGCCTTCTTAAACTTACTGGTGGTTGGAGACAAATTAAATGAAAAGAATAACAGAGCAACAAATTAGAAAAGTTATAAGAGAAGAAATTAAATCTTATCTTTTGGAACAAGAAGAACCAAAAAAAGATGATAAACCAAAATCTAAATTTAGAAAAATTATAACTTCTACAGCAGTTGCTTTGTTAGGATTTTTAGCTGGAACTTCCTATAACCCAGAAGTGCAAGCAGTAATACCAGCACCAATAGAAGACATTGGTAGTGATGGTGGTAGTGGTGGAGGTGGTAGTGGTAGTGGTAGTGGTCTGGAGGAACTATCAAATCTTATTGAACTTACTACGGAAGAATTAATAAAGTTAGGCGCAACAGAACAATACGCACAAAGTTTAATTTCTAGAACTGTTGAATATGGAAATATAGAATTTGAAAGGTATGTTACAAAAAAAGGTATTAAGGATCGAGACAGAGCAGAACAATATGAATCATTTATGTTATCTAGGTTTTCTGCTTTACAAAATCCAGAAGCACTTTCAAAAGTAGCATCACAAGATTTCTTACAACAAGCGCAATCAGTTGGTACACATCGCATTATGGCTACACAGATAAAACCAGTAACTAGAGAAACGAAGGTTGGAACACCTATTCCATCTTATTCTTTACAAGTTGCTTTTGCTTATGAAATGTTAACTATTGTTGAAGAAGAAGATAAATTACCAAAAGAAACACCAAAGGTATACACTCAAATGATTGTTGATTCTTTTAATAAAGAAACAAATTCTTATGTAATAATACCAACTATTCTTCCATTTTTCCAACAAGTAGCAAAAGAGGGTTCTCCATTCCAAAAAGCCATATTAGATGTAATACCACAAGTAAAAGTCGATGCTTCTATATTTGAAGAAGAACAAAATAATAATGTTATGGAAAAAATAAACAAAGGATTAGGTGCTACAGTTAGAAATAAAAAATCAGTAGAAGAAAATAAAGTTAATAAATTAAGACAAAAAATAAACGAATTGAGAGGTGTTTATGTCTAAAAGTAAGAATCTTCACGCAAAAGTAATCCCAAAGAAGGGAGAACCTTTTGAAAGAATGGTAAAGAGATTTTTAAAGAAAGTAAAAAAAGAACAAGTTATAGAACAAGTTAAAGATAGAAGATATTATGAAAAACCATCTGTTACCAAAAAGAAAGAAAAACTTGCTGGAATTGCTAGATGGAAAAAGTTTGAAGCAGATAAAAGAAAGAAAGAAACATTAAAAGAAGCTAATTATAATAAACGTGTAGATAACAATAAAAGAAGGGAAGATTAAAAATGTCACAACAATATCCTTATGGTGTTGGATTACAGAATGTAGGTTCTTATCAAGTATCTGGTATACCATTTTTAACCGGTTCGATACAAGTAGTTAAAGATGCTGCACCAATAGAAATATCTTTTCCACAAGTTACTAAAAGAATAGTAGTAGGTTGTAAAAATGGAAGTAACGATGTTAGAGTTGGTTTCTCTAGTAATGGAGTAAGTAATGGTAATTTCTTTTCACTTTCTGCTGGTACAACCGCAGCCTCAAGATTAACTCTGGATGTTAAAGTTTCAAGTATTTGGTTATTTTGTAATGTTGGTTCTACTACTTCAGTAGTAGATGTTTCAGCAGAACTTACAAATATAGATACTAATTTATTATTGCGATCTGGTCCAACTGGTTTACCAAATTGGTCTGGTTCAGTAGGGGTAGGATAAAATGAGTAGATTTGGTTGGGCTTATGTTAATGATGTTATAACTGGCTCTGGTGGAACACCCGGAGGAACTGATAAAGCAATTCAATTTGCTTCTGGTTCTACTTTCAGCGGCTCAACTAATTTTACTTTTGATTATACAACAAATACAGTAAGATTAACTGGAACTTTACATGCTGATAATTTAATTGTATCTTCATCAACAATCTTTAAATCTGGTTCAACTAAATTTGGTGATGATCCAACAGACACACACCAATTTACTGGTTCTGTTCTTGTTTCTGGTTCACTAACAGCAACAAACACAATAACAGCAACATCAGCATCATTTTTAGATTACGTCCAATTAGGAACTTCTTTAAGTGATGAAGTTTATTTTAATGCTAGTTCAAAAACAAATATTCAACCAGCAACAACAAATGACGTAGATCTTGGTGCTTCATCAAGATTTTGGAGAACTGGTTATATAACAACCTTATCTTCTTCCGCTATTTCTTCTTCTGTTAGCGTAAAGACAGGAGAGATAACAGCAACTGCTATTGTTTTAAATGGTAATCTTTCCAGTTCTGGTAACATAAACGGCTCTGGATTACAAATATCTGGTGGTGGTTCTTTTGGATCAAATGTTACTGTAACTGGCTCAATATCATCCTCAGCCAATTTACAAACTGCTGGTGATGTTACAGCAGGAATGAATTTAACAATAAATAATTTTGCTATTATTAAAAATGGTTTAACAGTAACTGGTAGTTCTATTATTACTGGTAGTCTGACTGTAATAGGTATTATGTCTGCTAGTTCTATTAGTGGTGATGGAAACAATATAACTGGTATTAATGGTGCTAACGTTAATGGTGTTGGAGATGATTGGACTATTCAATTTAAAAATGGAGTAGGTGGAACTTTAACAGGTTCTTCTAACTTAACTTTTAGTGGAAGCACATTTATTTTATCGGCAAACCTTAACGTAACTGGTGCAATTAAAGGTGGATATGCTACATATTCATCTAACACTTCCATACCAAACACATCTTATTTTGTTGGTTTAAATAGCGTATCTTCTGTTCTTACTGCCAGTTTAACAGGATCAATTAACTATCCACAAGGACAAATTTTAATATTTAAAGATGTTGGTGGATATGCTGGAACAAACAATATTTTAATTCAAGCAAGCGGATCAGAAACTATTGATGGTGCTTCTGGTGTTTCACTAACAGCAAATTCATCAAGTGTTTCAATTATATCAAATGGTTCAAATGGATTTTATATAGTAGGAATAGTTTAATATGGCAAAAGAATTAGTATTAATAAATAATGTTTGGGTCATAAGAACTGTTACCCCAACAACTTCGGAAAGAACAGTAACTTATTCTTACGGTTCTACAATAACTCAAGCAGAATTTGGTTCTGTTTCAAATATAAATATAAGTTCAACAACAGGGAGCGTAGCATAACATGAGTTTACCAGTATTAAATTGGAAAGCATTACCATTAGTAACTTTAACGTCTGGCACAATAGGCGCAGTTATGAAAGGTATTTATGATGCTTTTACATCTTCCGTTTATATAGATGGAAGCCCCAGAGTTACAGGTTCAGCTTCTGCTTGGACTTTCGCACAAGAACTTTCTGGTTCCACAGTTGAAGCAGTTTGGGGTATTGCTCCAACTGGTTCATTAAATCAAAGAGTTGTTTTAGCTGGTTCTTCCAGAACTGGTTTAACTCCTTTTTTAGCATTTCCAGACACAGCATACGCTCCTGCCACACTTTATACAAGCGTTGCTAAAAATGCTTCTACTTATACAACTTGGAATGGAGCTGAACCATTTAGTTCTGGTTCTTTCTTTGGTTATTGGAAAACTTGGGTTACTTCATCTGGTACTCCACAAATTGTAAGATGTTTAGAATCACAAGAAGCAATAGCAGTATTTATACAAAATACTACTGCTAATAACGTTTATGGTTCTATTGCTGGTGCTATTCTTGATCCAGAGTCAACAGATACAGCAATTGACTCCGAGACAGATAATAGGCTTTATGGTATAGTTACTACTGGTACAAGTATTATGGCTATAAATAATTCTGATATAGGTACAGCAGCCAATATGTTTGCTCATGGTACAGTAGCAGGAAATAATCATATGGGAATTTTTACTCCTAATACTGGTAGTATTAAAACAGTTGAAAAAAATACAAGATTAGGAACTATAATTATAGAAGAACTAACTTCAAGATCTGGTAGATTAGTAAAAATGCCAATAATAACAAAATTTACTGTATCTCCAATTAATTTTGCTGGAAGACTAAGAGAAATTTGGATGTTTAGAGATGCTATTATTGGTAATACCGTAACAAATGGTGCTACTGTAAACGGATATATCATAGGAAATAATACATCTACTATTGCTGATTGTGTTCTATTCTCAACAGGTTCAACCTAATGACCGAGCAATTTTTACAATTAGTTGTTGATTATCCAACTGCTGCTACTTTTATTCTTCCTTCTTACTTTGGAACAAGATTAGATTTCTCTTTAATAGGAGTATCATATTCTTTTCATCAACAAGATTATATTGAGATATTAGATGCTGGTAATAATGTAATAGGTAGAGTTAAATTAACCGACTAACCTATTTATAATTAATGGCAAGACCTAGAAAGAAAAAAGAAGAAACTGCTTGGACGCAGCCCGCTCAACCTCCTCCTCCCTTATTTACAGGGGAGAAGGAGCGTAACCTTGTTAAGCAAGTTAATGACGAACTTATTGAAAGAGTTATTGGTCAGCAAATTGCTTATTTTTCTATTGATATTGATCGTTCTAACTTTCATCCTCTTTACGGAGAAGCAATAGAAAAAACTTATCTTCCTCCAATAAGAGTTTATGCTTTGGTTAAATGGGAAGGTCAAACACAATCATTCACACAAAATATTGGTATTGATAAAGCAACATCAATAGAAATTCACTTTCACAAAAAACGTCTAACAGAAGATCAAGATGTTTTTGTTCGTGAAGGTGATTTTGTTTTATATGGTGATAGATATTATGAAATTGTTAAACTTGATGAACCAAAACAATTATTCGGACAGATAGAAAATAAATTTGAAATTGTAGCAAAAGGTATAAGAGCAAGAGAAGGATTGTTTAATCCACAATTTATTGCTAATACTGTTCCAACAACAAGAGTTACAACTTCAACTTCATCTGGATCATCAGCACAAGGTAATTACTCAAACAACTATTCATTTAATAATCTAACAGTTGTAAATGATTTAACTGTTGGAGGAAATTCTTATTTAGGTAATGGAGCAAATGATAGTGTAATAATAACTGGTTCTGTTTCTATAAGTGGAAGTTTATTATTAAATGGTTCACAAATTACTTTATCAAGTTCAGCGATAACAAATAAAACAATTTTAATTACATCAAGTTATTCAGTTGTAAGTGATGATTATTTTATTGGTGTTGATAGTACCTACTCTGGTATAACAGTATCACTACCAACCTTAGCTTCAACAACAAACGGAAGAATACTATATATTAAAGATATAACTGGATTAGCCACTACAATACTACCAATTACGGTATCAGCTTCTTCCGGTCAATATATAGATTTAGAACCATATGTTAAAATTGATGTAGACCACGGTTCAATAAGTTTATATAAAGCTTCAAATGGATGGAACTTGTTTTAATGGGATATAAAACATATAAATCTACACCTAAATTTATAGGAGATCAACAAGTAACAAATGCTATTAAAGCTGACTTTGTTGAAACAAATTTATTAAAAATAGATGGATTAATAATTAATAGAACGGTTGTATCTTCTTCTTATAGCATTAAAAGAAATGAATACTTTATTGGAGTTCATACCGAAAATGCAGCTCGTAGTATTACTTTAACCTTACCAAACGCTTCTGGTTCTGTTAATGGAAGAACTTATATTATAAAAGATGAAGGTGGAATGGCTGATACTTATCCAATAGTAATTAATACTTTAAATGGTGATATAGTAGACGGAGAAAATACCTTTACAATTGACTCACCTTATGCTTCATTAAATCTTTATACAGACGGATTTCACAAATGGTTTATCTATTAAATTTTTGCTAACAACATTTTTTAATCTGTCAAGTGCTTTTGGAAAATAAGTTTACTAATTACTTTTACGATGCATAGTTTAATCGTTTCGACTTTTAAACTATGTGTCGTTTTTTATTTGGAGAATAAAAAATATGGCTTATAAATTTCAATTAGGTAAAGCAAAACTTTCTGGTTCAGTTGAAACCACACAAGGGATTACCTCAAATGGTGGTCTTCTTGTTACTGGTTCAGTTGATCTTCCAGCCGCTTCAATTCAAACCGCAGAACTTACTGATCTAAATGTTACAGCAGTTAAGTTAGCTGCCGATGCAGTTGAAACAGCAAAAATTCTAAATGGAGCTGTTACAAACGACAAACTTGCTGGTAGCATAGCAAATGCTAAACTTAGCAACAGCACAATTTCTGGTAAAGAACTTGGTGCAAGCCTTGATACTCTTTCTGCTGCTACTAACGGTGGTCTTTCTACCTTCTCATATGATGGTAGCGGTGCTGTAACAGTCGCTTTAACATCATCAATTGCTGGTGCTGGTCTTGCTTATAGTGCTGGTGTTCTTAGTGTTGATACTGCTGAAATAGCTGCTGGTCTTTCTGGCTCAGTTGAAGCTATGATTGGTGCTTTCGTTGAAGGTTCCGATTTCGTAACATTCGATGATGTAAATGGAACAATTGGCGTTGATGCAGATAAATTCTCTGGTTCATTCAGCGCAGCATTAGCAACTAAGAGCACAACAAATCTTGCTGAAGGTACAAACCTTTATTACACAGAAGCAAGAGTAAGAGGAGCTGTTGGTGCCGATGGTCAAGGTATACAATATGCTTCTGGAACTGGTGTATTCTCACTTGATCTTAGCGGTACAGCCCTTCAAAAAGATGCAAATGGTTTAAGAACCAACATCTCAGTCAATAAACAACCAGCATTCTCAAACGGTGACGTTCTTTTCGATAATGATAGTGGTGAATTAACCTTCAAGCCAGTTGAGGAAGCATGGGTTAGACAACGTTTAAGTGCAGTAGACGCTGTTAAATATAACATCGCCTCTGGTTCAATTTCACTTCTACTTACTGGTTCATCACTTTTCCAAAATGCTAGTGGTTTACAAGTACAACAAAGCTGGGTTAGAGATCAATTCTCTAATGGTGCTGGTCTTGATTACTCCGCTGGTGTATTCTCTGTTGGAACTGGTGATATCACAAATGCTATGTTGGCTGGCGCAATCGCAACCTCTAAACTCGTCAGCGACTCAGTAACCATTAACGGAACTGCTGGCGAAGTAACAGTTGTTGGTTCACCATTAACTCTTGGTGGAATTGCTACAGTAAGCCTTCCAAGCACAATCTCCAAGAATTTAACCTTCACTGGTCAAGTTACGATGGAAAACCTCAATATAACTGGTACTTTAACCACAGTTAACGCTACAAATCTTGAGATTTTTGATAGAAGAATCCTTATGGCTTCTGGCTCAACTGCTTTTGCTGCTGACGTTGGTATCGACTTTGGTTCACACGTTGGTCACGCAACATTATTAACTGCTGACGTAACTATGGGTGGTGTTGCTGGTGTTGATTCACTTTCTTCATCACTTCCATTAGTTGCACCAGCAGTTAAGGCTGAAACATTCTATGGTAACTTCGTAGGTGCGTCAATACTTGGTATAGAAACAATATCTGCTGCAACAGCAGATATTTCTGCTAACGTAACAAGAGCTAACGCTGCATCACAAGTTCTTACTCTTCCAGCTTCGCCAGCAGTTGGTCAAGAGCACAGAATTAAATGTGTTGTTGCTGATGCCTCAGACCTAGTTATCGTAATCAAGCCAGCTACTGGAGGAAAGATTGAAGGTGTAGTTAATGCACAAATCACTCTTGAATCATTCGGTGCAGCCGTTTCATTAGTATACGGTGGTTCAACAGAAGGTTGGATGGTATTCTAATCCTTATACTTTTGTATTTGGTTTAGTCTCAAACAAAATGTGGTGGCATCTTCTTCGGGGGGTGCCACCCTTTTTATTTGTTTAATACTATTTATTTTCATGGCATTCAAATTTAATATAGGTTCACAAGTAATTGGCGATTTAGTATCAGCCGACGATCCACAAAGAAATACTAAAATTGATTTTGGTGATGATCAAATTAATTTTGTTGTAAGTGGAACAATAGTAGCATCAATAACTTCAAATCAGTTTAGTGCTTCTTATTTTGCTGGTGATGGTTCTTCTTTAGCTAATATTTCTGGTGGAGGTGTTGGAGGAAGTGGAGATATAACTTCCGTAACTGCTGGAACTAATTTAACTGGTGGAGGAACAAGCGGAGCAGTAACATTAAATTTAGCAGAAAGCATTTCCTTAACAACAATAACAGCTTCTAATTGGGTTGGATTACCACCTTCTATATCCAGCGATTTCTTTGGGGGACAATTTGGTGATGGTAGTGATGGTGATTTAACTGTTGTTGGAACTTTTACCGCTGCAAGAGAAATGCATTTTAATAATCTTACAATTCCAACAGGCGCAACATTTAAGCCAAATGGTCACCGTATATTTGTATCAAATACACTTTCTATTGCTGCTGGTACTTCCTTTAATGATGATGGAAATAATGCTACAAACCAAGCAGGCGGATTAGCTTTAGCAAGTAGAAATTATTTAGTAGCAGCATCTGGTCAAGGCAGTAATGGTATTGCTTTAACTGCTGTCAACTGGTCGAACGCAACTGCTGGTAGTAATTCTACGAACAGTTCCCCAAATAATTTAAATCAAGCTGCTAACGGCGGAAAAGGTGGTAACGTCACTCTTCGTAGTAACTTTGGTGGAGCAGGCGGAACAGCAGCACAAGCTTTATATAGTCAAAAATGGAATGGAGCTTGGCAGACAGCAAGATGGTCTGGTGGTGGGTTTGGTGGGGGAGCAGGAGGAGGAGGAGGCGCAATTAACGTTACAGTTCGCACATCTGGAACTTTTACTTCTGGTGGAGGTGGTGGTGGCGGCGGAATAGTTTGGATTGCTGCTAAAAATATCTCTAATCTTGGTCGTATCTCAGCAAACGGTGGAAAGGGTGCTGATGGTGTTCTTGCGGTAGGAACTGCTGAATGTGCTGGTGGTGGTTCTGGTGGAGGTGGAAATGTTTGTATTATCACAAAGACGGCTTTATCCTCATTAGGAACGGTTCAAGCTAACGCTGGTGTCGCTGGAATTTCTGCTTTTAATACAGGAACAGGGGTTGAAACAAATGGAACTACAGGTAATGCTGGTTCTCTTTGTATTATTGTATTATCTTAATAATATACAGGAATTATAAAAATGAAAGTTGAAACAACTATTAAAACTCTATTAGCACCTAACTTAACACACGAAGAAGCAAAAACAATAGCAGAGCAAGAAGGCTGTTCTGGTTATTATTTAATCATCCCTCCTTCTATGCAGGGTAGTGTAACAGAAGAAACAATATATCCTTTTGTTGTTTCTCAAACTTTTGAAGAGATAATAGGTGAGTAATTTAATTAAATTGGGGTTTTTCTAAACTTAGACACTATTTATTTTTGATTATATATATTGGAGAACTCCTTAATGTCTTCTTTGTTAGAACAAGCAATTATAGATGCTACAGCATTAAAAGAAGCTGCACTTAAGAATGCAGAAGCACAAGTATTAGAAAGATATTCAACTGAAGTAAAAGACGCAATAAAAACCTTATTAGAACAAGACGAAGGCTTTAATTCACCAGCAGCATCGGAGGGTTCGACCTCTGGTATTAATGGTGGAAGTGTTGGAGATCAAACAGAACAAGCTTATAAAGATGGACAAAAGATGTGTCCTTGTCCAGAAGATGGAGAACAAATTACAATTGATTTAACACTTGGCGATATTGATGGAATGGCAAAAGATACTGGAATTAATCTTTCTGGTAATAATGGTTCTGCTATGTCCCGTGACGACTTTATTCAATCACAAGCAGCACAACTTCAAGAAGGCGAAGAATATGAGATTGATAAAGGAGAACTTTTAGATCTCTATGAAAAACTTACAGTAGATGCAAGAGTAGTTCCATATGGTAATATTGAATATCCAGCAAACACACTTGAAGTAGAATATGCAAAAGATATTGCAGCAGCCAAAAGAGTTCAACTTGAAGCAGAAGAAGAAGTTGAAGTTAAGGTTGAAGAAAACAAAAAGCTTACAAGACAAAATAAAAATTTACAAGTTGAATATAAAAAACTTGAAAAGATTACTGAAGCACTTGCAAATAAAGTAGAAAATTACGAGAGCAAGATATCACAACTTAAAGAGAGGTTTGATCGTTTGAGTTTATCAAATGCTAAACTTCTTTTCACAAACCGCGTATTAAATAGTAACTCCTTGAATGAGCGACAAAAAGATAAAATTGTCGAAGCACTATCAAACGCAAAATCAGCAGATGAAGCAAAGACAATTTACGAAACACTTCAAAGCACCGTGCAGGGCAATAACAAAGTTAATGCTCCAAAATCACTTAGCGAAGCAATAAGTAGATCTTCTTCAACTGTAGTTCAAACAAAGCAAAATGATACAGCAACTCCAGAAGTGGAAAGAATGCGTCGTTTAGCAGGTATTAAATAAATAAACATTTAAGGAGTTTATAATTATGTCTATTATAGAAAAGTTAACAGAGGGCATGGTTCACCGTGACCTCGCAAGAGAAGGAACAGCCCTTCTTAAGAAATGGGAAAAAACAGGTCTTCTTGAAGGTATTCGTACAGAAAGATCACAACACACAATGGCTCGTCTTCTTGAAAACCAAGCAAAAGAGCTTCTTCGTGAGTCAAACTCAATGGCTGGTGGCGATGTAGAAGGTTTTGCAGCAGTTGCATTCCCAATAGTTCGCAGAGTATTCGCTGGTCTTATAGCCAACGATTTAGTTTCAGTTCAACCAATGTCACTTCCATCCGGTCTTATCTTCTTCCTTGACTTCAAAGTTTCGGACAGCAACGGTGCTCCAAGACTTGGTTATGGCGCAAATGATTCACTTTATGGTGGTGGCGTTCTTGGTCAACAAATCACTGGTGGTGTTTCACTAACTGGTGCAAATGCTGAGAAAGGCTTCTACAATATGAATAATGGTTATTCATCAGCAACAGGTTCAGCCGTTATCGCAACAACTATAGTTGCTTCTGGTTCGGTAACCGATGGTGGTATTCCAGTATTCGATGGTGGAACTGCTGCTTACACCGCTCTTTCAAGTCTTCTTCGTTTTGACGCAGACCTTGTAAGCGGATCAAACTTTGCTGCTGCAACTATTACACTTGCTTCACTTACTGGTGCTCAATTTAACGGTAGAGATTTCGTAGCAGTTTCTTTCGTTACAGCAAGCTCGGGCTTACCATCAATTACTGATGGTCGTTTGGTTCGTCGTCTTACAAGAATTGACCCACTAGACTCAACAAAAGTGCTTGTTGTTGTTGAAGCTGCTGCCGGTGAGTCCGCTACTACACTTAAAACTGCACTTGATAACGTAGTTCAATGTACCTTCCCAATTACTGATGCTTTCGGTACATCAGTAGCTGCTGGTTCAACCAACGCTCTTGGTGCAATTGCTGGACAATCAACTTGGGGTCTTGAAGGCAACTCAAACATTCCAGAAATTGATATAAGAATTGACTCAGTATCGATTACTGCTGTCACCAAGAAAATGAAAGCAAAATGGACACCAGAACTTGGTCAAGACCTTAATGCTTATCACAATCTTGATGCAGAAGTTGAACTTACTTCAATTCTTTCGGAACAAATTGGTCTTGAAATCGACCGTGAAATTCTTGAAGACCTTATCAAAGGTGCAACTGCTGGTTCGTTCTACTGGTCAAGATCACCCGGTTTATTCGTAAATCGTGTAACTGGTGTTGAAGTTGGTGCATCAACCAAAGCTCCAGACTTCACTGGTACTGTGTCACAATGGTATGAAACCCTCATTGAAACAATCAATGATGTATCAGCCCAAATCCACAGAAAGACACTTCGCGGTGGTGCAAACTTCATCGTATGTGGTCCAGAAACCGCTAACATTCTTGAATTCACTTCTGGCTTTAGAGCCAAAGTAACTCACGAAGACGAGAAGGGTGAAATTGGAGCAGTTAACGTTGGTTCAATCTCCAAGAAGTTTGACGTTTACGTTGATCCATACTTCCTTCGTAATGTAATTCTAATTGGTCGTAAGGGTAGTTCATTCCTTGAGTCTGGCTATGTATACGCACCATACGTTCCATTACAAGTAACTCCTACCATCTTTGGTACTGACGATTTCGTCCCACGCAAAGGTGTTATGACACGTTACGCTAAGAAAATGGTTAAGCCAGATATGTACGGCTTGGTCATTATTCGTGGTCTTCTTGGCGAAAGCGGTTCTTGATAGTATAGCCTAATTAGGCAAAGAATCCCCCCTCTCCGAAAGGATTGGGGGGTTTTCTTTTGTTTCAATACTATTTAATAATGCAATTGGTATTTATCCAATAGGAGGGTTTTAAAATGGGTTCTAAATTTAGCGTAGCAAGAATGAGAAAAGAGCTTGCTGCTCAAACTATGACAAGCGTTTCTACAAGTGGTGATTCAACAGTTGGTGGCGGATTAGTTTTATCAGATGTAGCCTCAGCAAATTTAACTGCTGATGGCTCTAGCGTTAATGATTCAGTAGCATTAGTAAACCATGTAACTAATGTTTCTGGTACTGCTAATACTGGTGTTAAACTTCCAACAGATGCAACTTCTGGTGAGGTTTACATCGTTTCAAACGTAGGAACAGCAAACGTTTTAGTTTATGCAACTGGCTCAAACACTCTAAATGGTTTAGTTTCTACAACTGGTTTGATTTTATCAGCAAGTTGTGGTGGTATGGTTGTAAAGGCTGGAACTAACAATTGGGCTTTCATCTACTCCAAAGTTTAATATAACTTAGCTATTATTGAAGCCCTCCTTAATTGGAGGGTTTCTTTTTTAGAAACTACTTATTGTAAAAGGAAATAATATTTAATGGCAGTTCCTGTTTTAACTCCTGCTTCTACTTTAAGTGCTATTGTATTACCATCAGCAGGAAATCTGGTAGATGTAGCAGCAACTTTACCCTTTGGTATATATGCTTCCTCACAAGCGTTTCTAACGGGTGCAGTTGACCAAGTAGGATATGTATATAAAAAGCTTGGCGGTGATGTATTAGATATTGAAATAACAACAGGAAATGTATACGCTGCTTATGAAGAAGCTGTATTAGAATATTCTTATATTGTTAATTTACATCAAGCAATTAACGCTATGCCAACTTTTCTTGGAGCAGCAACAGGAACATTTAATAGTGATGGAGAGTTTACTTCTGGTTCAGCATTAGCAGGTCAAAATCCTCAATTAGCTTATCCAAGATATAACTTAGATTACTTTTCAAGATACGGTGATGCTTTTTCACTTGAAGCTGGTATAGGTTCAACACAGCAAATATATTCAGCTTCCTTCAGTGTTACTCCAAGTATTCAAGATTATGATTTACAAACTATTATTGAATCATCTTCTTTAAGTAACGTAGATGAAGCAAGTGGTGGTCCTGTTCCTTATTCTGGTTCAGTTGGAAACAAAAGAGTAATAATAAGAAAAGTATTTTATAAAACTCCAAATTCAATGTGGAGATTTTTTGGTTACTATGGTGGCTTAAATGCTATCGGTAATTTATCTTCATACGGTCAATACGCAGATGATAGCACATTTGAAGTAATCCCAACATGGCACAATAAATTACAAGCTATGGCTTATGAAACAGCAATCTATACAAGAAATTCTCACTTCTCTTATGAGATTAAAAATAATAAAGTTAGATTATTCCCATGCCCAAGTGATATAGGTGTAGATCATATGTGGGTTGAATTTAGTATATCAAACGAATCAAACCCTTGGGAAACAACTTCAAATTCAAGTGACTCACAAACTGGTGGGGTTAATAACATAAACACACTTCCCTTCTCCAATATACCATATGAAAATATAAACGCAATAGGCAAACAATGGATAAGAAGATATGCTTTAGCAGTATGTAAAGAAATGTTAGCACAAGTAAGATCTAAATTCTCAACACTTCCAATTCCGGGTGATTCAGTTACCTTAAATGGTCCTGCTCTTATGTCCGAAGCAAAAGAAGAAAAGAAAGAATTGAAAGAAGAATTAAATAAGATTCTTGATCAAGTAACTTATCATAAGATTGCTGAGACAGAAGCTAAAATGTCTGACGATGTTCAAAAGGTTTCTCAAAAGATTCCTGTTCTTATATATACAGGATGATATAAATGAGTGAAACACTACAAGAAATAACTTTTGAATCATCTACCATAGAAACAGTTGATTTTGCTGTCTATAATTGGTTAGATGAAAAAATGAATGTTTATGCTACTACCTCTGAGGGATGGAAAAAAGTTCCTGTTATTTGGGTGTCAGCAGAAAGAGCACACCAAATTAAATCAGATAAAGATATTCGTGATTCATCTGGCATGATTAAATATCCTATTATATCTATTGAAAGAACATCTATGAATAAAGATATAAATAAGAAAGGTTCTGTTCCAGCAAACATAAGAAATGTAAATGATGAAAAGGGCGGAACAATAACAATAGCAAGAACAATTCAACAAGAAAAAACATCTAATTTTGAGAACGCAACATTAAATAAATATGTTGGAGGAAACGAAGATATTAGAAGAGCCATTGAAAGAAACAGAAGAAATGGTAATAAAAAAGGATTATTTGAATTAAGAGATCAAAGATCAATATCTGGAAGCAAAACAGTATATGAAACAATAACAATTCCTATACCTATACACGTTACTATAACTTATTCAATATTTATTAAAACAGATTACGTTCAACAAATGAATGAAATATTGGCACCATTTTTAACAAAGAATGGTAATACAAGGTCTATAATATTACATAACGAAAATCATAGATTTGAAGCATTTATGAATGGTGATATAACACAAGACAGTAATTACCTAAGCCTTAACGAAGAAAGAAAAACATATGGTTCAAAGATTATGTTAGAAGTTTTAGGTAAACTTATTGGTGGTGATAGTAATGAAGATAAACCAAAAATTGTTAGAAGAGAAAATGCTGTTGAAATTAAGTTTCCAAGAGAGAAAGTAATACTTCAAGACGAGATTGAAGAATTAGATTCAAATAAAAATAAACGTTATTACAGAGAATAATGCTTTTTGCTCCTTATATTACTACTTATTTATGATTATATAAATCCATTAAGAGGGAGTGAAAATAATGTCCGTATCAAGTTTCAAGTTTGTATCCCCCGGCGTATTTGTTAAAGAGTTTGATAACTCACAAATCACAGCCACACCAGCAGGAGTTGGTCCAACAATTATCGGTCGTCTAGAAAGAGGACCAGCTATGCGTCCAGTTCGTATTGGTTCTATGTCACAGTTTGTTGAAATCTTTGGCAATCCAGTAGCTGGTAGAGTTTCAAATGATGCTTGGAGAAATGGTAATTACTCCGCTCCAACTTATGCTGCCTATGCTATTCAAGCTTGGTTAAGAAATACTCCATCAGTAAACGTTGTTAGATTACTTGGAACACAACACACAAACGCAACCGATGCTGGTAAAGCTGGTTGGGATTTGGCTGCTCCTACTGGATCTGCTGGTGGTTCTTATGGGTTGTTCTTGGTTAATTCTGGTTCAACTAATTTAACTGGTACTCTTGCTGCTGTTTGGTATCTTACTACTGGTTCAATCGCTCTTTCCGGCACATTAGCAGGTGGCTTACCAACTGATACTGCTGAAGGTTCAAATGCTTTGTTTAGATCAAATGATGTAAATGGAGAATTCAAAGCTGTAGTGTTTGATGGTTCTGGTGCTCAAACTTTCAAAACCTCATTTAACTTTAATGCTGATAGTAATAAATATATTAGAGACGTATTCAATACAAATCCAGTATTAACAAATAACGCAATTACATATAGTAATTTGAAAACGCATTGGCTTGGTGAGACATTTGACCGTTCAGTAGCCGAACATGTTACCTGTTTAACAGGTTCTGGAACAGTCTACGGCTTTATCGCTCCATTAGCAAGTGGTTCACTACACGGTGGTAATTACCGTACTGGTATGCAAAAATCAAAAACTGGTTTTGTATTTGGTCAAGATCTTGGATTTAATAATGCAACCTATAACCCAGCAAATATGCCACAATTATTTAGATTTGTTACAGTCGATTCTGGCGAGTGGGAATCAAAAAATCTTAAGATTTCAATTGTAGATATTAAAGGTCCAAGAAATCCACAATTTGAAGAATATGGTACATTCTCTGTTGAAATTAGAAGAGCAGAAGATCTTGATGTAGTTCCAAAAATTGTTGAAAGATTTACAAACCTTAACCTCAATCCAGCTTCTGAAAACTATATTGCCAGAAGAATTGGTGATCGTTTCATCGAATGGAATGATAATGAGAAGAGATACAGAGAATTTGGTAATTATTCAAATCTTTCTAAATATGTTTATGTAGAAATGAACGCACAAGTTGATAATGGTACAGCAGATCAACAACTTGTTCCATTTGGTTTCATAGGCCCAGCAAGATTTAAGAAAGTACAAGTATTAGGTACTGGTTCAACAGATACACCTTCAAATACTTTTGTTAAAGCAATTGGCGCACAGAATATTGCTGGTGCCAATAAATTTTTAAAGATTACAGGTAGTATCTCGGCTTCATTTGACGCACAATTCTTATTCCCAGCACCAGCTTTAAGAGTATCAGCAGCAGCAGAAGGTCTTTCAGATTTAACTAAAGCTTACTTTGGTTTTGATGTTACAACAAAAGCTAACAAAACACAAACAGACAAATCATATGTAGATTATGTAAGAATGACTACAGCAGATTATTCAACTTATGATGCTGGAATTGCCGACACAAATAGAGAAATTTCATTTTACTTCACATTAGATGATCTTTCTGGTTCATCAAATGGTGCAGTATATGTTTCTGGTTCAAGAGTATTGGGTACTTCAATGACCGCTACTGGTGCCTCAAGTTCCTTTGGTTCTATATTTACATCAGCAAGTTACGAATCAGTTCTTAACGCTGGTTACAACAGATTCACTATGCCATTAGTTGGTGGTTTTGATGGTGTTGATATTACAGAAGCAGATCCATTTAGAAATTCAGTCTTCAATACCATAACTCCAACTGAAACAACAAGCTATGAATATTATACACTTCGTAGAGCAGTTGATACAGTAGCAGATCCAGAAACAATCGTAACTGATATTATTTCAATTCCCGGTATAACATATGCTGGTATTACAAATCACGTTATCGCAACTGCTGAAAATCGTGCTGACTGTATGGCTATTATTGATCTTCCAAATGTTTATACCCCAGATCACGAAGCTGCAAACGTTACAACCGCAAATCGTCTTGGTGATGGTGTTGACCAAGTTGTTAATACTCTTAAAGGAAGAGGTATAAACTCAAGTTATGCCGCAACCTATTACCCTTGGGTTCAAATCAGAGATACTATCAATAATCAAAATGTATGGGTTCCACCTTCGGTTGTAGCCATTGGTGCTCTTTCTTACGGTCAAGCAACACAAGAACTTTGGTTTGCCCCAGCAGGGTTCACCAGAGGCGGATTAAGTGAAGGTCGTGGTGGTATTCCAGTATTGTCTGTATCACAACGTCTCAATTCAAGAGAACGTGATTTACTTTACGAAGCCAACATTAATCCTATCGCACAATTCCCAGCAGAAGGTATAGTAATCTTTGGTCAAAAGACACTTCAAGTTACTCCATCTGCTCTTGATAGAATTAACGTTCGTAGATTGATGATTTACTTGAAGAGAGAAATTTCAATTATTGCTTCAAGATTACTCTTCGATCAAAATGTAAGTTCAACTTGGGGAAGATTTAAGTCACAAGTTGAACCATTCCTCAATAGTGTTAAAACAAGATTGGGTGTAACTGAATATAGATTAATTCTTGATTCAACAACAACAACACCAGATCTAATCGATAGAAATATACTTTACGCTAGAATTTACTTGAAGCCAGCTAGATCAATTGAATTCATCGCAATTGATTTTAATATTTCAAGTTCTGGTGCATCATTTGCAGATTAATACTAATTATAGTATACTAGGAGAAAATAAGTAATGGCAACATTTTGGAGTTCAGCAAACGTAGAACCAAAAAGAAAGTTTAAGTTTTTGGTAAGATTTAACCCAACAAATATAGCATATGATATACCGTCATTTGTTGTAAAGAAGGTTGATAAACCCGGATTTACAATTACAGAAACTAAACATACTTTCTTAGGTCACAACTTCTTTTTTCCCGGTAAATTAGAATGGAAAGAAATTAGTATGTCCATAGTAGACCCTGCCGGAACTGGTTTAAAGGGTGTAGGTGGTACTGAAATACCAATTAACGAGGCAGCACCAGATATGTCTTATAGATTAGTAGAAATTTTAGGTCTATTTGGGTATCAATCACCAATAAACGTTGGTAATGCTTTGAATGGTGGTCCCGGTGGTTCTGGTGATGTTAATGTTTCTGCTGGTGGAACAAGAATTAAATCTTTTTCAAAAGCGGGTTCTGTTGCTGCCTCCGGTAACATAGAAATATTACAGATAGATGATGATGGTAATGTTGTTGAAATTTGGGCATTAAAAAATGCTTGGATCAAAGATATTCAATTTGGCTCAAATGATTATAGTTCAGACGATGCACAAGAAGTTACTATTAAATTTAGATACGATTGGGCAGAATTTACAGGCGGTCCAGAAGTTAAACCTGCTAGTTACGCAAAAACTTAATAATATTTATATAATCACTATTTAGTTATATGCCACAAGATAATTTTAAAACTGATAGAGCGTATTTTTGGAGCAATTCATACGTCCACCCAAAAGCCAAATCCAAGTTCTTAGTTGAATTTGGATCTGGCATTTTTAATACCAATTTTAATGGTAAATATGAATGGTTAGTTAAATCAGCAAATAGACCAAAATATTCTGCTGAATATGAAGATTTTAAAAATTCAATATCATATGCAACAACATCCGTTATACCTAAAGTTTGGAACTGGGAACCAATAACTATAAAGTTTGTAAACCCATTTAGTTTAACATTTTGGCCTAGAGACTTAACACAAGATTTAGATGAAATGTTATCTAACTTAGCTCAAGGTATGATTAAAAGAGGAACACCGAGAACGGCTCCAGCGCAGCCAACCGCGCCACGCACGACCGAGCAACAGGACGCGGCGGAATCCGAGGGTGCTAAATTTGATGCAAGTGCAGTACAACGTGAGAATGAATCAGCACTAAGTCCAATAGTTAAAGAATATTTTGGTTCATCAATTAAATTACATGATGTATCTATGGGTTTTCAATCTCCAAAGTTAGGAACTGGTGGTGATCAAGATTCAAATATTAATGGAGTAACACAATATAATGATACAAACAACCCTACTATACGTCCAGAAGAATTAAGATTAGGAAAAATGTATTCAAATGGATATTGGGAACTTTATAATCCTTGGATAACCAAATTAGATTTTGGAGATTTTGATTATTCAGTTGATGAATTTATTGAAATATCAATAACATTTAAATATCAAAATGCTATATACTTCTCTAAACTAAGAGAAGATCAATTTGGTAACGATGTATCTAATCAAGCGTTAAAACTGCCTCCAAGTGATAAGCAAAGAATGAAAAATATAGAAAGAGATGTTGCTGTAGCAAGAAATTCTGGTGTGTTACAATTCTTAGAAAATCCAAATAATGAAGCAACAAAATTATTAAATTCTCCATCACCACAATTTGAAGGAGCTTTAACTAATCCTGTTCCTAAATCTTCATACTCTACTTTCTTTTCTAATCGTTCTAATAGTTCAATTCCTTTAGAATACGAAGCAGATAAGATAATTTCAGATCCAAAAAGAGCAAAATAATTTGACTTTTAAATAAAATGTATTATATTACTAATTAATTAAGCATAGAGGTAAAAATGCGTAACAATGAGGACAGGTTTGGTGGTTCATTAGATAATCAAGAAACACCAATTCCTGCTATGACACAACAACAGACAGAAACATTTTCATATATAACTCCAAAAGAACTTATAGATATTCCTTCAAAGGGTTTATATTATCCACCAGAGCATCCCCTTCATATGAAAGAAAGTATAGAAATTCGTCATATGACAGCAAAAGATGAAGATACATTAACATCACGTTCCTTACTTAAAAAAGGTATTGCGGTTGATAAAATGTTAAATGATATTATTACAGACAAATCAATCAAAGTAGAAAATTTATTAATTGGAGATAAGAACGCTTTAATTATTGCTTCTCGTATTTCTGGTTATGGCGCAGAATATGAAACAAAAATTACATGCCCTTCTTGTAATGCCCCAATTCAACATTCATTTGATTTGAACGATCAACAAATGGCTTATCCAATCCCAGAAGAAGAACTACAAAAGTTAGGTATTAATATAACTTCAAATAAGAACTTTACTTTAACCCTTCCTCTTTCAAAACTTAATATTGAAGCAAAATTTCTTAACGGAATAGATGAAAGAAACATCATTGAAAAAACTCAAGACAATCAAAAGCATAATCTTCCAGAAAATGCTATGACTCAACAAATTAAATACTTTGTTGTTTCGATTAATGGTGAAACAGATAGAAGAAAGATAAATCAATTTATTGATAATATGCCAGCAAAAGATTCAAAATACCTTAGAAAAGTATATAAGAATATAAACCCAAACGTCTCTATGGAACAACAATTCACTTGTCCTTCCTGTGAATTCCAAGAGACAATGGAGGTTCCGTTTACCTCGGACTTTTTTTGGCCTAAACGATAAGTATATGGAATCTGTTTACGAACAGTTCTTCATAATGAAATATCATGGGGGCTGGTCGATAACAGAAGCATATAATCTTCCAATTGGTCTTAGAAATTGGTTTTGTGAAAGATTAGCAAAACAGTTTAAGATGGAAAAAGAACAAATGGAATCAGCACAGCGGCAGAACTCCAGATAATAATTAAGCTGGTCTTTGATAGGCCAGCTTTTTTATTATGAACTATTTATTTTGAGGTATTTATATGAGCGATAAGATTGTTCCAATACATATAGATTTTACAAATCCAGATACTATTAACGAATCATGGTTATTAAGTTTTGGAACAGCAATAAAATTAATATTACAACAAATGTTTGGTCAAGATATATATTTACCACCTATTTCAGTTACAGGCGATCAATATCAAGTTGAATCCTTCGCAAGAGCTTTGGCTGGCGAGAAACGATATTTTGATTCATATGTTCGTCACGGTTTAAATGATCCAAGAACTTATAGATCAAAATATGAACTTGAATCTTCTGTTTCTAATTTTGAAAGAGATACGGGCATTAAGTGGCCGTTTAATTAAGGAGATATAATTAAATGGCTGACCAAACACCAGAACAATTAGCAGAAAGATTAGTTAGAGGCGAAAGCTTAAATGATATAGAAAAACAAATTTTAGCTACATATATTAAACAAAATGAAGAACAGAAGAAATCTGTTGATTATCAAGAACGAAGAACAAGAGAACTTGAAAGAGAATTAAAACTTCTTAACGAGAAAGAAAGCTTAGATGAAATTAATGAAAAAAGTAAACAAGCAGAATTTCTTTTAGCAGAAAAAAGATTACAAATAGAAATAAAGTTAGTAGAGTTTGCCAAACTTACTGAGGAGTACAACAAAGCAAAAGTAGAATTAGATAGAGCGTCATTAACAACTGATCAAACAAGACAAGCTGCGGCTCAAAAAGATTATGATTTAGCACTTGAAAGGCTTAAAGCAAAAAATAAATCAATAGATTTAGATAAACAAAGTGAGATTCTTGCTAAAGCTGGTATAGATAATGCTATATCTGGCTTAAATTTGCTTGGTGTTAGAACTGAAGAACAAGACACCTCTCTAACTAAGATGTTTAGGGGGTTTTTGCGTGGAGGTGACGATGCTGAAAGTGCTTTAGCTGGTATTATTGCTGGATTAAAAAAACTTAATGTTGAAAATGTAGCAATAGGTTTCCTATCTAAAACTCTTGAATCAACAATAACGATGGTTAAAATGGCAGATACAACATTTTCTACCTTTAACAAAACAATTGGAACAACTGGTGAACTTAATAATGAGATTTATGAATTATCATCTGGTAATGCTTTATTAGGATTTACACTTCAAGAAACAGCCCAAGCTTATACCGCATTAGCTGGTGGCTTTACTGAGTTTAGAGGTTTATCCAAAGAAAATAGACAAGAATTAGCACAAACAGTTACAGAACTTCAAGCTATCGGTATTGGCTCTGATATAGCAACAAAGAATATTTCATTCTTTTCAAAGGCTATGGGATTATCAACAGAACAATCAATATCACTTTCAAAAGAATTGGTTGCTGTTGCTGGTACTTTGGAAATGGCACCATCAAAAATAGCCTCTGATTTCGCTGCTGCTGCCTCTTCATTGGTTGTATATGGGGATAGAGGGATAGAAGTATTTAAAGGGCTTGAATCCGCTTCTAAGGCTTCTGGCGTTGAAATCTCAAACCTTATCTCAATAGCTTCAAAGATGGATACTTTCCAAGGTGCAGCAGAATCAGCAGGTAGATTAAATGCTGTTCTTGGTGGTGGTCTTCTTAATTCTTCTCAATTGCTTATGGCTTCTGAAGAAGAAAGAGTAAGATTGATTGTTGAGTCAGTTCAATCTCAAGGTGTTCAATTTAATGACTTAGATAAATACACACAAAAAGCAATTGCTAGTGCTGCTGGTATAACAGATATGGCAGAAGCAAATAAATTATTTGGAATGTCTTTGGACGTTTATGATGATTATGTAGCAAAAACTACTTTATCAAGTGAAGAACAAGCAAATCTTGAAGATAGAATCCAAGCTTCAAAATCAGCCCAAGAAAAATTTAATTATATTTTTCAATCATTTGCCGTTGCCGTAATGCCTATTTTAAATATTTTAACTGGTTTTTTAGATTTACTTATGGAACTTAACAATCTTCTTGGTGGAAAACTTTTTATAAGTTTAACTATCCTTACAACAGCCACGGTTATCTATCGTAATTATTTGCTTATAACTGATTTTGCAACCAGAGCAAGTGTATTAAGTACATCATTATTAAGTGGTGCAAGATATATTTTAACGTTATTAACAGATAAACAAGCAGCATCTGAATTACTTAGTCGTTCTACGTTTATTTTATCAATGACCGCTATCTATGCGTCAGGAATGGCTACCAATTTACTTACTACTGCTAAAAGTAATTTAAGTTTAGCAACTATTAAAAATGGTATAGTTAGTGCATATACTATGAGTACGATAATAGCATTAAATCTTGTTAAAATAGCAGCAACAATAATAACTCTTGGTCTTAGTGGTGCTTTATTTATTGCTGGTGTTGCTATGCAATTGTTAACTTCACCAGTTACGTTAGTTACTTTAGGTATTTTAGCTTTAGCAGCTATTATATATTATGCTTGGAATAATTTTGATAAATTTGGTAAAATAATATTATTTATTTTAGGTCCAATAGGTTGGCTTATAATTGGTATTAAACTTTTATATGATTATTTTACAAAATCTGGTTCTCCTAAATTTTATGAAATGCCAAGATATATTGCTGAAGGTTTTATGATATTTGCTCAAGCATTACTAAAAGCAATACCAGCAGTTTACGCAATTGCTGGTGCAGTATTAATTATTGCTGTTTCTATGATAGCTTTATTTTATTCAGTTCTATCGCTTACTGTTACTCTTCCATTTTTTGCTCTTGCTCTTCTTTCTGTAATTCCTGCTATGATGGCGTTTACTGCTGCTTCTGTAGCTATGTCAGTTCTTGGTGGCAATATGTTGGAGAAAATATTAAGTTCAGTAACACCAGAAAGATCAGTTGGTCTTAAAATAGTTACAGAATCTTTACATAAACTAACTGAAACAAGTACAAAACTAACTCCAGCAAATGTAAAAAATGTCAAGGATTTAGTCGATGAAGTAGAAAGATATAATTTACAACTTTTAGCATCAACAGTAATTAATATTTCTGCTCCAATTAAAGAATTAATAGGTGCTATAACTGGTCAAACAAATGCTGTAATGGAGGGAACAAAAGATAAAACTATTGTTCTTAAAGTTGGAGAAAGAGAAATGGGAAAGATTGTTTTGGATACAATTAATAGAAAGGGTAATATTGATACTGCTGTTAAAAGCACAAGCACAGTTACTTAAAGGAATAGATAGAAATGGCAGAACCACAAAATTTATCTGGTTTAACAATAACACGATTAGGTGGAGGAACAGATACTGAAAGCATATATTTTTTAAATAGTATTATGGCTAACGTAGTTTTTAATAACGTAATTACACCTAACTTTTCAGAACAAATGGTATATGGAAGAAATGAACCTCTTGTGGTTTATAAAAACACCACAAGAACAATTAATTTTTCTTTTGCTGTGGCTTCAACAGGTTCAACTATGGCTGCTATAAATACGCTTCAAAGTATGGTTTATTCTTCATATGATAATATTGGTCTTGTTACAGGAACACCAATATTTAAGATTAGATATAATAATTTAATTTACGATCCATATACCAGAGACGGTCTTATAGGAATTGTAAAAGATTTTAATGTTGGAGAAAAATTTGAGTATGGAAAAATTTTAATGGGTGACGCTGCTATAGGAGGAACGGGTGTTACTGCTGTTGATGCATTAACTGCATATACTGATAATACTCTCGGTGTTATTACTTATGCTTCTATGAAAGTTGCTTTTAATTTTATTCCTTTACCAAGTCAGCCAATTGGTTATAATGCTACTGGATTCTCTATTCCATATAATAACTATCCATTTAAACGAAAAGCATAGCACCGTAAAAAAACATTTAGGAAATATTATATGTCAAGATACAACACAAGACAAATTGAGAGAAACACAAGCGAGTTCTATGAGAACTATTTAAAAGAACGTGGATTAACTCAAATTAATCAATATACAACACCAGAATTTAAATACCCAACTGAATCACAAGATAATCAAATAAGCACAATTAAACATACTTGGACTTATGGAGATAGATTTTTTAAATTATCATATAAATATTATGGTGATGTTACATTATGGTGGGTAATTGCTATGTATAATAAGAAACCAACTGAACACGATGTAAAGTTAGGAGATGATATTTATATACCACTTCCTGCTGAGAAAATTTTAAGTTATATGAAACCATAGGATTATAAATGGCTGACCCACAAGATAGTGAAGGTTTAGAAAAAGAAGAAATAAAAGAATTTTTACCAGATGCTTATTTATTAGATTATATTGAAAATATTTTACAATTAAAATCAGCATTTAATAATCCTGTTGATAATACTGGTGGAACTTATTTTGCTTCCAAGCACACTATTAATACTTCTTTTGAATCTAAATTTAATGAAATATTTGTTAAATTAGCAGGTAGAAGTGATATGAAGCAGTTTGGAGAACTAACTGGTTTAAATATTGCTGGTCTTCATCCAAGAATAAAATTATATAGAATAGACCAAAGTGAAGGTGGAGTTAAGAAGAAAAGAGAGTTTGTATTTAATTACGGAACTTCTATGAATCCAAGTACAGAGATATTTGAATCTTCACAATTTATGGGTGGTGCAGGTATTAAGAGTTTATCATATACATTAGCAGGTACAAATCCAGCAGAAGCAGAAAGAGCAATTGATGTATCTATAACATTTGCTTTTCAATCTGTAAATGATTTTATTGGTTTTACATCTGGAGGGAAAAGTGGGTTACAACAACTGATTGAGTTTAGAAAAGATGAATTTATTACAAACTCTAAATATGCTGGTTTAGAAGATAAAACAGACAATCAAGATAAGTTTGGAACTAAATCAGATTTAGTTTCTCAAACCTTTAATTATCTTTCTTTAATTGAAAGACCAAGTTCTGTTCCAAACGAATATAACGCAAGAAATTTTGAGATAGTAGCAGAGATTGGATATTCAGTTAATCAAAGCACAGAAGTAGTCCCAGAACAATTAAGAAAAAGAATTGAAGGAATGAACTTAAATTTAGTTCTTAACTTAATTAATCACGAATTAACTTTTACAGAAGAAGGTTCCTTAGAACTTAAAGTTAATTATTATGGTTCTCTTCAACAATATATGAATGATCCAAAAACAGATTATTTTAGTATAGCATTTGAAAGTGATGAGAAGTTCAAACAAAAAAAGAATGAAGTAGATGATTTACAAGCACAAGTTAAAGACCTATCAGATCAAATAAGAAAAAAATGTGATCAAAGTAATCTTGAATCAAATAAAGAAAAACTTAAAAAAGATTTAGAAACATTAAAAACAAGAAAAGAAGAACAAAAAGAAATTAATAATGATGTAAGATCAAATATATATTCTTCTTTTATTGGTAAATTATATGAAAAAACATTATTATATAGTTTTACAATACCAAAAGAAAGCGTTACAGCATGGACTAAATATATTAATGATCCAGAAACAAATCCAGTTAAACCAGTATTTCCAATTAAAGTTATAGGTATTCCAACTAAACCTAATGATGATTTTAAAGAAGCAGCAGCAGAAGCAGCAAAGGAAGAACCCTCAGCAATTGATTCAAAGATTGAAGATATGAGAAATAAAAAAATTGAACCAGATAAAGAATATGCTATGTATTATTTTTACTTTGGAGATTTATTACAAAATATAACACAAGTATATGAAGTTGGGAATACAAATAATAGAATAATTCTTGGTGATATAGAGTTTGAAGATCCAAGAAATCTTGGAACTTTTTTTAAATTTAATCTTGGTGAAATTCCAATTAACTTACAACTATTTCAATCTTGGTTTCTTGAAAAAATTGTTAAGCCAAAAAAACTATCATATAGATTAGATAATATGATAAGAGATTTAATCAATGGTTTGTTAAGACCGGCATTAGATACTGAGGTTATATTCACAAACGCAGATAAGAAAATAGATGTTAAAGTAGATTTAAGTTTTACAAATTTTTCAATTCAAACAGATAAAAATAAGGAACCAATTAATGACAAAAATTTAATTGATTATTATGGTGTTATTGAAAATAATATTTCTAATTTTTCAACTACTAAGAATAATACCCCACATTACTACAATTATTTTGTAATATATTCAAAAGTTGCTTTTTGTTCTCTTAAAGGAAATCAAATAGAAGATGAAAAGAATGGTATTATGCACCTTTATGTTGGAAGAAACGTAGGACCAGTTACATCTATAAAATTTAAAAGAATAGATCAACCATACAATAAAGAAGCAAAAGCAACAAGAGAAGGCTTTACTCCTTTATCTTCATTAAGAGATATTTATAATGTTGACGTTGGAATGATAGGAAATCATTTCTTTTATCCCGGTATGAATGTTTTTATTCATCCTCCAGTTTCATTTGGAAATCCAGTAGATAAGAATAAATCATTAGCAAACATAATGGGTATTGGTGGCTATTATAGTATTATTAAAGTTAATTCTGTAATAGATGCTGGCGGAAAATATGAAACCTCATTAGATTGCTATTGGCAATCCTTTGGTGATGGTTGTGGTGACCTTACTATAAAATGTAAGTAATACACCTACTTAATATATGGCTAAAACTCTATTAGAAATAAGAAAAAGATTAAAAGATGGAAGTATTGTTGATACTTCCAATTCAACTCCTTTGTCGGAATTATTTGGAAATAGAGAAAAATATAACTCACTAATAAAAGTAGATAATGTTATTGACTTATGGTACGACAAGACATACTATGGTAGAGTAAATTATGAACAACAAGCAGTAGTTCCTTTACAAACATCAATTAAACAATTATCAAGTAACTCAGTTTCGCTTTTAGCCCCAGCAGCAGACGCATATGAAGACTTAAAGAAAAGAATTATAAAAGATGTTAATATACAGAAGCTTAAGAAGAATTCAAATTATTATCCATTAAATCCAGTAGATGGTTACAAAAATTACTTATTAGATTATACAACAAAGGTTAGAGAGTTATTTGATTATCAATCATTACAATATGTTAAAATTTTAAATAAAAGAAAAAACATAAAGAACTTAGAAGATTATATTAATAACTTTATTGAGTTGTCTTATTATACAAATACAATTGTAACTATTTCAAATTTTATTCTATCACAATCTCC